TTTGGTAATATCACTGAACATCCAGCAAGTAATATTACGAAAGGAAATATTAGTATGTTTTTCATATTTACCTCGGTCTATTTAAGAAATTATTTCTAGAAAACTCAAGACGATCCACCAACTTAACAACACGATCACCCTGAACAGCTACAAATCCTTCTGGCGTTGTTGCTACTAAAGAATTACCACGCTCAACGAAACCAGAAACTCCTGTTTCTAACTTATTTAACTTATTTACAATGATCATCTTACATGTAACGATTAATGAAAATGCTTCATACGCTTTCTCAAGAACTGCTCTATTCTTGTCTAAAAAATCAATAATGTTTTGTCTCTCATCAGATTTTTTTGTTTTCGATGCAGGTGTTTTTACTTTATCTATATCTTTCTGCAGTTCGTCATGCACAAACTGAGCAAACCCATTCGCATGGGTAAGACCAGTGTAATTACCAGCACGAACATTAGAATTATTGTATTTCGCCATTAATGGATATACCAGTTTATGTGATGACAAAAATGTTAAAAATGATGTCGGTATTGCCACTTTAAGTTTTTGTAATTGAGCATGCGCTTTTAACACAACTGCTTGCTCATCGGCAGACAACGATAGATCTTTTGTTTTATCTTTTAAAATAGCATCATCAACAAATACATTTCGAGATTTTTTAAGTTTGGCTACTGAGTATCCAAAATTTGCTTTCATACTGGAAAAATCATTACCAGTATAATAAGTATGAAAAATAATACCCATCTTACTTGCGAGGATTTTTCTACCAAGATCACTGTCAGCAACGACAGCATAAACAATAGTATTGGGTTTGAAAGTAACATGTTTTACTCCATCAATAGTTTGTGGTTTCAAGTCATTATCAGTATATAGAAAATCTCCTTGCACTGTGCCATTTATATTGAGCTCTTTGCAGTATTTTAATGCGAATTTTAATTTCTCAACAAGACCAGCAGAATGACCATGATTCTTTTCAATATCTTCATCTGTGCGGTTTAATTTTGGTGTCGCATTAAATGCTGATTTTGATGCTACCCAAAAATCTGTTCCCGAATCATGAACAATAATTGATGGCGAACCATCCCATTTTGTTGTAATTAGCGTTCCTGATGATTTGTTATACAGAGCATTGATGTAAATTTGAATGCTCTCAATAGCAAACTCTAAACCTGCTTTCCCTTCTTCAAACATCAAATCTTCTAAATGAGAGAGATGTTTAAGTCTAGTAGTATCATTTGCTGCTTCTGATATGTATTCTTTTAATTTTAACATTATACGTTTACCAATACTGCGGTTGATGGGACTTTGTCAGTAACAACGATTCTTCCTGCTGAATCGCCACGGGATGGAGATACACCATAGATCTTTGGTGTTCCATCTTTGTCTTTTGCTGCTGGATCGAATCTCTGGTCTTCCCTTCTTGCTCTAAGTCTGAAATATAAATCATGTGATTTAGCATATTCGTCTGCTTTAGTGAGTGCGCCATTTAATTTTACTGTATTTGTTTTGGCATCATATGGTCCAGTAACTGTCATTGGACCAATATACATATAGTCGATTGGTCCACCCATCGCTGCGTTACCAACAACAATTTTCATTTTTGGCGTTGCGCCAATTTTACCAAAAACATCTGGGACTTTGTCACCAGGATTAAGGGTTTTCTTTAACTTCTTAAACGCTTCGGTCATAAACTTTTTTGCTATTCCTGGAACAGCTAGTTCTAAACCACGCAATCCACCACCAGCAAGTGATGGCGCAGATTCGCCCTTCAAAGAACAATTAATTTTCTCAATCTTGTTACCCTTCTTTACATGAATAACAACATCAGTGTATGGCTCAGAACCAGATTCTTGTCTACCAGTATACTTTTCTGCATGAATTACACCCGTAATCTTGGTTTTACCAGCGATTACTGTTACAGGATTTTTACTGTTCTTTTTTACTGCGTCAATTATTGCTTTAATGACGCCATTTTCTTGTCGTTCAGCAGATGCACCAGCCATTTATATCTCCGATTATGAAATCTGATATATTTAGGCTACTCCATGCCTTTCGTAGCGACGATGCCATTTGTAAACTTCAGAAAGTAGTTTGTGCAAACAATCATTGTTTCTGAAATCGTAATCAAATGTTTTGAGGATTGATGTTAGAGTTGGAGAGTTAGAACGAATTTTGCAAGAACTTAATAGTTCTTCTATTGATTTATTAGGATATTTACAACGATAGTCTAGATAGATACAATGAGCATATGCTTGGATTTCGTCAAAGTGACTGTAGTAGTTTCGATCCTCTTCAATTTTATGACGATTGCTACTTTTGTATTGGTAATAATAGGAAGTTCCCTCATCATATCTACGATCGTACTGCATAAAATGCACAAATTCGTGCATAAGTGTTTGTATAAACTTATATTTAAATCTGTCCCAAGAACGCTCGGTGAACTCAAACACATCATATGTGTTGGTGTAGATAATGACTGTGCTTCGTCTAGTCTCAGAGTCGTATTCCCCACCGACTGCGACATATTCTTGATAAAATTTTGATTTAGATGTATTGCGGACAAACTTAATGCAAGTTTTCCATTTTTTGCAAAAATTAATTAACCCGATTGGATCATTTTTGAAGCGATCTAGATCATTCCATGCTTTTGATGGAATGAACTTTGCTCTGAAAGGACGCTCAGAGAAAGGTAAAAAGTCTATGAAATCTATCGAGAGGTTTTTTATGAATTCCATGACATCCCCATAAAGTTAAGATTATTTATCCTTTATTATACCTTATGGGTTGTTCGATGTCAAGCAATTTATCCGAAAAATTCGTCCAAACTCTGAATTTCTTGTTTTTCGAAGTGTTCTTCGAACATATTCCTCGAAGTTTTCGCCAAATTTGGGTCGAAATTCGTTTTTGTAAGAACTTCGTTTAGATAGCCTGTTGGCTTTTGTTCGGCAAGATCAAGATAGTGCTGAGCAATTCGTTTCCGATCAAACTGTTGAATTAGACCATAATTATTATCGACGATACGCATATATTCAGCTTCAGACATGTCGCAGTATTCAGTAATCTTATGCGCATACTCTTTTGGAGTAGAACCCTTTTTAATCATACAGTAGTTGACACCAGCCTTCAGAACTACACCATTGCCATCTTCATTATTTGAAACACCATAATTAATAGCAATTGGTACTGTTCCGATTCGCATAGCATCTACCACAACACGATTGAAGTGTTCGCCAAATGTATTACTCCAACTTGGATCAACCAAAAATTTAGAGGAAGATAGGATTTCGTCACGTTTAGCGCCAGAGATAAAACCGAGATATTCAAAGTTGCCAGAATCCTCAGCATTTTCCCAGATACGTTTTCCGATCATCTTGTCTGTTGCATCTGGATCATATTGTTTTGTGCAAAAATATTCTTCTTTACACTTATCTTTTGACATCATATATGCTGCTTCAATACCATATCCCCCAACCAAAGTTTTGACCATGGGCATGTGAGGAACAGCACGAATAAGGTCGTCCACACGCTTCCAGCGTTTAAAGGTTTGTATAGACAGGATTTTGTTCTCGCGACCAGCAAATTTTGGGGTAGGTGGAACGCCAGCGATATCCTGTGGGTTCAAAATTAACGCTCGAGGTGTGGACATAAAATCAGCTGATTCGTATGCAGCAGGATGCACGCACGCAAGACCAGCAAAATGTTTTTCGAATAAACTAATCCAAGGATATAGTTTTTTCAAATTAGCATCATGAATGATTACGATTTGTTTGGCTTTCACATTCTCAATCATTGGTAGCCATTCTTTGTATTGCTCGGTATCTTTGTTCTTAAATCCAAAGATAGATTGCCAAATTACAACATCATGTTTGTTGGCATCTTGAACGAACTGCTCAATAGAATCTTTTACTTTATATGAATAATATGGAGCAAGCCAACCATCTCCCTGATGCACAGGAAATCCAGAACCAATACCAATCTCCCATCCCTCTTTCAATACAGAAGGAATTTCAACAGGTTTTACCTGTTTGTTTGGCTTAAGATAAGCGAACGTCACTTCATGACCAAGTTCTTTCAACCCTGCCATTAAATGTTCACAGTGATTGATAATACCTCCAAAATTGTTGAAGGTGTGCATCGCCATCATAATTTTCATTTAATATCCTTTGTGTTATTGTCTAACCATTGTTTTGCTTCTTCTTCTGAATCAAAATATGGTCCAAAAGTTTTGTGGTTTTCATCAACCCAAAAAAACGTATAGGATGGTAAACCAGCATCTCTATATTTCACCAGTTTTAGTTTAAGTCCAAAGTCCATGACGCACCTTGATCAAACGAATCATCATTTCTTCATCTTCGTCTTCGTATTGTTTTTCGAGTTTAGAACACTCATCAAGCATTTTACTTACACGCTCACGTTGTTCAGGTGTTTTCTCATCACGGAACAATCCCAGTGACTCTCCATCTTCATCTTTCTCATTACGTTTCTCATCGCAATAAGCAGACCAACCTGATGCTTCATGAGGATCAACACGCTTAGGACGTTCAACTGTCCACCATGTATATAGATCTAGTATTTCTTGCGCTTGAATCGCTTGTTGAGTTGGCTTGCCGAATTTTTCGTCTTCGGGGGTTAGACCATAACCTTCATCAGAAATCAACTTACGTTGCCATTCTAAGTTGGCAAGACCACACTCTGGATTGCGCCATGTTCTCCAACGGAACCAACCCCAAGCCCACCATGGTGCAACAAATTTCTTGCGAGCATCTTGGTCCCATGCTACGTGCCACCATGCCAATTCTATTTCAACAAAATCTACAAGTTCATTGAAAAGACATGGAAGAAATCTATTTCCAACATCTTGCCATTGTCCTGGCTTAATATCACGAGGGTGAGCAGTAAGCTGATGAGTGCGAGTAACGAATCGGTTGTTAATATAATACTTGACAGAATAGATTTTGTCAGGCACGAACATGATGGCGTTTTGGATTATGTCAAGACCTTCTTCTGCTAACCAGTAGCGGAAAGGGTAAGACTTCTTTGCCAGTTTATTCCAAGCTGCCCATCCTTCACTTGTTTCTGCATGTGGCTTTGCTGTACCACGCAGCCAGTCAGCGAATTTCGAACAAGTCCAATAATTACTTCTCATAGTTACTCCAAGTTTTATACCTAATTATACCCGATTATAGTTTAAATGTCAAGCAAAAAAATCAGCCAAATCTGCTTTCATTGCATTCGGGTGGTACTTCGAAAGAACTTCTTCGCCAAGTTTTTCTCGAAGATATTCATACCACTCTTGCTCTTCCCACATTCCTGGCGAAACACCATTCCACAATTTTTTCCAAAGAGGATGTTCTTTATTCAATCTACGCGATTCAACAAATTCATATCTAGCGTTTTCATATTCAAACGAACCAAGTTCAAGCATGTTTTCACGGAAGTACACAACCAATGAAATTCGTTCAGTTTGATCGTCATTTAATACGATGGGAGTGTTTCCATGGATAATTTCATGGTTGTTAACAAGTAGTAGGTCTCCTGGACGGACATTAACAGCCATACGAATTTCTGGGAACACCAAGTAACCACCTGTGAAATTGCCAGTGTTAGACAAAACCAATAAATTAGACAAACCAGAATCCAAGTCACCAGCATCACGATGTGCTGCGGTGCGGAATGTTTTGTTAACTGTGATTGTTGTGAATGGTGTTTCTGGAACAAGGTATCGTTTGTCAAGGTTTTTCGCAGCCTCCATTTGATTATTATAACGCCAAGGTAGTAACTCTTTAAAACCACGTGCCAAAGATTGTAAGAATGGATATGCCATTGCAAACTTCTCTGGATTGTCGCGAGTATATGTAGTCGCACGACCATAAGGGATTCGAGGATAACGATCATACCAACCTGCGATACCAGAATCAACTGGATTGCCATAAGATGTTTCGCTGATCATCTTCATTGTTTCTTTTGTTGATTCTGCTCTCTGCGCAGGTGTTAATGGAATAATACTATCAACCCATTCGTCAAAATTAAACTTGTTTCTGAAACGTGATATAACCCAGACATTATTCTTACCAGAACCCAATGCCTTTAAACGTGCTTCTAGTGTTGGATAGCGTGATCTAACATCTTCAATAATATCTTCATCACCGAGTTTTGCTTTTTCTGCATTTAGCAAAGCAAGCATCATTTCTTCCTGATAATTAGTAACCCACTCACGACCCTCACCAGTTACCGATGTTCCTTCTTTAATTCCAGAAGCAAGACCACGATTTTCGGTGCGAACAGCTGCTTCACGCAAACCAACATATGCTAAATCCTGCTCTTCTTTCGAAAAAAAGTTTTTTCTAAATTTAAATGCAATGTGTCGTTCATCAGGATCTACACCATATCCAGATGGGAGAAAACAGTCTGTGTCTTCTTCAATAAGGATATCGTAGTGGTTCTCATCAACAAACATACCGAGCAAATGCTCACAATTTTGTTTTTGATCTAGTTTAATAATCTGTGTCATTCGAATATCTCCGATTTAATTCTTCTTCCAAATTTTGTCGCATCAAACAAAGGTGTGTCATCATCAACTTTACCTTGTCCCTCAATATGTAGTTGTGCGCTCATTTCAACATTATAAAGTCTCATATGTTTTCTATCAATACCAACCACAAATCTCTTATAAAAGTTTGGATCAGAATAACGATTCTTCAATTGTTTTACCATAATCTGATTCATTTGATCGAGTTCTTCAGTAGCAATCAACGCAACCATCAAGTCGGCTGTCGCTGGCAAACCAAAAGATTCAGAAGTATCTTCAAGTCCAGGATCGGTGTTAGCAAATCCAGAACGAGTCGTTTGTGTAGCGCTTACAACAGGAACTTTATATTCTCCAGCCAATCCCCTCAATTCTTCTGCGATAGACTTAATGTATGTATAAGAATTGACATTCGCTCCCATACGTAGTCTTTGGGAAGAGCAGATATTAAGGTAATCGATAAAAATCACATCAGGGATAAACTCCCTCTTCATCTTCAACTCTTCAATCAATGCACGGAAATGACCAGCATGAGCAGAAGCAGTAGGATATTCTTTTACGATCAGTTTACCTTTTGTCTTATTACTAATCTTCTCAATCCTAGAATCAAAGATTCTTCTTTCCATTAACTTCAAACCATCCATAGTGATTTCTAAGAGGTTTGCGTCAATACGTTCAGCAATCTTTTCTTCAGCCATCTCCATAGTTATGTATAACACATTTTTACCCTGAAGCATAAAACTTGCAGCGAAATGACACATAGCCAAAGATTTACCAACACCAGTTCCAGCCAAAATAATGTTTAGAGTTTTCCTACTAAGACCACCATTTGTTATTTTGTTAAGAAGGTCGATATCGAAAGGAATTTTCTCTTCAACTCTGTGATAAAAATCATAGCGATCAGAAGCATTCTCAATATAGTCATGCCCAATATTACTATCAAACGTGACAGCCAAAGCATCGCTAAGTAAAGATACAATCGCATCTTGGTTGTGATTTTTGTCTTTTCCTTCAATAATTTTGATTGATTGGATGATTGCATTATAAACAGCTCTGTCTTTACAAAATTTCTCTGTAGTATCAGTTATCCAATCTTCATTTGTTTTCTCTTCGCTAAGAGAATCCAAAGTCTCGTAAGATCCCTTTACCTCATGTTCAGTTACGTCTGTCCTATTGCTAATTTCAAGTTTTAATACATCAACAGTAGGAACAGTATTATACTTGTTGAAGAAATTGTTATATTCTTCAAAAATAATCTTATCAGTTCTATCCGTAAAGTATTCAGGAAATAAGAAAGGAAACACCTTTCTTGCATATTCTTCATTACATAACAGATTTGAAAAAATTTGATTCTCAATCCTCATTCAAAACTTCCTCCTCTTCAACAGCAGATTCTACAACATCACTACCATAATTATACTTCTTCTTACAATATGTGTCAAGTTGTGATAAGATATCTTCTGTGAAAAACTCGGAAGGATTGTTTGCAATATTTTTGCCGAAAACTTTACGACCATCGTGAACTTCAATTCGTCCACCTTGCGCTTTCCAGATTCCTGCTTCAACAGCAAGGTCGGTAAGACCATGATAACGATCAAGTCCCTTAGTGAAAGACAACTTTGTTTCAACCATAGACTTCTCACGTGTGAATCTTGATTTCTCAAGTTTACATTTAATGATGTTACCAACAACCTCAGTTCCATCCTTATCCTGTGACTTAGATAGGAACACAATTGTTGAGGCAGCATATTTCAAACCATCACCACCACCCATCGTTTTGGTTGGCATGTATGCGCCAACAACTGCATATGTGTGATTCGTAACAACCATCGCTACATCTAGTTTCGCCAACTTCAAAGATAAGACCCTAAACGCACCTCGAATCAACTGCGCACGGGTCATGTCTCGAGTATCTTTCCCCTCAAGCGTATCTTCCATTTCTTTTGAAGTTGATAGCATACCCAATGAATCGAGGAAAAACATCAATGGTGGTCTATCTTTCTTGGATGTCTTTTCATAAGCATCTAGAATCTTGGTCGCTTGAGTGCGAAACTCTTGAACAGTTGAAACAGGAACAATCATAAAACGCTTGGTGTCGATACCACGTTCAACAAGCATTTCTTTGTTTAATGCTCCCTCTGTTTCGAAGTAAATGACTCCAGCTTGTTCATTAGTGCGTAGAAAGTTGTTCGCAATACCCAAAGCATAGAATGTTTTTCCAGTGGAAGACTCACCAGCCAGAGCTGTAACTTTGTTCCCAGGAAGACCACCATAAATGCTACCACTGAGAAGAGCATTAAGGGTATAAGAACCAGTATCGATAAACTTAGTTGTATCACCAACAACGCCATCATCAGCCAATCCCGCATACTCATTGTCTAACTCCTTAACTATATTCTTCAAAAAACTCATTGCTTTGTCTCCTCAGGTAATTGATATTCTACTTCGCTTGCGATCATTGAAAGATAATCGATAGCACACACTAAACAGTATGATTTCTTTTCATATCCATGTTCTGGCATATTAACACGAAACACATACTCGTCTCTGACTTCTCCGTGTTTTGGGCAGATAACTTTCGGTGGATTGTTTGGGTCTACTTCTAAAAATTCTAATTGTTTCTCATCAGTCATAATTGTATCCTTTCATATAGTATACATGATCTATGTATAAATGTAAATTGTTTATCCGAAAAATTCATCAAGAGAATTCTTTTCTTCTAGAGTCCAACCGATTGCTTCTAGAATTGATTCTAATGGATGAACGAAAACCTTTTCAAATTGTTTTTCATAATCTACGTATTTATGTAAACCAAATTCCTTTGGTAATTCATTTGTAAAACTAATCACATCTTCGTGTATGATATTTGGCTCTTTCAAGTAGATAAATTTAATTCGGTCGCCCTCTCGGATCAAGGGATAATTGTTTGCCAAATTATGTTCTTTGAGAACGTGATTATACATCAACGCACCACGAACATGTATCGGTGTAGATTTACGATAAATTGTTCCATTGTCAGAATATTCTTTGAGGTTATTTACACTTCTTGGAAATGCAGCGTCTTCTACTGGCAACTCAAAGAATTCCTTTTTATAATCCAACACAAATTTACGTAAAGCAATAGAATCACCAGAAATAATTAAACTCATCGCCTCTTTTAGTTTACCACGAACAACATGCGGTGTAGAAGATTTGATCATTTCAAGACCCATAATCTTCATCTTTGGTACTGAGTATTGAACACCCTCAGAGTTGTGTACATTCAACACGTATCGTTTCTTTGCAACAAAGATACCCTTATCCGCAATAGATTCACGCTTCATGATCATCTTTTGATCATAAGCATTTTGCCTTTGCGCCAACTCAACATAGCATTCATCTATGTAGGATTGCATTTTATCTTCACAAAACGTATCAATAGTTTTAACAACTTTCTCTTTATCTTTTTGTTGATCTTTTGTGAAGATTTTATCAACCAGTGGACCCATGTTAAGATAAACTGAATCGGTGTCGACAGCAATAACATAATCTTTGCTTTCGGTCTTTAACACTTTATTCATGTAGTCATTTAATTTGTTGTGAATCCAACGAATTGATAACTGACCACTCAACGTAATACCCTCAGCCATTCTTCTATCATAGTAACGGAAATACTGATTAGCCAAAGCACCATAAGCAGAATTAAGAGCAATCTTCAAAGCCATCTGCAAATTATTCAGACGTGATATTTCATTTTTAAGATGCTTCTGGCTTTTATCATTTTCATACTGTTGTTGAATGACAAGCATTTGTTTCTTTGCTTTGCTTCTATCAGCATACATCTTTTCCATCAACTCAGGTAAGAATCCTCTTATATCTTTTCGATAGCACCAGCCATTAGCACTACACGCAAGATTTAAATCTTTGAATCCACCTGTCTCTTCATGCTCTAAGAAATAACCAACACCACCAACATGTGTATAGTTGCTTACTAATGTTTCTGGTGAGATGTTATATTGCATAATCAAGTGAGGATACAAACTGTTGAGGTCGAATGAAACTACCCAATCGTGCATCCCAACAATTGGGTCTTTAACGTACGCACCCTCAATAACAGAATCTTTATCGTTGCTTGTTTTGTTTGGAATGACAATTTTCTTTGCTCTTAAATGGTTGTAGATAATTGTATCCCACATACGCACCTGAGAGAAAACATCCTCATAGTTGACTTTAGCATTATATGCCATAACAATCGCCAACTCGATTAACTTCATTTTCTCTTCTAACTTAAATACCAGAACAGTATCATGAATGTTATATTCAACAAACTTCTTCCACCCATTTGTGTAGAATTCTTTAAACGAATCATATTCAGAGTGGTCTAGTTTGTTTTCGCCAAGTTCAACATAAGCAATGTGATCCAATCTGTATGATTCTTGCATTGAATATGTGAATTTTTTATACAGATCGATGTAATCTAAAATCGAAACTCCTGCGATTTCATACATAATCTGCTCATTACCTTTAACGTGAATTCGTCTCTCGGTAATGTCGCCCCATGGAGATAATGTGTTAGCGTGTGATTCGCCAAGCACATTTGTTATCCGTCTGATTAGATATGGTATATCAAAGAAATTGATGTTCCAACCAGAAACGATATCTGGGCAGTTTTCTTTCCAAAATTTTAAAAAAGTCAACAACAGTTCTGTTTCATTTTGCACACAATGATAGTTTACATCTTTATTGGCAGTATACGGACTACGACCAAAGGTATGGATCTCATTGGTTTTAGAATCCATCAAAGTAATAAGAAGAATTTCCTCATCGGCTGTCTCAACATCAGGGAATCCACTATTAGTTGTGGTCTCGATATCAACGAAGAAACATTTAATCAAATCTTTATCAAATTTGATTTCTGATGGATAATTATCAGATATGTATTGAAACGCATATTGTGAGTTGCCGTAAACATCAAACCCATCAACACCTTTATATCTTTCTACAAATTCACGTGTGTCCTTCATGCTTCCTGGTTGAATCTCATAAAGAACCTGCCCATCCAATGTGCGAAAAATCTCACCAGAAGAATTCTTCTTCTTAGATGAGACGTAAAGAGTTGGACGAAAATCTATTTTATCTTTAGTTGCTATTCCATTGCTATAACCACGAACACATAGTTTGTTTCCTGATCGAAACACATTTGTGTAAAATTCCATATTTCTCCTTTATTTGCCATGAACCAACTGCATAATATCGTAAGCGCAGTCATGCACAGGATGGTGTTTGATTACATTCGCACCTTTATCGAATGGGATCTTTAATTGACAATAACCATTTTTAGTCGTTTCACAAAGACAATCTAATGCTGTTCTAATATCACGCCAACTGTTGTATGGCGCAAGAAGATCAACACCAACAACTTTACACAAACTATCAATCGACATTTGATCAAGAGAGCCACGTGACCAAAATGTTGATTTGTCTGGATCTTTAATATAACTACGCAATTTTTCTATACCATCAGAAGCAGAAAGATCGTTCTTTGATGGTACGAAACTTACCTCTCGTATAGCAGGGTGAATTTTATTCCACCACTCGATAGTCGATTTGTCGATTGTGCGGTTATATTTTTTTACCTGCTCTTCTACAGAAAATTTAACAAACAATGCATCTGAGATATACTCATCGTATGTTGTTTCAGTTTTTGTTGGATCGAAACGGATAATAGCAGCAGACAATATAACAGTAGTAGACTCTACACCAAGAGTCTCTACGTCAAACATATACATCATTGTTCTTCTTCTTTCTGATCTTCTTGATACTGATGGTAGTAATCAACCAAACCAGTAAATTCTTTTATGTCATCGGGTAGACAATCAATTGAATCCCAATCATCGAGAGAGTATTCAAAATAATCACCCTCACCATCAATCCATTGTCCGCAATAAGCCATACCACTCTCATGATAGTATGCTTCTACATACCACTCATTCTCAAATAAAAATTCATAAAGAGCTTCTGGTGGCGACCAAGCAGTATCAAACGCAATCCAAACTGTAGCGTCATCTTCGCGATCCCAATCGATGATTGACATGTCCCACTTTGTTCCCCAATTGTTTATGTTCCAGTCATACCAATTTTCTTTCTCAGAGTCAGGCATGGGGCGCAGATGTTGGAATACTTGCTGATTATCTTTATCTTCAAGAACTGCTACCAACGCATCAATCTTTTCTTTACTCGCACTTAAACGAACACTGTTGTTGCACCAATTAGGCATCTTCATCTCCAAGTTTAACCATACGCATTTCGTCGTAAAGGTTTGGGTATTTAAAAAACTCACTCACTTTTGTTTCGGCTTCTAGCCAATTATCGCAGTATTCTGTGCGAACACTAGTACCTCGGTAGAATGCCTCAATTTTATATTTTATTTTGCTTGCATCTAATTCGTTCATCAGTTTAGCAATCCATTTTCAACTTCACTGAAGACTATTTTATTCTCATTCATCTTTTTTGTCAAAATTTTTTCTTCAACCAATTCATATACACGTTTTTCGATATACTTGAGTTCTTCCATAGTCAACGAATCTGGTGGTAATTTTCCTGACAAAACATTCTCAGCAATAGCGATACGTTCTGATGACATTCTCATTTGACATTTTCCTTCACAACTGTTTTTGTTTCATTTACAAATTTATCTAGGTATGTAGCAACACCAGAAAAACCAATTGTTGCTACAACGATTCCAAAAAATACACCAAAAATAAAGTTTAGCATAGTATCCTCTGTAGTTCATATTGCGCTTCACGAATAGAATTTACTTTTTTTCCATTGATTTTGATATTTTTGTGTGTCCGAATCACAACATTTGTGTTGCTGATTGACAATGTGGTTTCTTCACGTGTTTTTGCTTTTCCAACACGTTCACCAGATGCGAAAAACAGTGTATCAAACAACGCATCGGAAGCAACCTTACGCATAAAAAAATTATTCGCCATACTATCCCCAAAAATAGAGTTTTTACAGTAACAATTATACTATAAACGTGAATTTATGTCAATACCTATAACCCTACTGGCTGTAGGGTCATTTTTTAAGCGATTTTGGAGGATTTTTGTGAGTTGGGTGGGGGATAGGTCGCTTGGACCAGAAAAAACGTCCCTGTAGGGTCTAAAATCGTCCTACAAGAGTCTTTTTTTGGGGTTTAGACCTTATGGGGTCGGTTTTTTAACAACCTCAGTCGTCTGGAAACCCCATTTTATTGACTTTTCCACTTCTATTTTGTAAATAATCAAGAAAAGCAACAACCTGATGATAATTATGAAACATTTTCGTAAAAAATTCAGAAGTTGTTCTGTCAAAACCAATTAACATTACTTGTTCATCTTTATAGACGGATGCTTTGATGAGCCAATCCCCTCTTACTATTGTTTTGTAAGATAACAGATCGTTGTTAATAGATACATGTTTTTGTTTTTGGTTCATGCAAATATTTAGGGGGACACGAAGTCCCCCCAAATATTATCTATCACTTTTGTTGCGGTTCTGGTAATTTGCCATTAACCCAATCCCAATCATCATCTGTCATCGGAATCCAGTGAGTTACTTGCATTTTGCATATTCCTCCATAATTTGGTTTGCTCTTTTGTGATCGCCTTGTCTAGCATGAAACGCAGCAGCACGAGCATAACCAATTCCTTTGATGATAACGTAAACACCTCTTAGAAAGTTTTTCATGCTGATTTCTTTCTTGATGCTTTCTTGCTTTCCATTTCTAGGATTTCGTGTTCCTGAAGAAGTTGAGGATTGTCTTGAGCATACAAAGAGACTGTCGATGCCTCATCAGAAATTTCAATTTGTCTTGGTTTCTTATGTTCAGGGATAATGCGCTCTAAGAAAATTTTGAGCATACCATTGATCATTTGTGCGCCTTGCACAACAACTTGATCATCAACTACGAAACTACGAGTAAACGCACGAGTAGCAATTCCTTTGTATAAAAATGCTTGTGTGTCATCTTTCGTTTCGCCTTTGACAATAAGTTTGTCAGCATCAAGTGTAATTTCTACATCTTGTTTGCCGAAACCAGCAACTGCCAATTCAATAACATATTTGTTATCTTCTGTTTTGTAGATATTATATGGTGGATAATTGGGAATATGTTTTGTCATGTCATCATGCATTTTCGCAAGACGATTAAACTGATCATCAAACCCAACAAAAACTTTGTCAAAATCTTTGAATGTGTTGCTCCATGGAGCAGGAATAAAATCTAGTCCCATATGTCCCCCTTATTTCTTTGTTACTTTATTAGTAACATGATCAGCGATTTCGTGTGCTGTTTTTGCTATCGTTTTAGCAAATTCTGAGCCAGCATCGATGGCTGTTTGTAGGGGTTTGCGGTATACCTCATCTGTTACAACTGTAGAGAGGATTTTAGACTGAGCACCATGAATGGTGTCGATAGTTGAATTGAAATATGAAATCATATTTTCTCCTTGTTAAGCGAGTTAATTAAAAAATGCTACCCCGAAGGCATAGCGATCCTGCTTACTGTTTACAGGGACACCTTATCGTAGTGTCAGCCTTAGACGCTCCTAAGGTAGTAGAGTCTATACGTTCCCATCCCGAATGGGACAAAATTATTTATATCACTTTTTCTGTGATTTCTTCTTTTCTTCTACTTTTTTCTTTGCAGCTTCACGAGCTTTTTTGGCTTTTTCTGGATCAGCATGTTTAATGCCATCATCCTTCTTTGCAGCTTGTTTCTTTTGTTGCTGCTTTGGCTGCTGCTTTGGTTGTTCTGCAACAACTGGCATCGCCAGCGAAACGAGTAGAGCGAAAATTAAGTGTTTCATTTTTGTTCTTCTGTTGTAGTTACTGTCGATCCCTCTTCTTGTGCTTTGAGAGCTTCATATTGAGGGACTGCTTGTGCACGAATTTTATTTATCACTTCAGATACTTTAACAAATGGCATCTCACCAAGTGCGGTTAAAATCGTATCAATATCATCAACTTTCAATTTCAATGTAATCATTTGTTACTCCTATTATTTAACATTACTTTTTTTACCAATATTATATTTAGGAACAAGTTCCCACTGGTCTTTATCTTTATACGAGATAACTTTAATTTGCGACAATGATGCTTGTTGCTCTGCTTTGGCTGGAAATTTGATCTTTAGCAATCCCCAATCTTCAAGCAAAACAGCGACTGTATTTCTACGCTCAATGTCATTGTTTGTTATGTTTGCTTCTTTGCCATCTAAAGCAAACAACTCTTTAAAGTGGACGATAAAGTATCGTCCCTGTTTATGTAAAATGTGACAGGACTGAAAGAGTTTATTGTCTTTTCTCGATGCGATACCAATCCTTGTCAATGTTTCTTTAATTTTTAGAAAATTGTCAGGTTCTGGGAGTGTCACCTCGAGCATACTCTCTGAAGTCCAATCATAAAACACTGTTTCAACTGTCATGTTCTTCCACCTTTATCGAATGCTTTTCTTATTATAGATAACTGCTCATCACTTAAAATGCTGAGCGCAGTCATCGCTTTTCTTTTATTACATGCATAGTATTGCATTATAAGTTCCAAGTCACTGACTTTTTCAGTTTTAGACCATTTACTGAATCTTTTTTTCTTGGAAACACTATTTAGTAAATAAGAAAATTGCCAATCTACAGGAATCCAGTGTCTCTGATTCATTTCGTTGGCTTGCAATACGGTATCGTGAAAGTATGCCAATCCTCTATTTATGATGAATGGCTTATAGTCTTTTTCTCCATTTGGTTGCTTGATTAAACTACTATCCTTTGTCTGATTGATGGCATTTATAAAATCGAATGGTGTCATAGCGACCTCACTTGAATTTACAATTAGCCATAATCTCGATCAATGCTGCAACATTGTTGACCTCAATATCCGCAACGAATGCAGCCTTGTGTTGATAATCAGCCAAAGTAAGAATGAGTTGTGGGATGGAAGATTGCTCTAGATAGTCTGTGGCTGTGTCGTAAAGTCTTCGGAAAAGAACAGTAGTTTCAATGTCGTTATTTTTTGCAATCCATGCTCTGGCTTTCATGAAGTCTTTCTTCTTTAGGAATTCGATAAGTTCCTTCATCGATTCATCAGAAAGATTTGCAATAATTTGCGCATCGATACTACCACCTTTACTATAACGCTGAAGTTCGTTTAGAACTCTGCGGAAGTCAGGAAAGAAAGTCTCAACAACTTTTGCTACAACCTTTTGGTCGAATTCGATATTCTCAATTGAGAGAATGTCAACAACTCTACGATAGAATGCTGCAGCAATTTTTGGTTTATCTTTACTTTCAATTCTAAATTCAACCACCGCACATCGTGAATGAAGTGGCTCAATTATTCTGTTTTTGAAGTTACAGGTAAGGATGAATCTGCAATTTGCTGAAAATTCTTCAATAAAAGCACGCAGGGCTGCTTGCGCATCTGGGGTGAGATAATCGGCTTCGTCGAGGATGACGACTTTCGGACCATCTTGGGTGATGCTAACAGACGAGGCAAAGGTTTTGATTTTTGTTCGTAATACATCTATTCCTCTTTCTTCTGAACCATTAATAAACATAAATTCAGCATTGACTTCATTACACAATGCTCTTGCTACTGTTGTTTTACCAACACCAGCGCTACCAGAAAAAATAAAATTTGGTAGTTGACCCTCAGCAATATAATGCTTAAAGTTTTGTTTCAACTCTTCAGCAAGAATACAATCATCAATGGTTTTTGGGCGATACTTCTCGCACCATAAGAATTCTTCACGACTCATAATATAACTCCAGTTGAAATTTATTCAGCTGTTGAACCTGCCTCAACAGCAACATAGTAACAAAGTTCTGCGCTTGTGTTTTTGAAACGACAAATCTTCATCTTAGCAATGGTAACATCGTATGCTCCTGGAAGCATTTTTAGGTTTTCTACTTTCAAATAAGCTGTAAACTTCTTGTCCGATTTACCTAGATCGATTTCGAACTTATTGCTCATTACATTTTTCACATCAACCACACGTGCAACAACTGTATTACCGTCGCCAACAACTGTGAGATCATTCACCTTTAAAATGCCAGCCGAGCGAATGATATGATCTAAATCTGATGCTGCTAATTTGAAAGTGATATTGCTTTCATCTTCTGGAAAAACAATAGATTTAGATGGCGCTTTTAGAATGTTTGCTTCTGCTGCTTTGTATTTAATAACATTCTTACCTTCCTTAACTTCAACAATGTCACCATTGAATGCGAAGTCGGGACTCTCGAACAACGAAACAACACCCAAAAATTCATTGACGTCATAAATGCCAAAGTCTTGTGGGAATGTCTCAGAAACAGTTACTTCAGCGAAGACATTGTTTCCCTCATTTCGAGTTGACAATTTGTTTCCCTGTTTGATCAACAAATTCATGTTGATTGAAGCAAAGTTCTTAACGAGTGTTTGCGTTTCTTTTGATAATTTCATATTTTCTCCTTGTCATAATATGTATAACGATTATACCCCAAATGTGTGTTTGTGTCAAATTTATTTTCCAATCATCAAACCAGTCATATTGCTTGGAACAACAATCGTTTGAACCTTGCCATTCTTAATACCCTCAGAGATATTCAATGCAGCTTGTGCGTTCATAAAAGCAATGGAACTGGCAGAGTTATTTGCAAGAGCAGCCATGCGTTCAGCTTCTTTTCTGGCAGTCTGTACTTCAACTTCTTTCTGCTTATATTCGTTCTTGGCACGAACCAGAGCATTGGCAGATTCCACAACAGAGTCAGCTGGGACAATGTTACGAATCAATACCTGACCAATAACCAAACTACCATCTAACTTTTCTTCAGCCAAAGACTTTTGAATCTGCTCACGAATAGATTGTTCCATAACCTGACGATTATCAGCCATATCTAGAGCATCATACTTACGTGCTTCTTTGTAGATTGCATTACGAGTAGCCTGAACGATGTAGTTATACATCAAGTAGATGTCGCCATTATGGCGAGCATGGAATGCTTGGCTTTTCTGGCTATACAACTCAGCAACTTGTGCTTGGTTAATGTTGTAGATAACTACAGCATCAAAGTCTTTCATTGTACTGTTATCTTTGGCAACAGGAGTCATATCATCCAGTTTAACATTAACGTCTTTGACTGGGAAAGTCAAGACATCGCCAATCAAAACTTGATTGAACGATCCAGGAAGCAACTCACCCTGCTTAACCTGTTTATCAAAACCAACACGAACACCTACCTCGCCAGTTTCAATTCGAGTGCAACCTGTAGAAAGAACTGCTGCTGCCAAAACACCGATAGTAAAAACTTTTTTCATATTCAATCCTTAAAATAAAACAACGACAATAGTAAGAAACACAATAACGAGAAGAGCGATCGTTACGCTGTAAATGGTAGTCTTTGCGACTTCCCATTTCTCTTTGCCACTAAACTTACGGAAGATTTCAATTCCCGTATAGAATATAACAAAAAGAAATATAAATGCAATTAACATTTTAAACATTTTATTCCTTAGAATACTTTACATCATGCTCATAAAGAAACATTAGACAACACATTGCATGAGCCAAATGATTCTTACCAGTTTCGGGATCATTTTGTTCTCCCTCTTTCCATGCCCAGAGGTGTCTTTGCATTGCATCAAAGTACCTTCGTTTAGAATCTGGAACATTTTTCCAATTATCTGGTTCGTATTTCTCGGCACCAAATGTTAGAATTTCTACAGTTGCTTTTAATGCAAGTGGTGGTAGTAAACCATATTGTAGTTTACCACCATCAAATTTTCTACCACCTGTTGTGGCATTTTGAGATTTTTTAATTTCTTCTTTAGTAGCCATTTTTCCTCCAGTAAAACGACAAATGGACACTCGGGAGAATGTCCATTAATTACTTACTAAAGATTAGCGAGTAAATGCTTGTGCGCCAAGAATGTTTGCAGCAAGAGCAACCATACGCTTTGTTGGTGTGCCGATACGATACTTAACAACACGATCACCTGTGCTCAATGTAGTTGGGTTGCTGTATACACATACGCCATGCTCAGTGCGAAGAGCATGAATGGCACGACTTGGGTTCTTAAGACCAAATGTGCCAGAGATTTGGCGTGCAGTTACTTCATTACCAGATTCCATATACGAAACCAATTTTGAGATTTTAGACATAGTAAGTCTCCATAAAAAATTCACCAATCAAAATGGAAAATGGATGCGCTGGTGAAACCACGCATCCTCCATGAAAGAAACTAATCAGTTGCTAGACACAAGTTCTTGCTTGATCGTTTCTAGTTCTTCGTCGTAAGAATCGTCTTCAATAACAGATTCTTCAATAATTTTTTCGAATTTACTTTTCTCAGCAGCAGCTGTTTTTGTAACAACTTTAGCGGAAGCAGTATCAAGTGGGAGGGCGAACACGCCACGACCAACTTTATTTTTGGCAGTCAACCAGTTGGGGAAACCAACTTTCTCGCCACCAGCTGCACGCTTTTCATTGAGAGTCCAGTAAATAGACTCAAGTTCTTTACGAGAAACCTGTCCTGTTTTTGCAACAGTAGGGAATTCGCGAACAACAGCATCAACGAAACGCTTTTGGGCTTTAGTAAGATCAGAATATTTCAACATAACAATTTCCTTTCGGGTTTTCAAGTTTACAAGATAATTATACTACGATTTAACATTAATGTCAAACACCATTTAGAACGGGATCTCACCATTCGTAGCCTGTTCGGTAACAGGGGCTACAGTGGCTGGTCCCACCTCAGCGTTTGGGTCTGCCGAAACTTTGTCAAACAGATCCAAAAACGCATCTTTCGTCAACGGATCGAAACGATTGATAGCAAGATTCACTGACTTACGCTTATCACGATAGATCGAAAAGTTCTTAACGATATGAACTAAACGACGAGTCGTAATAACTTCATCAACGCCACCATCTTCGAAAGTACGACGAATAGCATCTGCCCATTTGACGAGTGTCGAAGCAAACTCACCATCAAGACAGTTAAATTTTTGCATAAGATTCGTAACGATTTTTGTTTCGATCTTAGCAGAAGGATAATCTTGTTCAAACACAACAGCGAATCGCTCAAGGAATGCTTCATTCAAAACATTCGTACCAATATAGCGACCATCATCAGATCCCTTACCTTTGGTATTAGCAGTCGCAAGAATATTGAATCCTGCGGTAGGATACACAATCTCATTCTTTGCTTTGATATAATATGGTTTACCCTCAAGAATACCTTGGAGACACATCAACAAGTTGGCTGAGCCAGCGTCAATTTCGTCAACGAGAATTGGGATACCACGACGCATAGCAACAATCATTGGACCATCTTCAACCACCACGTTACCATCGATCAAAGTCTTAGATGCAATCAATTTATCTTCGTCATCAGTGCTGTTCAAGTTCACACGGATGAGAGGGATTTTATGCTTCGCGCAAATCTGCTCAATCATAGTCGACTTACCATTACCAGTCGGACCTGTTACATAGACAGGGTGAAACAGACGACTAGTGATAATCTTATCTAGATCAGCATGATTACCCCAAGCAACATATGCAGGGTCAACAAGTGGAGCAGCAACTTCTGCTTCGGTTACGTAGACTGGTTTACGCACATCATTCTCGGGGTTTGTTTGTGGGACAGGTTTCATCACAGTATTTCCACCAGCAATGGCATAAAGACCACGACCAACTTTGTTTTGCATTAGCCAAGTGGGATACTTGGTTGTATTTAGAGCTTCCATCGTGCTCATAATTTGCTGCCGACTTACGGTTCCTGACGACTGAACATCGGGAAACAACTCGAACAGTTTGGTTTCGAACAATTCTTGATTCATAATCACCTTTCTCATAATATAGAACAATTATACATTAAAATTGAATTAATGTCAAGCATTTTACCAACTCGACTGATAGTAAAAATCACACTTATCAAAAGTAGGTTCTTCTAGGATTTTCTTGATGCGATCAGCAGTAAACTGAATATCGCCCATATACCAATCATCGTACTCAGTTGAACCAAAGAAGAAACCACTACGTGTCGGCAACAATTCAATCGCCACTTTCGGGTTTGCGAGAATTTGCTCACAAATTTTCATAAGGGATTCTAGTTGTTCGCGAGATACTTCATATTGATCGCAGTCGTCTTGACCATCTTGAACATTGTCGACAAACCACTGGTGAATAGCATTGGCTTTGCGCCAGTAAGCAGCACGGAAAATTACTTCCTGTGCACCATAATCGTTTTCTTCATCACCCTCGATGCCAAACAATTCATTGATAGAATTGATTCGCTCAGAATCTTTCTCATCAAAATATCGACTCATGTATTTCTTAGCCGACAGATACATATCTAAACCCATAACAAATCCCCTTACGCTACTTTACGAAAATAACCATACGGTAAACCAAGCAGAAAACAAAGGTACTCATCATCACCATCGCTACCTTCTGCTTCGTGAACCCAGCGCAATGCTTGCTCACGACTTTTTGCGCCACTCATCATAAGATTAAGCATACGCATTTCAAAATCATGCGAAGCACGATCTTCGTCAATCTGACGCTGTTTGTCATTACACTCAATCACTGCCACACACTGCTCAAGTTCTTCCTTCAGCTGTTCAATGGACATAGATTCTATATTCATAAACCGAGGACGGATTCCATGCGCATCTTTATACGCATCCCACAAAGAACACTCAAGCTGTTCTTTTTCTGTCATTTCTTCCCATGATTTTAACATTATCAATTATCCCTTTTTAAAAGCAGCAACCGCACGAGGAAAACCATTCGCGAAACCTGAATTACCAGACACGAAACCACGAGAATTTTTGCAAGTCATTTTTGACTTTGGGGTTTTCGTTGGTTTGTATACAGTAACAGTAACATTATGTACTGGGTCAATGTAAGTGGTCAAAACATTTCGTGGTTTCTTCGTAGTCATTTAAGTTCCTTTTCAATCATCATAAGATAATTATACGTCCAAACCGAATTAATGTCAAGTCCCCCGAATAATAACCCTACAGACTGTAAGGGTATTAAGTTAGTGGTCACTTACTTAAAAAAGGGTCGTCCAATGGGCTTCACAGACCACATATGGACGACCATAAGGTCACCTGACTCGACTCAGGCGACAACCCCTACAAACCGATTCAAAAGAACACGACTTGTTTTTTTAGCGGAAAGATGTTTACCGAACTGTTTTGCAATCGCTGCAGCAGTCATTTTTGTCATATCCTCAGTCAACTCTTGCTCATCAACCTTGTGGTCGGATTTGAGCAAGAACAATTCGTCATGACCTTCTACATCCAATGCAGCAAAACCTTCCTTCAACATATCGCGACGAACATTGTATACAACAACATCATTTGTTGGCAGCAAATATGTATTCATCGCATAGTTGATATCACGAGAACGCTTATCGGTAACGTGGAATCCAATCGTCCCACAGTTATATCGATCTTTGATCAGTTTCGTAAGAAGATTACCCCACTGAGTATGAGGTTCGATTTGATAAACTTTCTTTGTTATAGGACAACGCAAGAAACGGACATAACGAACTCTGGTATTATTTTCATACGTATGTGTACTGTTGATGTTACTGCTAGTATATCCATATCGTTCAGCATAAGGATCTCCTGTTGCTACATTTTTTGTCATACAAGAAGTAACTCTACCCCCATCACCATCTGTCAATTTGATCAATGTAAACTTCTCAATCTGATTGCCAAGAATAAACTTCTCAGAATAGTCATAGAGAAATGCCAATGATTCATTAAGTGGCGTTCCACCAAGTTCATAATTATCTGCGACAAACCCAAGAGACATACCAAACACTGTTTTACACATCTTATTGAATTCAGTCGTAGTCATGCGATTGCTGAACAACTCAATCATAGAAAAATCTGGTCGAATTTCTAACACATATTGCGAATCGCCAATTAATTTGTGTATATCATTTTTGTAGTTTTGATAACGTAGCTGCTCACGATATTCTTGTGACCATGATGGGTCAACAACTTCTACCGATTTCTTCATTTCTTTGTTATCACTAAAAGCGAACACTTGGAATGGAATCTTGATTCGATGACAAAACATTACCAGCGAAATAAGTTGCTTTACAGTATCGTTCAGATATTCTGACATAGATCCTGACCAATCAAGAACAAATATCATACCATGTTTCTTACCATCTTTGGTAATGTTGATGGACTTGAACAAGTCTTCACGAATTTTATATTGAGACAATTTACGCACATCAAGAACACCTGACTTAGCAATCTGAACACGTTTGTAATCAGTTGCTGCTTTGCGCATTTCAAATTCTTTTACAAGATATGATACTACACGTTGTGTTTCCTGCATAAACTTATCATAGTCAATGTTTTGTTGAGCAGACAGTTTCATAATGTGGTTGATACGATGTTCATAACCACCATCAATAGTCTTCTTAATAACTGCATCAACAACACCAACATGATCATTTAAAACTTGTTTGTATGGAACAATAATATCATCGATAAATGGACCAAATCGAACCATGTCGATATATTGATATCGAGTGTTTACGTCAGCAGATTCTGCCAATTTTTCTTCAAATGATTTGACAGTAACAGGATCCTTAACAGTTTCTTCTGTTTTGATGTTATCGGAATCCGCACCTGCGCCACGACCAGTGATATCATCACGATCTTCTTTTGGTTCAGTAGTATCCTCGCCAGATTCTTCATACTCATGGCGATTTTCTTCATCATCAAAATCAAAATCGTCATCTAACGCATCAAGGTCATCATAATCATCATCTATTTGATTATGTTCTTCCAGCATTTTCTTATATTCTGCATCACCCTCTAGTGATTTGAGAATATCTTGTTTTTGTTTCTTAGTGAAGTCATATACTTTGCGAGCAAGATTGATAACATCATCAACTGTCTCAAGACGTGCGACTTGATCAACGAGATACTTTTCGGCTGGTGTAAACTTCACACCACATTCAAACCCTGCCTTGTAGTACAGATTAATTCTGTCAATCAACTGCAACGAAGCAAGTTCGTGTTTCTTGACACCAAAGAAATCTCGCTCATTGAGTTGTTTATAACCCTTCGCGAATGCGGATCGAAGTCCAGGATACTTGCGCTTCATTAATTTCTCAATACGAGCATCCTCAAGAATATTACAGAAGCCATGTGGAATACCTTTACGTTCTTCGGTTGCTTTTGCTTTCTCGAAAATAGTAAAATCGGTATAAAGAGCATGAGCAACTTCGTGCGCTTTGAGCATCTCCTCAATCTCGGGAGTCATGTTTTGCCATTGCGGTAAAGTCAACACACGATTGACAACATCAAATGATGCAGTCGTAACAGGTGCTCGCTGGATCAACAGGTTTTCCTGAGCCAATAGGCGAGTAGTGATGTCGTTGGTTTGATGTTTATCCATGATATTATTTAATGTCGAGTTTCAATAATTCAATTATACACCGAAATGAAATAAATGTCAAGTATTTTATCTCAAGACGTATGTGTTGATTACAAGCGAAGATTTTTTGTTCGAGGGAACACGACTCTTCAGCACGCATCTTGTTTTTAATTTCGATTCAGACTGTTCAAATATTTGAACATATCGTTGTTCGGATTCAAGACACTGTTCTTTTGTTTCATAAGATGAATGTATTGTGTAATCGGATGGTGCTGCTACGATGAAGAGAAGTGCCCACATAATTACACCACGAATCCTGTAGTATCTTTCTTAGCACGTCCCTTCGCCTTCAATCCAACGATAACATTTTTTTTGTCAAGAAAACGCAAATCGGTTTCATCGCCGTTGATAACAGGACGACCAAAATAGGTTTCAGGGAGTGAGCGGAAAACAGCAGCCACATTCATACCAGCTGACGCAGCCAGACGAGTATCCATGTCATTACCATCTGCTTTAGAAAATGTAAGATGATAATTCTTTAGATGAGCAACCTTACGATTGCGCATTTTTGTGTAGTCATAGAACTGCACTTCAGGAAACATCTGGAAAATGTTACGACCCTCTAGGATCTCATACTTTTCCCATGCAATATCGCTAGTACCATTGAGACGGAAGCAAGGAATCAATCCTTTCTTTTCGGCTTGCTTGATTGCGAGTGTGATGTCTTTGAGCAGTTTACTCATAAACTCAGTACGATTTTCGTAAAATAATTTTGTTTTGCGAATACGTGCTTGCTGAATCACGTTGGTGGTTTCGCCTTTCTTGAACATACCACCACGACCAGCTGTGTTCAAACATGCAGCTGTGCAACCAGCAGTTCTTTTTGGACAAGTTTCGTAGCCAGATAAATTGGCAGGGGCGAGATGAAGGATGAAGGACATGTATCCTTTCTTTTCGCCTTTGAGTAACTTTGGGTTTCCAGTAGAAAGTAAATTCATATAAACCTCAAACCAATTTGCTGATTGAAACGTCGTATGACACACGATTCATCTTGTGGTCATAGACATGCATTCTGGAAGAAATGCCAATTCCATTAAACAAATTCTCAAACAGTTGACGCACAACAGTATTTACACTCACCGAGTCACCAACGCCACGTTTGATAGCAGCAGCACTGGTATAAAACGAAACGCCATTCACAATCACACGATATTTCATAACAACTCCTATTCGATCAATATAGAGTAATTATGCCTGGAAACCGAATAAATGTCAAGCATTAACCCTACAGCTGGTAGGGTTATTTGGATCCTTACTGGATGGGGCTTACAGGCGCTCGACAATCGGTTTATCTAGCATATCTTCGCCAAGGGAAAAATTCTCGTAATAACAGCGGACAAAACCCTTACGCTCAAGAGAGGTTATAATAATCAATTGTCGCATTGTCATTAACTGGCGATTCATACCTTCCATATCATCATTGGGTAAATTTGTTCCCTCAGCATGAGATAGCATCAATGTCAGCAACAATAGTTGTTCCGTCTCATAGCAATGTTCATTGTCTTCAGATTCCTCAGCCAATTCAAATATCTCTTGAAAAGAACGCTCGCCCAAACTCATAAGCCAATCGCCGACTGTTAGGTATGGTGTTTTTTGTAACGTAGCAGCCAGTAGTCGAATGGTTGGTGATGTGGTTTCAGATTTTAAAATATTGTCATAATTAAGATACCATTCTCGATCGCTGCCTGGATAGTCAAACTCTAGATCCATATCATTCTTCTCCATTTCGTCGTTTTTGATATTCAGCTTCATGCTTATCACACAGAGTGCGAATCCATCCACCATGACGAATTGTGCCACGATCGCCACAAGTTTCACAAGTCACAGATGCCCATGACTCAGCCATACGAACCATACCATACACTTGGTCATCACCACCTTCATAATAGAAGCGGAGACCACCAAACTTTTCTTTGACTTGAACAACAGTTACATGTTGTATTTTGTCGGCGATCTTAATACCATTCTCCATAATTTCTTGAGCACGCTCTTCATCCCACTCTCGGACAGGTCGACCACGTGATAAATGTTTTATCAGAGCATCGTATCCTTTTCGACGAGCACGTTCAATGCGCAAGTCATAAGCACGTGAATTACGTTTCCATTTAATGTGGCTGTCGATATTACGACACAGAGAGTGCAGAATGTCAAACCATCCATCACCACACTCAAATCCCCAGCACATAGCAGTCTCGGTCATCGGAGCATAGCGACCTCGAAACATACGAGGAAATTCCTTAACCAATTGTGCATCTAGTTCTTCACGCATTTAAAGCTCCTCATTAGGAAAGGCATCTGTTGGTTCAAACACATATTCTCTCTTCGGTGTATAAGGGAAAACAATTGGCACAAAGGACGCAGATCCAGTGTAGTATGATTTGAAAGGTTTACCATCCTCATCACTCATATACCAGTTCCAAAAAATTTTACCTTCTAGGTCATAGGGCTGACCATTGAATCGATCAGATTGTTTGAACACATGGCTGCAACGATTGTTTTGAAACACACCATCACTCACTTCATTCCACTCAGAGTCTTCTCCTGTGAGTGGAATGATTGGTTCAAAGGAAGCCAACTTCTTGAACAAGTCGATAGTATAAGGTGCAGTCGAACCCGAGTGACCCTTTTTCGAAAACATATTAATCAATTTTAGAACATGCTGACAAATCGCACCCTGCATCTCATCGCAGTATGTACCATCCTCATTCAACCAACCAGCTACTTTAAATTCTCTCAATGCGTGTTTTTTTAAATTGCTCATGCTGTAATCCAATAATCGTTTTCTTTATACATAATAGACTCAGAGCCATCATATTCATCAATACGAAACTGAGTACCCTCTGGTATCCACTCAATGGTCAAATCGCCAGCGCCACCAAAATAGCCATCGGGGTATTTTTTTTCGCAATAGGCTACGATGTTATCAACCCAGCTGCTCCGACTCGCATCTTCAGCTTTCTCCATTTCCTCAACCATATAAACAATCGAGGGATCAAACATCAACTCATCTCCGAGAATTTCTCCACGCATTGTGTTCCAAGTGCTCCAGCCAGCACCATATCCTGGCGAATACAGAACCGCAACCAATCCATTCCGAATCTCTTTTTTTACACCACTCATAGGATAATTCCTCTTTTCAACAAATTTAATAAACTCTGGATCATCCAAAGGAACAATCCTATCCATATTAGCCATCGCTTTTTTGCTTCGATATCCACTCATCTGCTCACACTCAATTCTGCATTCGGATTATCCCAGCAAGCATTCCTGTAATTATAAACAAAATTACAAAGACCATCATAAGAACCCCAACCATTTTCTGGATTAAACTTCTTGAAATACTCGGGATCGGAAAGTAGAATATTCCAACCAATATCAAGAAGATCAGAGATTTCTTTAGCGTATTTAAACCCATGCTCATCTGGTCGCCAGAGAACATCATACAACGATAGATCCGCAACACCTACCCACTCTAGACCATACTTAACCTCACGAGCCATTGCTCCAAGATTATGTGTGATATTACCAGAGTAAACCGAAGTCGGCTGAACTACCATCAAATCAACATCAAGACTCATATCGATTTCCCTCTGATTACGTTGACCTTAAAATCAACACAAGTACCTTCCAACAGCTCAATCTTACCTTGACCTGCCATTTTAACCAAATCTCGCATACGTTGCTTTTGCATTTCCATATCCACCATACATTCAGTTTCGTCTGTGTAATAACCTGTAGACTGCATAAACTCACAATTGCCATTCAAACATATAAACAGCAAGGGTATAAAAATAGTTGTCACGAAAAATCCTTCAATCGTTTCATTCCCTTAGCAGGGACATGTACTACATAACGTGTATCGCCATTCATCTTTATCGGAAGATCGAGATGGCAAAGAATCATAGTAGAATCCTCATATTCTTCACGAATTACCATACCAATCACTGGAACCTTACCAACCTTACCTGAGATACGATCGCCATAGACCCATGTAGGTGTAGGTTTATTCGCATCTCGCTTCTCAAAATAATCTTTAAGACTTGCCATAAACACCCCATTTCCTAATACAGAGAGTGATGATTAAACCTACCGTAAGTTCTACAGCAAATAAACCAAGAATTATCCATAGTATAATCATTGTAATCTCTTATATCGAATATACAAACCAATACATACCAAAATGAAAATGAAAGTCATTGTCTAATCCATCCTTCGTTAATTATACACGTGTCGCTGATTAATGTCAAGAGATATGTCCGAAGTTCGAAAGGAAGAAGAAAAAGTCTCGGGGGACAAGCCGAAAGGGACCCGACCCGAAAAAAAAGGACCCGAATTTAATAGTCCATTTTTTGACCCCCCCCCCTTATGGGGTGCTGAATGTCATTTAGTCTTCGTCACTCAGACTCATCATCCAGTACTGATTCTCCTGCTCTAGCCATTCCATGTATTCTTCATGTTCTTCTTGGTATAGCATAGCCACATACTCTTTTACTCTTTCTTCTCTCTCTTGCTCAGCAATCTCTTGTAACAACGCATTCACATCATCCATGGTAGTAGTCATAGTGCTAGTCCTTAGTCTTTCTCTTAGAAACCTCTACATGGTTATTATACAGTTCTTCCTCATAGTTGTCAAATAAATCTCCGAACACATGTGATTCTTCGAATGTCTCTTCATCAGAGATCAACACATGCATGGGAACACCCAACAGGGAGGATGCATCAGCGAGGGTCATAGTAGGCTCCCCCCCCTATTAAGCAGTCAACATATAAGTAGCCAGATCTTTCCACTCGGTGTTGGCAGCACGAACCTTGGACACAGAGATCAGCGTACGCAGGGAGATTTCTTTGCACTCATCTTTGATCTCACGGATCAGCGCCAGCGAGTCAGCGATGATAGACTTATCGTACTCAGGGAGAAACTCATCAGACATAGCGATGTGCTCCATGCGCTCAATCTTCTGATCAGTTGTCATGCTCAGATCAATCATCATTGAACGTGAGCGGATGGCTTGGTCAATCTTACCATCATCCATATTAGAGATGAAGATAATACGACCTTCAAAGTTGAAGCTCTTAGGCAGGTCTTCATCTTTGAAGTCAGCGTTCCAGGAAATGATGCGCTTACCGTAGCTGTCAAGAGCAGACTTCAGAATGTTCAGCGCAACTGGGTCTTTGAGAATGCTATCGCAGTCATCAAACACGATGATGCCTTTGTTGTTCTCAAACAAAGTGCGGTACAAACCCTTGGGAGTAGAGTAACCCTTGACCATGCGATAGCACTTGCGCATGTTCAGAATAGAACCAACAGCAAACTCACCGAGATCCGAGATGTCCTTCAGACCATTGCTCTCAAGTGTCTTGGTGACAGTGTAAGTCTTACCGAGACCACCTTCGCCAGTGATAATAGCGGAGGGCTGTACACCAGTCGCGACCATGTTCACCAACTTCTCAACAAAGCCGAAGCGAGTGTTAATGCCAAACTTGTCGGCTTTGGGTTCAGTCACGGGAGTGGTACCAACGATCTGAGCAAATGCCATTTTAGTACCAGTGATCTTCTTGTAGTGATATTCAACCACCTGTTCGAGACCAGCACCAGTTTTGCCAGTCTTCACAATCTTGTCGCCAAGACGGATCTCAGATTTACCATCACGGAAGGTCTTCACAGAGACTTTAAGAGCATTCATTTCAATTCCTTTTTTCATATTCAATAATAGAATTATGCCTGAGAACCGAATTAATAGCAATAGAAAAACCCTACGTATAGTAGGGTTATCTTAAGTTAGTTAGTACTTACTTCCAGGTCTATATTATAAATCGGGGTTTCGCCCGAATCGTTATATTCTAGCCATTTCTGGATTTCTTTTATAGCCGATTTATAATTATCAAATTCAGAAACAAAAAATTTAACCCCAAACTCGTCCGTAATATAAAGTTTAAACATCTTTTCTCCTTTGAAAAGATGATTATAACTCATCTTTGGATTAATGTCAATCCGATGTAAGTAAGCACTAACTTACCTCCACAGATCTCCATCCCTGTCTATCTCATACGAGAATCCAGGATCCTCAGGGGGAATAACGCCAAACTCCTCCATCTCAGCATACAGTTGCTCGGCTGTCTTTCCATCCGCACGTTTCTGCTGAGTAATAATCCACTTGCTTTTCTCAGCAGACTCTTTACCACTTGCCATATGCGCACGATTACCATCCGCGATCTTAGTCTTTGTTTCCTGTGAGTGCGATCTTAACGTAGCAGCACAACTACGAGAGCAGTTTGGTCCACGTTTCCTATGCTCAGCACCGCAAACAGGACACTCTTTTAATCTATAAACTCCTGGCATGTTTCTCCTTACGCAACTGTTCGAACACAACCACCACTAAATAGAGCACATCACAATTCTACCTTGAGATGCTCCTGCGTCACTAGATGCTCATGCTTCACTCCAATATGTATAAGAATCATTCACATAATAATCTTCCTCTTCCATTGCATGCTTTAAGCAATAAGGATGATCACCTGCGAATTGTGTATGTCTAATATGTACTGCCATTGCTCCACATTCTAAACATCTCTCATATTCTTTACTTGCAGCCTCTTCAGCTTGCTCAACTATTCTATTGTTCAGCTTTGTATAATCAATTTTGCTCATATTCTTCTTAACTCTCTCTTCCTGCTATAAATGCAGCTTGCAACCATACCATTATACGCTTGGCTTTCTCAGGTGTCAACTCACAATCAGTGAAGAATCTATCACTACGATATGAATATCCAGATGCTCCTGCGTCACTTTCAAGTTCATTAAACCAATCAAAGAACGCCAACTCTTTTCTATTCTCCCAATAGGATGTATCTGTATCCTGACAGAAGTCATCTTCAAAAATAGCATGTTCATCGCAGTAATTCATATCTCCGTGAACTGTTTTTCTTATCCAATCGACCTTGTTATGACAGTCGGGAGAGCAGCAAAAAAGAGCCGTAGTCTTTTTCATTGGTTTGGTTGCGGTCATACATATCCCTTTCCGAACAGTTTATGTATAGATGTAGTTGCATCTTCACGTTCAGCGATTATTTCCATCTCGTACTTACTTGGATAATGTCTAAGTAAACGTCTTGCACGCTCACGAATGTCCTTTGGTACTCTGGGTGTTTTACTTGGATCTAGCAATTCATATAAGAATTCCTGAGTCCAAACCACTGCGTTTGTTCTTTCTACTGGGACTGTCATTCTATACCACCAAATGCACGAATTATCATATTACATGCGGTAATATTTGTTTTGTTGCCAACCACATCATCAGGGTGTAACCAATAGCCATTCGGATTTAATTCACTGCGAGGATTGTCTTCCCATTGCTTTAGTTCATCAATCAAATAATCACGCCACTGTGTCACGTTTGCGATCGTGATAGCATCAGCTGCAGCCTGTGGAATCTCAAATGCATTTGTCATTACCAATCCTTTTCGTCTTTTAATGTAAATGTAACTGTTCCCGCAGACTTAAACATCTTCACATCATGAATCGCTACCTTCAGGTATGTTCCTATGCCAGATGATGAATCTGCTATCAACTCTACTTGTGCTGAATCAGGGAATTCTTCAAACAACTCTGTCAATAGTTTTACATCGTTGCGTGTTAGCCAAATGTTATTACTTGTCATTCTATCGCTCCAATATTACATAATCGCCAAAGTATTTATCAAAGGTAGTGATCAGATGTTCATAGTTGCCAGCTGTCATCTCATTTACAATTTCTGCACCATTCAGCTCCAGCTGTTTTGCTAGTTGCTTTGCTGTTCCCATCAAATAGAATGCGTTACCCTGTGGACCTGTGAGATCAATCACAGGGGTAGTGTTTTGTTTTTCACGAATCATAGCTGGCTCCCAACACTCTCATCATCTTACTCTTTACTCTTAAGTTTGGTTGACGGTAGCGATCAGTGGGCGTAAATCCCATCATCGCTCCAATCTCAACCACTGCACCACTACGGCAGATACCAGCATGGCAGTGCACTAGCACGTTCATACTTTTCTCCATAGCGTGGCTCAACAACATCACAAGTTCATTGGCTTGACTGTCGTTGATTTTAAAATCATCATCAAATCCATCCTCGTCCTCTGCATCCAGAAACTCAAAGCAATGAACTTCTTTAAATTGTCGCTTGGTAGCTTTGAATTCAGTAGCAGGATCTTGAATGCGAATGAGCATGACATTCTCACCAAGATCACTATGATGACCAAGATGAATGTCTGCCATGCTACAGTTTTCAATCCAACGTATCACTTTACCACTCGCTTTCGTATTCTTCTTCGTAGGTTTCACTCAAATCAATGATATCGCTGAGGTCGGTAGCACCCCTGCGGATATAACTGCGACCACCATCAGTAAAGATAGCACCACAACCACAACGTACAAAATCATGGCGATGTTTGCTTTCAATAACATCGCCACACTTTGCGCATTGACATTTGTTGACAACCACGACCTCACGTTTTCTAATCGGCATATCATATCCAATCTTTCTTACCATCAAATTGCTCATTATATTCATAGCCAGCGAAATAAGCACGCAGTTCTGCCATTGACATTTCTGCTGACTCAATGCGCTTTCCGTGACCTGTTCCCTCAGGATACCAGTGTGGATCTTGTGGGCGACTATACCAGCTGTCAGCTGAACCTCGATCAAAGGGACTACCATGTGTACGATCGAATGTTTGTCCACGATATTCAATTGTGTTGTTCATCTCTTCACTCATCATTCTTCTCCGTAGTAACCATAATCTTCATCGGTACCAAACCCAGCACTTGCCATTGCTGAGTCAAAGTCACCATCCATTTCGCCAGGATCAGCATCATAGTTTTCGTCAGCATAATCACGCACAATCTCACTGACTTCTGTCACTGGTATATCAAACTTGGCAGCAATATCTTCGTCTGCCCATCCATCATTATGCATATCCATAATGTCAACAATTAAATCTGAAAAGTATCCCATTTTATATCCTGTAAGCAATACCAATTACATAAATGAGCAACAATCCTGCATTGACAGCGATCATTGCTCGCTCTTTAATACAAATTCCCCAAATCAAAAACAACAATGCACCAGCATTTAGCAACCAGATGTTGAGCGGATCAAGCATCAGCGCAGTTGCTGCAGCACCAGCAAGGGTAACTGCGGTAGCAATCCATTTCAGCAAATTCACATACATCTCAATCTCCTGAATCAATCTGATAGCGATCACCACAATGAACACAGGTATATTCAGTCAAACAGCGACCAACAGTTTTGCTGGTATATTCATGAGTACATGCACTACCATCAGGACGAGCACGGACTTCGCCTTTCGGACTGCCGAACATATACTGACCACCACAATTTCTGCAGGGTAGTGTATCAGTTTCTTTATCGTAGCCAGCGATCACGGACTTATACTTATTATCGCCAGCGGAGATACGACCGCTACCGTTACAAACAGGACAAACACATTTCAACATTAAACAACTTTCTTCATAGCATTAACACCACTTGCCATAATCAACAAACCAGCGATCGCCAGTCCAGTACAGACCAACACATCATTTTCAGGAACATCAAGACCACCAACTGCACCAAACACAATCAGTAGACCAACAATCATTCGAATCGAACCCTTCATAATTTTCTCCTTACTTAGACAAGTTGATAATGCGACCATCATATTCCATGAAAGAAACTTCCATCGGAACAAACACAGTTTTCGCTATACGGGAAGAACGAACACCCTTACATTTTTTACCATCAAACACATCGGTCATCACATAGATTTTGAAAGATGCGTATGGCACTTCACGAGGATTTATTTCTTCAATTCTACCTTCAACGTAGCAGTCGTTGCGACCAAGCATCGGTTTGAAGTCATAAGCACGGATTACATCACCAACTGTAGCAATATTTGCGTTTTTCATATTCATTTCCTTTTCAATCATCATAAGATAATTATACGTCCAAACCGAATTAATGTCAAGCGAATAACCCTACACGCTGTAGGGTCTTTTTGAACGTGTTCAGGGCTGGCTGCAGGTCGTTGATCAGCTGGGTTTCGTAAGCATGAGCATCTTTTTTGCCACGCACTACTGTGATCACCTGCGTATCCCAGTTTTCGTAGGTACGGATGGCTTCTGACAGTGCCCAGTCTTTGTCTTGACGATGAGCACGATATTGATGCTGTTGCCAGCGAGTCGCAAGGGTTTTAAGTTGGGCACGTCCACGCATCACTGTTACACCAATGTAGCTGTCGCCTGTGTCAAGACAGGTCAGCTGGTATATCAGGTGGTTACGATCAGTTCGTTTTTTCCTATTCATACAGTCTATTATAGGGGAAAACCGAATTATTGTCAAGCAATAACCCTACAAGTTGTAGGGGTTTAAGTTAGTGGTCACTAACTTAAAGATTTAATTCAGTTAGAGATACATTCTTTCCGATATTACCTTTTACGAATATATTGAACGCAAGACTGACACGTGGTGTCTCATGTTCTTTTTTATCTACGTAATGTATAACACTAGATGGAAATAAAATTATTTTACCTGGATTAACTTTAAACCATGACATCTCTGCATTAAACATGTTGCTGTCTTCAGGATTATCTGGTTGAATCTTTATCTGCTCATAAGCTGTTTTCTCAAAACAAATCCTGTCATCTTCGCCATGAATATACAACACACCAGAAATATAACTGTTGGAGTGTGTATGTTTATGATGAAATTGATCTTTCATTGTCCAATTTAACCAACTCTGAGTAATGTATGGTTGTGCGTTTTTATTCTTAATTAGTTTAGTAAACCAATAATTAACAACCTCCATTAAATCAGTTCTTAAATTCAGTAACTCTGGTTCATCAAGAACATAATTGTTATGTGAGGTTGCATTACCTTCATTCTTAATGGTTTTCTTCCCCATCTCATTGAAGAAATCTATTTCCTCATCTGTAAATTCCCTACCCAAAGCACTATGCAATGTTGGTATTGGAAATATAGGTTCAACTGTTGGTTGTATGATTGGCATTATTATTTCTCTCTTTAAAGTATTTGTACATCCTCACATAGTATGCGAATCTAATTGGTTCATGAATTGGGTTGGGGAGTTTATCTCCCCATTCCTTTAGCATCTCATCATATGCTTGAAGCACCTCATCATCTGTCATATGATTCCAAAACTTTTAGCAACTTAACATCTTCATTCGGAGCAAGATAAACTGTTGCGCTGATTCTGCGTTCAAATGTTATTGGGTCTAGTGGTCTTGACACAATATCCACCAATCTACGATCAATTATATTATCAACAATTGCCGTAACAAGTTCTTGACGATATTTGCGCTTATCATCTTCAGTCAAATCCACAAAATTCTCTTTAGGAATTGTTATATACGCTTCTACCTTTTTTCCACCAATGGCATAGGATTTATAATCAAGTTTAATATTGTTCATACGATCACCGAAAAGTCATTTTGTTTCTGGAATTTAATCACACTGCGGAATTTATCAAACAGCTGATCGCCCTTGTGACTAATAACAAACACATTAGTATTCTCACCAAACGCATCCATCAAAGTCAGAAAATAGTCTGTACCTGCAACATCCAGACTGCTATCGAAAATCTCATCAAGAATAAGAAGATTGGTATTAACACTGTTCTTCATCTTAGCAATCTGACGCCAAGTAAAAAGAATAGCCAAGTCAATGCGCATCTTTTCACCCTCAGAGAAACTTGCATATGTGAATGCATCTCTGTGACGAGATTTGATTATCTCATTGAATACCTCGTCTAACTCGAAGTGTACAAAGAACTCCATAGATTGCAAATATTTGTTAATCAACTTGTTCATAGTCGGCAAATATTCACGAATGATTTTAGTTTTAATACCAGTGTCACGTAAAAGATTTGATGCTACTTCTTGATAGTATCTATCTGTTGATAGTGTATTTTTTCTATCAAGTAAGGTGATTGCTTCTTGAGCCATCTCTTTCAGTTTGACCTTTTCCTCAGTAACATTACTTTTATCTTCTTGAGTTTCGGTAATCTCTCGCATCAACTGTTGATTCATAGTGTTCAAAAACGTAATTGACTGATTAGCAGTTGAAACTTCGATATTCTTATCAGATATTAAATTTTGTACTGTATTGATCTGTTCTAATCTTTCCTCTAGTTTCCCTAGTGCTGCTGTAATATCCTCAATATGCTTCATATTTTCTTCATAATCACGTTGTATTTCCTCAATAATTCTCGTTTTATGCTCATGTGGGATGCCTTGATCACATTGAGGACAAACCTCATTACCATTAAAGAATTCAACTGTTTCTGTTAGATCTGCAATCTTATTGGTTTTCTTATTGGCAATTGTTTTCGCCTTCTCAATTTGGGATAGGATTTCTGTCCTGTCTGCGATGCTTTGTTTAAGACTATTAATGTCTTGAGTGAGAACCTCAATAGTTTCATTCGTGGCTTTGATAGATACATCATTATTGTCAATCTTTGCCTGTAAAGAAGATACAACCTCTTTTCTGTTGTCGAGCAATATTTTAATCGTCTTTTGCTGATTATCAACCCTCTCACGTGCCAATGTGAGTTTAGATTCAGTAGCTGCGATTTCATCCTTTGTCTCCTGCATTTTCTGTTTCAGAATAGTATTCATTGTGCTGAATACACGGATATCTAGAATATCCTCAATAACCTCACGTCTTGTTGCTGATGGTAATTGCATAAAAGGAACGAATGATGCGCTACCAAGGATAACAACTTGAGTAAATGTTTTGTAATTTAACTTTAGAATTTGTTGCTCAAGAACCTTTTGATAATCTTTTGCTGCAGCATCCTGATTCATTAACACATTATCTTGATAAATCTCGAACACATTTGGTTTTATACCACGAACAATTCTGTATTCTGTTTTTCCAATATCAAATTCAATCTCAACAACACAATTCTTTTGGTTGATGCTGTTAATTAATTGCGGTTTGTTGATGTTTCTAAATGGTTTCCCAAAAAGAGAAAAGCACAATGCATCTAGAATTGTGCTTTTGCCATCACCATTTTTACCAACAATAAGAGTTGTTGTACTTCTGTTTAGAATTACTTTGTTCTCTGCATTACCTGTTGATAAGAAATTTTTCCAAGAAATCGTTTTAAATGTAATCATAGATTAGTGTGAGGGATTGTTTAAGTCAAAAGTGTCAAGATCAAATAATGAAATAACCTTTACCTCTTTTGGTAAATATATGTCAGAATATAGTCGATGATCATGAACACCCTTGTTTGATTTATTAACAATTACTACTGCTAAATTTGCAGATGGTAGTTTCAACGCATTGCTGGCAATATTATGAGCATGAGCAAGAGATGTTGAAGAGTTACACAAATCATCAACAAGTACATAAGGTATTTTGTTATACGCCATACCTTCATGCCAATTCATTAATCCGTATCCTTTTCGTTCTTTTCTAACAACGAAAGAACCAAGTCTTATGCCATGTGTTTTTGCTACAAGTGGCATCGCTGCAGCAATTGGTGTTCCAGCAGTTTCAGCACCACAGATTTGAAAGTTGTAGTCACCAAGTTCTTGATGAATTCTATACAACATCATCTCGCTTACATATTGTAAAAAATCTGCATTGAACAAACCATTCCTAAGATAAAACATCCAGGTATATTTTGTTCCTGGAAGTTTTCCTGGCATATTACCTTTAATTATACAATGTTTTTGTATAAAATGTCTCACAACTTCTTCACATTGTTTGTATTGCTCTTCGGTTATCATACACTCTCCTGATTCACTGCCTCAGTATATAATACTCTCATCAATGTTTTTACTCTATCTTTATCTGCTTCAGTTTCAATTGAATCGATATAGTTACTTAATACTGACATTGTATCTTCAAGGTTTATGTTTTCGTCAATTTCACCCTCATCAAGCGAAGACATATCCTCAATAATTTTAATCTCATGACATCCTTTTTTGTAGAGTTTATTCGTAAACTCATCATACTTTGCGATGTCAGTTTTGTTCACAACAACCAACTTAACGAATTTGTCTGTTAAGTCCAGGGAATCAACATCTCTAGTTTGGGTTTCGGCTCTATCATCGTACTCGATTCTTTCATACATAGTATATGGATTTGGGATGAAGTCAAGTTTTCTCGTGTCAACATCAAACAAGTGAAATCCTCTGGGATCATTATAATCCTGCCATGTGAGTTCGTATGGGTTTCCCAAATAAAATATATGACCATCATCTGAGCGATGATGATAATGCCCACTGAACACCATATCAAATTTCTCGAATGTCTTTTTATCCAGTCCTTCATGAGATTCCATTCCTCTATACATTGCGAAACCAGCAACCTCTAAGTGCCCCATACATATTGTGGCACTTGTGTTTTGAATTTCTGTTAATGATTGTGTGTAATTATCTGCACATATCCATGGTAGCATCAATATATCAGCACTAGTATTACCATAATCTAAATGTATCGTCTGAGGTGTGTCAATGACATTGATGTTGTCGTATTCTCTTAGAAGCAAATCTGGAGAATTTACATCATTAGTGTTTTTGTAGTAGGTGTCGTGGTTGCCAGCAAGCATGTGAACTTGAATGTTTCTTTGCGCTAGTTTATCAAAGAACATTTCTTTGGTTCTTTGTAGGGCATAGAAGTTTACATACTTGCGTCTATCAAAGGTATCACCAAGAACAAGTACGGTATCAATGCCAGCAGAATCAATAGTAGGAAAGAAAGTATTTTCATAAAATTTCTCAAAAAAATCTAAGAACAATATGCTGTCATTACGAGCACCAAAATGTTGGTCGGTTATAATTGCTACTCTCATGAAAGGTCTAAGTCTGCTGCTGGGTATCCAACTGGCAGTGGATTTGTCTCTGCATAATATTTCGTTTCAAGAACACGATCTCCTAATTTTCTAGAAAACTCAAATGCTGCCTCAGAAGTCTTAAACCATTTAAACATCACAGCATCATAAGAGTTTGTATGATCTGCGTAATACACTACTTTATACATTACCTTCCTCCATAAAATCATCAAGAGAAGATGTTTTGTTCTTCTTCTTTTTTGGTTTCTTTGGTACATTATACTCGCTATCATTATTATTACGCAAATAATCTAACATCTGACTTGTATATTCACTATCTTCGTCATGTTCCTGCAGTTCGAACGCTTCTAGTGGCATTTCAAGCATCATTTTATTTTTTACAATAGATTGTTTTTTCTCTTTTTGTATTTTTCGAATAAATGCGTAATAAATTATTTGAGTAAAATATGCGAACGGATTACTTGATTTTGTTGGATCAAAATTACTTATGTACTGTAAACAATTTTCTACACCATCCAGAATCATGTCCTCACGATATGTGTAGTTAATGAAGTTGTGCTTGTATGATAGATGTGTTGCAATCTTCAAAAGGCAGTCGCCAATATATTCGGGTACTCGGGGTTTTGGTTTGCCAGCAGCTGCTGCTTCATCACATTCTGCTCGCCACTTCTTAATTGCTTCAAGAAAGTCAGCGTTGCTTACGTAATGTGGCTTTGGTTTTGGTTGAACTTCAATCATACTCGCTCCTTACATGTTATATACATTATACCTTTAATTAACAAAAAAGTCAAATATATTTAATGAATTACCTTTGACTCGAAATTTTGTAATTCTTCTAATTCGTCATTATCGTTCTCAATGTGCTCTAACAAATCAGCACCAAAGTCTTTCGGTTTTATCAGGTGATTAAGATTGTACGCAAGAAGTCTTTCCTCTTCCTCATGACGATTTAACATGTCAACATAATATGGAACAGCTTCTTGGTTCATCGATTTGACAAACATTAGATTTCTTTTTTGAAACACGAATTCTTTATCATCAGTAAATGGACAGAAGGATGTAGTTGTATGCACTTCCCTCATTAACGTATCAGTCATTTGTATAGTTTGTTTAGATAAAATCATTGGAAATAATACAGTGATGTATTCGTTAGTTTCTTCTTTGACTATTCCTAAGAAACTTTCTCCTGTGTTCAGTCTAATAACTTTAAATTCTGTCATAGATCCAATTCTACAATTTTTACTTTAAATTGTTCTTCCGAATACAACTTCACTCTTTCTAGGAAGTGATTTAGTGTATGGTTTTTCCAAGACTTATATGTCAAATCATCAGCAATATCAAACAAATTACAAGCATCTTTACCTTCTTTTAATCGTAAGCCACGACCAATTGATTGTAAATTTCTAATCCTAGATTTACTTGGACTAGCAAATATAATATTCTCGATAGATGGTATATTGATTCCAGTAGAGAAAGTACCATAGGATGCTAGAATAATCATGTTATCTTTTTTCTCAGCATTCAATCGAATAAACTCTCTGTCATCAACACTAACATCACCATGAACAATAGCAATTTCTTTTCCTTCTATTTCACCAAACAGTTCATGTAAAACTTTACCATGTTTCTCGACATACTGAAACAATATCAATGTATTTCCTGTAGTGGAGCTGGCAAGATTTTTAATGAAACGATTACGTTTCTGGTTTGAGACTAAAAAGTCCATCTCCTCTTGGTATAAATTATTCTTGCGTACCTTACAGGTTTGCTCATCGTGCTTCAACAATATACACTTAATATTTAGTTGAGCAACTCTTTGAGTTTCCATCAATTGTTTTGTGGTTGTTACTTTGTATACTGGACCAAACAATCCTTCCAACACAAGACGATGAACCTGTTTATTATCTAATGTCCCAGTAGTTCCTATTCTGTATGGTATACTTGTCATCTTTTCCATAACAGTTGATAAAGACTTTGCTTTAAACTGATGCGCTTCGTCGCCAAACACTACTTGAAACTGATCAAACCAACTACGTGGTTGCTTGTAAATAGATTGCCAAGTGGTAATCAGTACACTAGAATCAAACACCTTAGAAAAACCTGAGTATAATTTTTGACAGTGTTTCTTTACACTCCAACCATTTTCATATGAATAATCAGAGAAATCTGTATACATTTGTTCAACCAGTGATGTGGTTGGAACGATAAGAATACACTTCTTACCCTCGCCAACGTAGTGACGCATTAAAGTATAGATGATTAGAGATTTACCAGACGCAGTTGGTGATAATAGTAGCTGTCTGTTGTTGTTTAAACAATTTAATATTGCATCAATTTGATAGTCTCGAATCTCAATCGGTTTCCCTCGAGCAGTGAGATGGAGAGCTTCTGCGTATGATTGTATCTCGTCGTGTGTGAATTTGTTTCGAGGCACTGGTTTAAAATCTGTTGCTGCCACCTCGATATATTGATACTGGTTTCTTTTCGCAAACTCCTCAACATAATTTTTGAGTCCAGCGTAGAGTGTCTTTCTTTGTAAGTCGTATAGTCTAATCTTTCCATCCCACAACCTCGCTTTATATGCTGGCATAAATTTTGCACCAGGAACATCGAATGTGAAAAAGTTACTTAACTCTTGCTCAACATTTGGCTCAGAGAAAACACGGATATTAACATTATCAAAATTTTCTACGTATATTTTCATTACATACCAACTAAGAACTGCTTCCAAGTAATTCCATTTTTAATTTGGAAATCTCTAGATTTAATTTGCGTCATGATAGACTCAAGGAAATATACGATGGTGCTTAGATACTCAACCTTTTGTTCCATTTGAACTAATTCGGTATCTCCTTGTAGAAATTCATCCATCTCATTCTTCAATGGCTTAACACCTTGCCATTGTTGCCACCCAAGATCTTCTAACTCTTGTTTTGATAACTCGCCACGATAGTATCTGAATTTGTTTTTACGTAACAGATTGTATTCAGCTTTCATCTTAGCGAGTTTGAGTTTATAAGAAACAAGATAGTTTATGTATTTAGAATGTAGATTTGGGGTATTGGTTGATGCTTCTCCGAGATGATTGTCGTCAATTTTACAATCGTTCTCCCAAGTTTCCATTAATTGCTCAAGATTCATAACAACTCCAAAAATAAATTAATTTTCGAACACGTAGTAATTATACCTGAAAGTTGCATTTCCTATCAAATAATTTACATCACTTTCGATTCCAGTAAACGTCAAACTTTCTAGCGAAACTGGAAACATGTTCTTAAACGTAACAAGTTTACTCTCAGTGTTATTATTTGTCAAAATAAAAAGCGAAGCATCTGATGTGTTTCTGGTGTATTCGGATGATCCCTGCGCAACTGTGTCTTGTGCTAGAAAGTTGGAATATTGCGAACGATCAATTGGAAATCCCAATCCGAATAGCCATGTATTGATTGCTTTATAGTTTTCTAAAGTTTCGTCAACAAGAAATTGAATTGACAATTCACCAAACTCCAATTTATCTCCAGGGATTGGAACATTTGATAGTGGCGTTGTATATACAGCATCAGGAAGGGTTATGCTTGGAAGATTTACTGTCTGGCAGTAAAATTGCATTTTAGGTAATTTGGTGATGAGAAACCTGAATCCCGATGGCGCAAGAGGATTCATGTTACTGGGTATTTTAGCAGACCATTGTGCTGGTATTGTTGGCATAGTATCTCCTTTGATTCACTATTTATTTGACATAAATTTGTTGTGCATGTAAAATAACAATGTCGGGTTTGAACTGATGCATCTAAAGAACTGTTGACTACAATGAAAAAGAGCCACCCGAAGGTGGCTCAAATACTGATCTTACGTCAGCTTCATCAATTACATAATGTTCTGTACACGAACTCTACGGTAGTAGACGTTGTTATTTGAACCGATTGATGTTGCCAATGATGTTCCAGTTGCGAATGGGTTTGCGATCATGCCGTAGCGTGTCTTGAAACCAATCTTAGGCTGGAATGTATTTGGATCAACTGCGCGAACCATTTGCAATGGAACGTATGGGCAATAGAAGATACCAGCGTCGAATGCGCTAGAACCTTTGTAACCAACTACATAGAATTGGTCATTTGCGCCACCATTAGATGCATATGGATCGATATAAACACGATAGCGTCCATTTAGAACACCAGCGAATGTGTTACCTGCGTCATCAACTTGTAAATTTGTTGACAATGCTGGAGTGTAGTCAAGAACGCCAGCCATTGCTAATGCAGATGCAACATCTGAAGAGCAAAGGATGAAGTTACCTTTTCCACGACGTGTTTCTTGTGCAATTACGTTAGCATCACGTTCGATTTGGAACAATAGACCCTTGAATTTCTCAACTGACCAACGTCCGTTAGCGTCTGTGTCTAAGTCAAACACACCAGCTGTTGTAACTGTACCAGATGCTGCACCGCTCTTAGCTGTGTAGTAAATTGTACGAACAACTTCACGATTGATTTCAGCAAGAATTTCTGTTGAAAGGATGTTGCTCAACTCTGACTCAGCGTCAAGACCATGAACTGCTTTCAAGTCTTGTGCCAATTCAATTGAGTACTCAGCCTTCAAAGCACGAGATCTAGCAGTTACGCTTGTCTTCTCGATTGAGAATGCCATTTCATTAAAAGATGTAGAACCTGGACCTGGATCAGATGCTGGAGATGCGCCTGTTGAAGAAGCAGAGTGACCACCTTCAGCTTGCTGAGTAGTCATACCACCAGCAGCGTTTACTGTGTTAAACCAGTTAGAACCAGAGATTGCTGTTTGGTTTGTGTTAGCACCTAAGTCTGCGCCTGAGAACTCAGCATTTGCTTCGTTGTAGCCAGCTTCTGTACCACCTTGTGAACCATAACGTGCTTTCATAGCAAACACTAGACCTGTTGGACCTGTCATTGGCTGAACACCGCATAGATCGTAAGCGATCATTTGTGGAGCAGCACGACGTACCAAGTTGATCAAGATTGGATCATACTTAGCAACACCACCTGTGTCTGGGTTTGTTGATGAGCCATTATAGTTGGCGTTTGTTGGAACTGCTTCGAAAAGTGCAGAACGCTCTTCGCGCAATGCTTTTTCTTGGTTCTCTAAAAGAACCGCAGTACATTCTTTACGATATTGATCCTTGATTGGATCAAGACTTTCGTGCTCGAGCACTGGTGCCCATTTTTTCACTAAGTCTTCTCTTAACATTGTTGACATTTTTGTCTCCTAATTTGTTGAAAGGTTATTTCTTTAATTTACCAATTGCATCTGCATAATGAGCGATTGATTCACTAATGAATTTTTCAGTCGCTGGTTCTGTAGCATCATCTAATTTCGCAACTGGTTTTGCCTTTGCGAAATATGATTCACGGATAGTTTCAAGTTTCTTTGTAAAAGAACCTTCGCTTTCGTAAACAATTTCAGATGCCAATGCTGTAAATTTCTCTGTTTCTGTATCTGTTAGACCATCTGACAAAGAATTAACAATTTGCGAACGCTTCATTTCTGCTAGCTGCTTATTCATTTCAATATTATGATTTACGGACTCATTCAGCTTCTCTTCCAGCTGTCCTACTTTTTCTTCTAGAGAACCAAGTACGTCATATTTCTCAGCTGGTACATCAACATAGTGCTCTTCGAACACTTGTTTAATACCTTCGATAAATGACTCAGCTAATTCAGCTTTGATTCCGCTTTCGAGGGCTAGTTCATTCTGTTTCATCCACTGCTCAACCATATAGTTGAGGTATCCATCGACCTTGTCAACAAGTTCCTCTTTAATGATAGCAAACTCTTCAACGAGTTTGTTGTCATATTCTTCTTGAATCTTAGAAATTTCTTCTTTGACTCTTGTAACAACTGCTGCTTCAAAAATTGTTGCAGCTTTTGTTTTAAATTCTTCTGACAACTCTTCACCTTCTACAAGGGCAGCAACGTCATCAGTTGAATCATAAGAAATTTCTTCTTTCTTTACTGATGGTTGTGGCTCAGATCCTGAACCACCCGCACCTGCCTTAGAGTTGTCTTTCTTTGTGCTAACTTCTGGGGCTTTGTCTTCGCCTTCCATACCCTTAGCATTGTCTGGATTTTGACCAGTTCCCTGACCAGTTCCTTTGGCTTTAATAGTTTCTGCCGCACCTTCCTCAATCTCTTGAGTATTAAGTTTTTCTGATTCGGCTAGTAATTCTGCAATTTTCTGTTCAACTGACATTTATAGTCTCCTGTTTTTAGTAGGTTATGTCCGATTAGTTTCGATATAATTCTATTTATAAAATTCAAAGTTTCTTCAAAAAACGAGCAAATTCTTTAAGAGATTGCTCTTGTAATCTTTTCGAAGGTGTCGCTTTGATAATTTTCTTTGCTGTTTCAATGTCTCTTTGCACGTATTTTCCATCAACATAAACCCACTCGACACCCTCCATAATGCCACGAACGAAGGCATCTGGAGCTGATGGGTCGGCTACGATGTCTGCTGCAGTTGACAGCATAAAATCGTCCTGAACAATTTGAACACCATCTTTGTCTTCTTTCAAAGAACCAAGTGCTCTGCTAGAAACTCCAAGGTTTGCGCCACCGTCCAAAAGACCACGTGCAATCATACCCATTGGGGTTTCTAAAACCTTTGCTTTACCAATATAGTTCGTGCCTTCTTTTCTTAGATCAACAATAATGTGTGATACACGATCTAAATTAATAGTTGGTGTATCTGGGTGACCCAATTCGCCATAAGCACGATTATTCTTTACGTATTGCTCCATATAGCGATTGACTTCTTTGTCCATCACACCTTCTGGATACATACGACCATTGCGGTTTTTCAATTCTGATTGAAGGAACACTCCCTCAATAAAATATTGTTTTCCTTTGCCAAGTTTTTCTTCAACAATCAACTTGGTTTCTGATAGCTGTTCTCTAATTAATTTCATTTTAGCTACCTACTGCGTTAATGTTATCGCCACCACCGAAAGATCCTGGCTCAAACTTTGGCGAGAATCCGCTTACTTTTGTCAATTCAAGCAATACCATTCCTGGTCCACCCACAAATGTAACAACAATATCACTGGTGTTTTGATCGGTTAATACCCAGTCTGATTCATCGATAATATCAGAACCATAAAATGCGCCCACAGTAGTTCCGTTGCGTGCTAGTGTGATGCTGTTTGCTGTACTCGCTTTAACTTTTGCGATGTTTATTGCTACTGTTCCACCTGCAGTCAGCGCTTCAAAGGTGCCGAGACAATCTACATCCAAATCTACTGTTGATGTATCGCTCGATGCTGTAGCAACAATGCGTATAAGGCATTTGTTGATGTTATTTCTTACAACTGTTTTTGTAGCAGCCATTTGGTCTTCCTTATAATTGTTTAACTACATGCATAAAATGTTTAACATTCTCTTGCATATAGTTAAGAATTTCTTCTTTATTATCAGAACTATTTAGCAAATTGCAAATCTTCTCGAAAGTTTCTTCGTTAATTGCTACGCATTTATCGTCATTTAATCTAAAATCAATTTTGTTTTCTATAAGATTTGACGTCTTATATGTCGTTCTTATTTCAGCAAGAACGGGATCAGTAGTAAACGATTTAGAGGAAGCAAGGGAGATATATGATTCTATAAGTGTAGTTGTTACTTTTAGCGATTCATTATGTTTTCTGATAATTCCTGCTATCTTAATGTCTGTAATTGTTTCGTATAATTTTTCTTTAGTCTCGTTTGCAGATTCTTGTAAATTAATGTATTCCCTTACTTCCTCCAAATCGCTCAGTTTTGATTCTATCAAAACTCCATCTACGAAATATTGTCCTTTATCATTTTCTATAATCTGATGATCGTAATGTGTTACAACAGAAACTACTTTTCCATAGTTTCCGTTCTTAGAATATAGATTATTGATAAAATCCTTTAATACCATATTACTCTGGTGTAGATTCTGGTGGGGGAGTTTCTTCTGAAGTTTCTTCTGAAGATTCCTCAGAATTTTCTTCTACACCATCCCAAACATCCATTTGACCAGATGGAAATTGACCATCGCCGTGTTCGCCTTCGCCAGTATCTTCTGTTGAGTTTTCCTCAGTTACTGGTTCTGGATTGAAAAACGAGTTAGCAACATCTTGACGATACTGCTCGATTCTATCTACCAACTTGTCATTAATGATGTTCTGAAACACTGTTTCAGAATCTACTGAATTCTCATCAACGATCGCATCAATAAGATCTCTAATTGATTCGTGTGCCATAAAATATTCTCCTTAATTGGTTTCGCTAGTTGGTGCTTCCTGTGTTTCAGGTGGAGCATTTTTCTGTAAATAAACTTGTTGAGCAGTTTGAGTAACACCAGCAACAGTTCCTTGATGATCAGCATCAACAAACTCTTGTTGTTTTTCCGCTTCAATTTCTGTTTCCATCTTCTTAATTTGTTCATCAGTAAGACGGAGAATTTCTTCTTGTATATATCTCTTGGAATAATATTTTCCAGCAAATGGATCTAGCTGAGTCAACATAGCAACACGTCCAGAAATGATTTCTGTTTCTTTCAATTCAGCATAGTAATTGTCATAATTGAAAGAATAACGAATTTGTGAACTAATAGTATCCCACTCATCGGCACGAATAATTCCCTTTAGAATGAGTTGTACTCGAAGAATTTCTGAAAACAGCATAGAAAAGCGACTACGCAATCTAGAAATAAACTTCGAGAATTTAATCTCATCACGAGAAATCTCAGCTGACTTACCAACATTAAACATACCACCATCTTGCGTCAAACGTGTCAATGGGACGTTTAAAGATTGATATAGTTTTTGCTTAAAGTACTCAACGTCATCTAATTGTCCTAAACTTCCACCACCTGGGAGAGTAGTAATCTCAGTACCTTTACCGCCTTCACGACGAGGCATCCAAAAGTCTTCAAGCATTGACATATGCTTGCGATCATCTTTAATCTCTCCAGTATTCGCATCATAAACAAGTTTATTGCGGTACTTGTTCATGATGTCACGAACATACTGTTCTGCTTTTACTTTTGGTAAATTACCAACATCGATGTAAAATATACGACGTTCTGGTGCACGAGATACACGATAAATTACCAAAGAGTCTTCAATCATTTTTAATTGATTGACAGGTTTAATTGCTTTGTGGAGATGACTCAAGACCATGTTTTTGCCTTGATCCACCAACCCAGATGTGCAAGAAACAACACTATCTGCGCTCAGTTTTACACCTTGCGTAGTGTTGTTAACAATTCCTTTGTCATTATATACGTAGTATTCTTCTGTTGATTTTACAACATCAATACCAGTTTTCTTATCACGTTCTTTTTTAACTTCTTTGACTTTACGAATTTTAGTAGAGTCAATATATCTTAATTCTTTAATTCCAGATTTGGTATCTTTGTCGTCCAACAAAATTTGATAATGTACTCTTCCATCTACATACCAATTACGAAATATGTCATGACCCTTCATGTGAAATGCTAAAAGCGATAACACATTATCAAATTCGTCATGAAATTTTTTCTTAATGGAGTCAGAAAGTTTTAATTCATCTAAATTTAACTCAACAACTTTCTCACTTTCTTCACTAACAATTGATTCGTTGACGATATCTTCAATTGCTGCATCTACTTCAGTAAATCCAGCGATTTCACGATATTTCTTTAATAAATCATTCTCAGTTGTTATCTGAGTGTCAGTATTAAGTGTTTGCGCATAATATCCAGCTTGTGTAGATATTAGCGTTGATCCGTCATCGATCGGTGGAGCAACCACCGAATCGATTTCAGTTTTCTTTCGCTTTATTTCAAATCCAAAAAAGTCCATATCGACCCCACGTAAACATTAAAAAAATCAATTAAATTCTAATACCTGGAAGCTGGAATCCACCCACATTGACATTAACACCACCACTGATTAACGAACCAGTTGATGTTGATTGTGTAGACAACCAGTAGTTGTACTGGAATGTTACTGTAAATTCTTCGACCTGATTGTTTGTATCAAAGTTTAGTTCAATTGCTCCAACTTCAGTTGGGAATGCATCAACAAATTTATAGTTTTTAATAGGATTACCATTGCGGTCAAGTTGCGCTACTTCCATATCAACTTGATATTGAGCTGCGTTGATTAATCCAGTATTGCTAGCATTGTTGTTAATTCCATTCATCCATGCTTCAAATGCATTTCTTAACAGAAAATCGTTATCGTTTAGAATTGTAACAGTCCAAGGTGCGAAAGTTCTCTCACCAGCAAAGTTTACTTGACGACCACGGTAATTTACTGGGGTATTGTCAATTGTTGATGCTGGTAATTGTGCTCCCTTACATACGAACTGACCTTTGGCAGATGCCAATGTGCCAGAAGATACGTAGTTTGGAAATGTTAAATTAACGAAAAACTGGTTGGCACGTGCGCCACCACCGATCATGTTGGCTTTAAAAGCGTCAATATTTGCCATGTCTTATTCTCCTGAGTTTTTCTTTTATTTATTAAGCGCCAAGCTCGTCAAAACTCACACTTGTTCTAGCAGCAACAAAGTTGAGAGTAATGAAATTGATAGAGCGAGCAGGTTTAACAAAAATGTCTGCTACAAATTGATTTGTGTCAATAATTTGTCCAGTATTATTTGTCTCATCACATACAACACGGAAGTCGAAAATACCACGACGACCTTGCACATCACGTAGATATGGCTCTACTAGGTTCTTAAATTGAGCACGTGTAAACGTGTCGTTAAATTCAAATAATTGAAACTTAGCAGCTGTAGAAATAGATTTCTCAAGAATGATGAATAAACGACGCACGTTAATACGATCAAATGCGCTTGGCTTGCTCAACATTGTCTTATCGCCAAACAACACAGTTCCTTGTCCTGGGAATGTAACAACTGGATTAATACCGTTCTTATACAATGTATCACGTTCTGTTTGGCTTGGATTGTATGCCAATTTAACAACATTCTTGATAACACCACGACTGTATCCACCTGGAGAGAACCATGGGTCAGCTGTGTAATCTGTTCTTGCGCATAGACCTGCGATATCTGCATTTAATGGAACATACAAATATTTGTCATTGTACTTATCGTACTGATATTTGTAACCAGAGTCCATTGTTGCGTAAGAAGTTGATGTATTTACAGAGTTACTTGCTGCAGTTCTGTAAGAAACCAAAGAAGCAAACTCACTTGTTTTTGTAACAGGTGTCAAACTAGAACCATCGTCTTTAGCAGCAGAGATAAACACAACACAATCTTTTCTTGTTTCTGCGATTGCAATAACGTATTTTGCAACAACTGATTCAACTTCACCAACAGCGATTAAGCCAACATCAATTTCTTCTGTATTGCTAAATTTGTCATATGCTAACTGTAAACCAGATTTAATAGCTGCATCATGCGCTTTAGAAGATGTTGTAAATCCATCAACACCTTTACCATTTGTCATAATTGCAATAGCACCAGTTGCTTCTGTTACATTATAACCCATCACTGCTGTATATGGACGCTTTAGTGTAATAAACACTGTATTAGCACCCATACCACCTGTTGCAACATTAACGGAGAATGCTGCAGCTGAAGATGTGTTTTGATATGTTACAGAAACGATATCATCAATGTCACGTAAATTCCAAATATATTCAGAAGAACGATTGATAACAGTTTTGTAGTAATTGTTTGTTCCATCTGATAAAACTGAGTCAGCAGCTTTAGATACGTTCTCAAATTTTTCAAGAACTGTACCTTGAACGCCAGTAAATTGACCAAGACGATCAACAACAACGATGTGCATTTCGTCTTTGGCAGCCGACAAACCTTGAGAGGTAGCATATGCAGATGTTCCTGGAGCAGCAACAAAACTATCAGCATATTCCCATTCAAAAACAATCGATACGATAGCTGAAGCGATTCCTGGGTTGCTTGTTAATGTTGCAGCAGAAGCAGATGTGATAGAAGCGATTGCTGAAGTTCCTAGCAATGTTCCAGTACCACCAGCTGCGCTATAAAACTTTACAACAGATCCAACTGTTGCTTGTGTAGTGATTGCGCCACCAGTAATTGATAATGCTGTGCTAGTTTGTGCGCCAGCAATAGTTCCAGTAGCAACTGTACGGAATGAATCTGCATCGCAAACAGAAACTTTAAGTGTATTGCCAAGTGATCCTGGATATTTTGCAACCCATGTTGAGTTTGGCGAAGATGCAGTTGAGTAGTTTGCGACGTAATCATCGGCGCTCTTAATTACAATTGCTGTAACGTCTTCTGACTGAGCATTTTTAGAATCAGAAGTTCCACCTGTTGTTGGAAGAGCACGAACAACGACCATGTTGTTTGAGTATCCCAAAAAGTTAGATGCAGTAAAGAATGAACGAGCGATAAAGTCGTTCACACCTACTGGTTTTCCGAATGTGGTTGCTAGATCTGCTTCACTGGCTAGTGTTGTTGGTAGCTCGGCTGGTCCCCAACGGAAAAACCCAGCAGTAGCACCAATGGAAGCAGCAATCTGAGGAATTACTAAAGAGAGATCTTTCTCTACAACTGCAACTCCTGGAGAAACTTGAAATGGCATGGCTATATCTCCTTGATACGATTATTAGTAGTTGTTATACAACTTTTTTGTTTCATCTATTTTATTTAGTTTTTTAGGATTTTTAGAAGTGTTGGTGTTCGTTTTCAGGAATTCCATCTTCAATAAATCCAAATGGTGTAAGTTCTTCTTCAATTGCCAGCATTTGCTTTTCGTACATCTCTTTTCTTAAATCGATGGCTTTATTGTGCATATCTTTGAAGTATGTATTGGTTGTCAACCAACCAAACAGAACTAATGGCATAACGAGGTCATCATGATATCCTTGGTCTGCAGCAAAAGAACCTCTAGACTCAATGAATGTAGTTATCTCAGAGATAGTATCAATATCGTTGACTATGAGTTTTTTCTCCTCAACCATGGCTTTAAAATTTTGACATCCAATACGTTTTACACGCTTATCGGTATTCACGCCAAATTGAACTTTACCTCCACCAAAACCACCAGAAACTACTTGTCCTGCTGTAGTTCTATTCACAAAAATGATGTTTTCATACATCAATTCATCATGTAAAATATAAGCTACTTGTTCGCTTATGTTAATTTCAATCAAAACAAAGGCATCATTATAGTCTCTTGCTACCTTATGTATCACATTTGGGTACAATATTGGACTCATTTTGTTATTTCTGTATTTACCCACCATTTTATATGGCGCTTCTGTCATATCAATAATAACAAACGCAGAATAATCATTCTCGACACCCTTCGCTACGTCTGCAATAAGAACATATTGATGATTTTTCTGAGGGAATGCGGTAAGATCTAGACCATCTTTTGAGTATATATAAGCATCGGGCGACATTTGCGCAATAGTATCTGCGTTGACAAGTGTAAGACTAGAACCCAAAAACTTACATAAGACTTCTTGATTATATTTCAATTCTCCAAGTTGCCTTCTTTGCTCTTCTGCCCACTTATCATCACGACCTGGAATTCTCCAATATGGAATAAACATAGAAACAAAATCATTACGCTTATTTTCAGCATCGTTCCAAAATTTCCAGAAGTGATTGTAACCAAGTGGTGTCGATGTAATCAAAATCTTAGTGGTTGTACCAGCAGAAATTGTTGGATAGACCGATGTGAAGAATGCTTCTGCAATAGTGTTGGGAATAATCGCTGCTTCGTCAATGTATAATAAATTTACTGACTTAGAACGAATACCTGCTGCAGTTGTAGCAGCAGTAAACACTTTGGAACCATTCTCCAGTTCAATGTCGCCTTTGTTCCATGTCGTAACACCTTGTTGCATCCAAAGTGGTAAATTTTCATACATGGTTTGGTATCTAGATAATATTTCTCTTGCAGTTGATGCTTTGTTTGCTAGAATAGCCACGTTTTTGTTTTGTTGAAACAATGTATACCAAAGAATATATGCTGCTGATGTTGTGGTTTTACCTTGCTGTCGACCTTCCATCAAAATAACTTTGCGATTGTCGTGTATTAATTTTATTTTTTCTTTTTGGCAATCGTATAATTTAAACATCTGAAGACCATGATCTAGTGTAACAATATAACAATAATTGTCAATAAAATACACTGGATCTTGAGAACATTTGATATATTCCTTAATATCCTCTTGTGTGAATGGTATGTCTACACCAGCTGCTTTGAGGTTCGCATTCGCATTATAATTTCTTGTCATTAAAAATTAAAATCCCACTCTTCAGTTATTGGTATCGGAGAAGTTCCTACTGCAGTATTTGATGGATCTACTGATGCGGTATATCTTCCAGTAACACCTGAAACAGTCGAACCATCAACATCTTTTTGCTCTTTGTTAATGTTTGCTGTTACTGTTCTTATCAGATTAGTTTCATTTATTGGTCCAAACATTTGTGTCTTCATTGTAAAAGTAAGTGTGTATAGAACAACTCGTTTAATTTCAAACTGCCCATCATAATCATCTTGTAATGTGACACTATTCAATATAGTTGGAACATCAAAACTATAACCCATTTGCGGATTAATATTTACTGTTAAATTGTAAGCTGGTGTGAAGAATGGTAGAATTTGCTCAACAATTTGAAGAGCATCCTCTTGCGTTTTGGATATAATATACATAGTTATACCCAAATTGTATGGAACAGGAACAAATTGTGTTCTTCTCTTTTGATCGTTTTCTGTATCTTCAACAACCAATTGATTTAAAGAATTTAATTTTCTAGTTGTATCGTATTGGAAATCAGTAATCTCAAATGTCATCCTTGGTAAAACAATTTCAACTGGACGATCTAATGTTGGATCATTTTGCGAACGCTGTAACCATTTTTCTTTTGGACCATACGTCATTGGAACTTTTACTAATTGATTTGGTGTTCCATCACTATTATCACGTTTGATGTAGACTTGATTGAACAATTTACCAAACACAATAATACTATTTCTTACTGTGGCATGATAGAAGTGTGAGTGATTAAGCATTCTTTACCTCGCCGAATGGATTTGTTTCATCAAAATCAACAAGACCAGTTCCTTCAGAATCGTATCTATCATTGTCTGATATGTCTGTTGCTGGATCGCCCTCTGTTTCTAGTTCATATTCTTCATCAGTTTGTTCGCCTTCAATAAATTCTCCATCCTCAGCACGAATCATATCAGTGTCATAAGAGAATGTTTCTTCAATGTTGTCGATTTCTGGTATTCCTGTATCCAGTTTTTCACTAGCATATTGGAATGTTTCAATGCGCAACTTAAACACATACAGTTTTCCAAGTTGATAAAATGGATCTTCGTGTTCTACGAAACGAATCTCAAATAATTTCTTTGTTAGGGGAAAGTAGATTAAATCGCCTTCTGCTGGACGAGAAGGAATTCTTGTTACACCATGTCTGCCGATTAATTGTTCCCATCTACGACGTGCAACAACAAGAGTTGCAGACTTTTCTATTTCTATGCCAAATTTTTGTAGAAATGTTCCTTGACCTTGAAAATCATCAACGTCTTCAAAATACATTTCTATGTCATAAGCTGCCTCAAATTTAGATAAAACGTCTTCTCCAAGAACTAAGTCTTGTTTTACTAGAACTCTTGGGATATAATATACATCTTGACCATAAATCTGCAATGATTCAACAATTATGTCTTCAAGAAGATACTGCTCGCTTTTAGTTCCTTGAGTGAAATATACATTTTTTGGCATTTCATCCCATCATAAAATCTGGTGGTAAAGAGAAAGTGTTTTGTGCTTGTTCTTCTAATTCTTTTATTTCGTCCATAGCCTCTTGGTACAGCTTATCGCCATCTAAAGTGACACCACCTGGAAGTTGAAGACCTGAAAACTTTTTAATGTTCGCAGCCCACTGTCTTTTAATAAGAGCAGTAGCATACTTTTTTAACCACATATCGTTCCAAACATCTGACCATGTTGTTGGATCCATAGCACGATAACAGTCAACAATAATGTATTGACCAGCATTTATTTCCTGTGTCCAATTCATATCAATGTATAAACGATTTTGATGTTTATTAAATCTTAATGGCTTTGCTCCATTCAACAACATATCTAATAAAGCAATATAATCTCGAACAGTGTTATAGTATATTAAGGATGTATTTGTTAGATCGTAAAGATCATTTAATCTTAATTGATACTGTAAATTAAACAGACCAGAGTCGGCTCCACTAACATTATCTCCACTAAATGGTAATATATTTCTAACACCAATAATTAAATCGGTTAAAGGTATATAACCATCAGAAATATTTTGAGATGTTACTAGATGTTTTAGATAAATTCTCTCAACACCATCGTAATGAAACTCTTGATAGAATTGCAATGCTTCGTCTATGCGATCGGAAACTTGATCATCATCTACGTTAATTTCTATAACAGGATGACCAAGTTGTCGCAAACAATAATCTGTAAAAGTATCTCTTGTTGTTGGGATAGCCATATATTACGCCTGTGCTTCAGTCCATGACATACGAGCAGCAATTTGTCCTGGTGGTGAAATTACAACAGTTCCGTTAATACCAGAAGTTGCGTTTCTTGAGAAAGAAACATCAAAATTACCAGCAGCCTTAGCAGTAACAGAAAGAACAACGCTACCAACTTGAATACCACCTGTTGATGAAGTCACAACCCATCCTGGCGTAAAACTTGTTACATTATCGTATGTAACAATTGGCGAACCAGTTGTTGTTGATGTTGGAGAAGTAATTGCTGGTGTTAATACGTTTGAACAGCAAACAGTAACAATATCTGGACCATCTGGAAATATACCAACTCCAGAATTCAATGTTAATGTGTTAGACAGTCCACCACCAAGAACAGAATTGCCTAGATCTCTAATTTTATCCAATTCATAAGACGTTGTTGAGTAATTCAATCCACCACCACCCTGATCAGTGTAGAAAGCGAAGATCGTTTCACCACCAGTAATCTGTGTTCCATTTGGATGGTATGCGATTTGCGAAAGGGAAGATCCACCAACAGATTGGAATGTTGGCGCATTAGTAACAAATTTAGGATTAAGCACCATACGAACAAACAAAGCACCATTAGAAGTAATACCTAATTGACGCATTGTTAGCTGCATTCTGTTTATAACTTCTTTAACACCAAGCAAACCAGTTGCGCCATTATCTACTGATGGTGCCACACGAATACTCAAAACAGCATTAATCGATGATGTGTAGTTTGTTACATAAGAAGGATTACCAGCTGTAAACACTAAAGATTTGTCATCATCATAACGACCATCCATAATTACTGAAGTTCCCCAGTGATTTGCTGTCGGAGCAAATTGGTGTGTATGTAAAAATACAGGAATTGCTGGTCCATCAGTGTCGAAAGTATGCGTAACACCAGAGTTATTAATACCATTGGCATTTGATGACATTGCATAAATCAAAAAGTTTGTTATTGATCCAGTAGCAGTTGCGGCTTGACTCAATTCAATTGTTGAACCTGAGGAGTTGTAACCAGTAATATATGTTCCTTCAGGTATACCAGTTCCTGTTACGAAAGAGCCGACTGGCGCCATGTTGAGCGAATTTCCGATAGCATTTGTCGAAAACCCTTTTGATGTTGTAACAGTGTTACTTCCTGATGTTGTTGATACTGTTCCACTAGATGTATTAAAGTAATTAGAACGATAACCATCAATTGTTGCACCAGTCATACCCAATCCAGCGCCACGTTGTGTTACTGTGAATGTTGTTGCAGTTTTACCATTATATTGAACATATTCGTAATAATCATCACCACCTGGACCACCAGATGATAATGCAGCATCAGCAGATGTTCTTCCTGGATCTCCGATCAATAATGTTCCAGAAGATGGGAATGCGCTAGTATCGGCAACTGTTAGTGTAGATGTTCCAGAGTTGAATGTTGCAGTCATATATGTGTATGGAACAAATGTATTTGTTTCATAACGAGCTGGTAAATTACCAGATCTTAAATATGCTTCAGTGTTTATATTAGAGTTTACAATACGATGACAGTATATAACTCTTCCCTCTTGGTCTTTAAAACCAAAACGAATAGCACCAGCACCGTACCACGCATAATCCATAAACACCATTTGCATTTTGTTTAGGTCTAGCGTAAATCCTGATGGTCCATAACCATCGCAACGATCGATATTCCAAGAAGATTGTGGGATTTTAGTTTCTACAATTTTACTAATTGTTCCACCACTAATTGTTGTTCCACGATATTCTGGATTAATTCTAATTCTTTGGTCATTAATTACTTCCATTACACGATATGTTTGACCACGAACATTAATCCAATCTCCTGGAGTAAGTTGCTTTAAGAATTTGGTTTGTTTTGCTGCACCAAGAGTTGTCAAAGATGTAATTTGATCTGATCCATTTGTTGCTGCAATCAATCCAGAAATTTGCAAGACACTATTTCTACGAACTGCGGAAAGTGTTTGACCATCGTATTCTAAGAAAAATCCATTCGCAGAGTCCATCATACCAATAGCAATAGCAGCGCCTCTCCAACTACTTGCGCCAACAATAGGATAACCATAAGCAGTCGTTACTGATGGTGTTGATGCCATTTGATATGTGAATTCAAATTCGTTATTTACATCAAGAAGAGTAAATGTGCCATTATATGCGCTAGATGCTTGTCCTGGCTCTGTTGCGCCAGTTACATTAATAGTCAATCCTGGTTGTAAATTGTGTGGTTCTTTTGTTGTCGCTGTTGCAATATTTGCAACAGAAGTCAAAGCATCAAGTGTAAAGTTTGGTCTTAACACACATCCTGTTGAGAATTGAATTCCTTTACCAGATTGATAACGGAAATATCTTCTTGTTTGTCTCAATGCCTGATAATTGTGACTTTGTGTATTTGTTGAAAAACGAACACCACCATCAAACGGACGATGGGAGAATGAAGATTCATTTCTTGCATAACAACCCAAAGTGCCGATAGCTGTAATCGTTGGTACGTTTGAACCAGCTGCCATCAGTACACCAAATTTACGTGGGCTGTAAACAGCAATAACAATATAAGATGTTCCTCCTGGATTTGTTCCAGTAGAAAGAGTAGCTGATCCTGTTAAGTAAACAAGATTACCAACTGTCAAACCATGATTTCTTGCAGTCGTCAAAACAACCACAATATCGTTCGCTGGACTACCAGCTGCTGTTGCTGAGAAAGCAGCAGCGCTTGACAGAGTTATTTGCGCATTGCTGTAAAAACTACCAGCAAATACAGAAGTAATACCAGTGTTAAGAATTGAGCCAGTCGTTCCAGTAAACGCAGCTGAAGAACGATAGCGGATTTCCCATCTAGATGATGCGATTACAGCTGTTGTAAGTTCGATAAGATAGCCACCATTCGCTGCTGGGAAAAGTGTTTCTTGTATTTGAATTGGTGTACCGATGTCTGGGATTTTCTGTGGAGCGATTCTAAATGCTGCTGCTGCGATAGCAACTGCACCATTCGATTGCAATGTCAATGATGTGTCAGATTCAACAGAAGAAACGACACCAACAAAAACATCAGAAGAATTATAAAGAGCATATCCAGGAAAAACTTGCGTTAAAAATGAAGTACCAGCTCCAGTTACAGTTGTTGATGATGTTGATACCGTAACAGTTCCTGTTCCAGAAGTATACGTCGCATAAACTATTACGTTTCTTGATCCATTAGTAGCTTGGACATCATTAATAACAATTGGCGCTTGTAAATCAACATAGAATGATGGACGTCCATTCAATAGAGAAATATTTTCCCATTTAGTTGGCTGCGTTCCATATTCAAAGTCAGTATCAATTAAAGATTGTGGCGTTGACATGCGCATTTTCTGCACAGGATCCTGATATACCTCAGCAGGAACAATTTCTTGAACAGTATCGTCATACACAAATTGCAATGCATCTGACGCAGACATAGATGTCGTGTTGTAATTTAATGTAATGGTTGTAACACCATTAACAACAGTATAACCAGTAGCTGTTAGATTAGGGTCGCTGAAGTTGTAAATAACCTTATTGGTTGTCACGTTTGTGATAAGAACAAGGTTTTCTCTTTGAATTGCTTTTGGAATTACAACCTGACGTGACGCTGGCGTAAAGGTATAATACTGTTCTGTCAAGACTTTCTTAGCCATTTAATTGCTCCAATTAATGTTTCTCTTTTGTTATTTATTAGGTAAAATTAGTAATCTCTGTAAGAATCCATCCATATTCCATATACTGATGAACGAGATAATTCGTACCTGTTCCAGCATGATTAAAATACTGAAGTTTGTAAGTTACTGGTAAAAGTGTTCCAGGTGTATCGAAATATTTTAAATTCATGTCCGACCAAGTTGCTTCTTTATAAGACCAGCCATATTGATATCTAGATGATCCACCTGATTTTGGTGTTAAATTTGTATACCCACCACCATTTATATCACGAAACAACATAGTTCCTAACTGCGAACTAGCAGCTGCTCCATATGCCATAGTAGAAAAGAACTCAACTTCTATTCTACTATTTATGTATTTTGGTGTAATCGATAGTGTTAGTGGTAAATCTGCTGGAGTTGTCGTTGCAGTTGAGATGTGAGATGTTGGCATTGCGCTAACATATTTTTTCTGAACTACAGTTGGTGATTGCACTGCCAGTGTTAATTGATCAACCGATGGGGGGATTACTGGATTGTCCTGATAACCAATCCAATTTGTTCCACCATCAAAGGTTATGAACTTAAAAACATCAACACGGAATGGTAATGATTGAAGTGATGGAAAAATTTGATTTGCTGTTGATGTTCCTGTATTAGGAAATTTTACATTTGTTAATGCAGAGAAATTCAAAACTCTACTACCAACAACATCTTGATTAAAGTATACAGTAACAAGAAATGCTCCATCCGTTGATGATGGAACATTTGTGAACGTGATGCCTGTCGCATTCGCAGCCATAATAACATTATGGTTCTGGTACGAACAATCTATCAATAGGTTCTGGTTGGAATAGATGTGATTTGTTGTTACAAATGGAGTGGCAACACGATTCGCATAAATCGTATTGCCAACTCTTAGATCATTTTCTATACCAACATTTCTACCAAGGGCGACATTGCCGCCATCGGTATTAATTTGATTACCTACCTGTAATCCATTTTGTGGTAAAGTTTGTTTCATTCATTATGCTTGTGCTTCAGTCCAACCAACACGGCAAGCAATATCTTGTGCAGTACCAGTGATGTTTTGGGCGATAATATGAATAGTATCTGGACCATCTGGGTAAATTGCAGCGTTACCAGCAGTACCACCACCACCGAGAATAGAGTTACCAAGATCACGAATCAACGACAAGTCTTGCGCTGTAGTTGTGTAACCAGAACCAGATCCTGGGTTGGTATAGAAACCACCAATAACTTCACCACCAGAAATTGTTGTGCCTGTTGCATAGATAATATACTGAGCAAGAGAAGAACCACCCTGAGATACCCATGTACCAGCAGTTGATGGGGTTCCGTTCAACACAAATGTAATCAAGAAACGACCATTAGATAGAACACCAGTTTGACGAAGAACCATTTGCATACGATTCACAAGATCACGCGAACCAATCGCAGAAGCTGCAGATCCGTTAGAGACGAATGGAGCAATACGAACAGCCATCAATGCGTTTGTTGCGCCGATAGCAATATTGATTGTTGATGGCATACCACGCAAGAACACAAACGATTTATCGTCATCGAAACGACCATCCATAATCACCGATGTGCCCCAGTGATTGATTGTTGATGCAACTAGTGGAGAATGCAACTGAACAGCTGTTGGTAAAGTTGCTGAGTAGTTAAACGTCTGAGCAGTTTGACCCATCGGAGCGTATACTAATGTAGTTGTCGCTGAAGATTGAGCAGCACGACTTAAAGTAATGCTCGAGTTAGCAACAAAACTTACAACATATGTTCCTTGTGGGAAAATACCAAGAGATGGCGCAACCACAAATTGACCAATCTGAACACCTGATGTTGACGCTACAGTTACTGTGTTAGAACCAGTTGTATGTGTAGAGCTGATAGAACCACCACCCTGACCACGTGTTACACCAGCAAAAGTAGTTGCTGTTTTGCTTGTGTAGTTTACATATTCAGTTTGAGTATTGTTACGAATCATCAACGTACCTGTTGATGGGAATTCGGATGTTGATAACACGTTAATTGTTGTATCAGAAGAGCCAATAGTTGCTGTAGTGATTGTGTTTTTGCTAAATGTATTTGTCTCATAACGAGCTGGCAAGTTACCAGATCTCATATATGCTTCAACATTAAGGTTATTATTCATCATTCTGTGACAGTAAGTAATATTGCCATCAGCTGTACGGAATCCCCAACGAATAAATCCTGCACCGTACCATGAGTAATCCATGTAATACATTTGCATCTTAGAAGAATCTAAGACGAATCCAGATGGACCTGTTCCATCACAACGATCGATATTCCAAGCTGACTGAGCAATTCTTGTATCAACAGTTTTGCTCATAATACCTTTAGTAAGGTTAGCCGAGCCACGATATGCTGGATAGATTGTCAAAGATGTATCAGAGTTTACTGTAAGAACTTTATATGACGAACCACGGATAACAACGAAATCATTTGGTCTTAGTTGGTTCGAGAAATAAGTTGTCACACCATTAACAGTTAAACCAGTAACAGTGTTATCATTAGCGCTGACAGAAATAAAACCACCGATTTGATATGTCGAGCTACGACGAACAACATATGTTCCTTGACCATCGTGTTCAAAGAAAATACCATTCTGTGAATCAAACAAACCAGTGCGGTTTGCGCCACCATACCAGCTGTCGATTGTTATTTGAGGTGTTCCAGATGCAGCAGTTACACCTGGTGATCCGCTCGCCACATACTCAAAACGATAACGATTAACAACACGTGTTACAGTATATGTTCCGTTGAATGCTGATTCAGTTGCGCCAGAAACTTTAATCGCAACTCCTGGCTGTAAATTATGCTGAAATTTTGTATATGCAGTAATTGTAGAACCAGAAGCAGTTAATGCGTCAATAAGAACTTGTGTTTTTAATGTTGTTCCTGTTGAAACTTGAACACCCTTACCAGATTGGTAACGGAAATAACGACGAGTCTGACGAATCATTTGATGATTGTGAGATGGTGTGTTTGTTGAGAATGTCACACCACCATCAAATGCGCGATGGTTTGATGTTCCTGGAGGACGAACATAAATTGTATTAGCTGAACCAGTTGGAGCACCTGCGTTAGCTGTTACGTCTGTATAATAAGTGAATACAGTTGGAGATAAAACAGAAGCGACAAAATGATTACCATACTGAGAGTCGGTTGCACCACCTGTTTTGCTATTAACAAGCATAAGTTCGTTACCAATTTCAAGACCATGAGGTAATGATGTTGTAACTTGTTGTAGCTGACCAGATGGAGCAGCATAAGTTGGTGTGCCACCTAAACCAGCGCCTGTGTAGAACTGAGCATCATAAATTGTTGTTGGAATATTTGCATCATTGATGTCTGTTGATGGCGTATCGCCAGTAACCCATGCTTCTGACGCTTTGTATGTGAAAGAAGTACCACCTGGAACAGTTTCAATTAAAAATAATCCGTTAGCAGGTGCCCACTGAGAATCTTGAATGAAGATACCTTGACCAACTGCGAAACCAGTAGAAGAAGCAACAGTAACAGTAACTAGACGAGAGCCGTTGGACACTGTCAAGTTGGTGATAGTTGTGGCAGACGCTTGCGAACGACCGAAGTTAGGACGATCGAGGTTGATAAAACATGATGGACGATTATTAACCAACGATAATTGTTCCCACTTAGTTGGCTGTAAGCCATATTCAAAGTCAGTATCAATTAAAGACTGTGGTGTAGAAACACGGAATTTTCCTACTGGATCGGTTAATGTTTCACCTGGAGTGAACTTGCTTTCGTATTCGTCAACGATAACTTGTAGTTTATCGTTTGCGCCCATTGAAGTTGTATTATACTGCAATACAATTGTTGTGATTGCATCAGAAGCATAACCCAACGCAGAACCACCAGATGCATGTGTATATGATGTTGCGGTTAAGTTTGGATCACTGAAATTGTAAATAACAGTATTTGTGGTTACGTTTGTGATCAAGAGCAATTGCTCTCTTTTAACCGCTCTTCTAAGAGTGATTGTTCTCGTAGCTGGGTTAAAAGTATAGTATTGATCAGGTAGGACATTTCTTGCCATGTTTAGTCTCCGTTGATTATTAGTAGTCCAATATCTTCTATTTAGTTGTTTATGAAAGCACTATTGGAATTGCTCTGAATATTTTTCGTATCTCAGTGCCACCATTGCTAACATAACTTCCTAACATTCTTCCATAAAATTTTTGAGATCTTATTGGTGCGTCTTTAAATGTTATCGTATTACCAGAAATAGAATAACTTCCTTCTTCTTCTGTTTCAAATTCTTGTTGGAATACATAAGTTTCATATATGTATTGCGAATTACCAAATGGTTCTTGTATTACACTCCCAAGCGATATCAAAAGAGCATGGGCGTTTGTTGGGTTGACTGCAACAGTATTCGCAGTCAACGAAAAAGTCTTTGTGACACCATCAAACGATTTTGTAATATCATCTAATACAGTAACAGTCGACGCATCTTTTAAATTGATCCAGTTTTGATCAATTTCAGCATTCGACAGGGGAGAACCCTTGGTCGTATCCCCTGTGTTACTTAGCTGTCTTAATGTTAGATTACCAGCCACAGTAAAACCCCTTTATTAAGGCGCATTAATTGTGATTGTCCAAGTAATCGCTAATGTGTCTGCTGGGTCTTTGTTAACAACAGCAAAAGTAGTACGACACAACATTGTGCCAGAAGAAGAAGCATTAAAAATACCTGCTTCTTGAATACCTTGGGATGTTGCTGGGTTAGATGGCAAGAAAGTACCAATGTATGTTACTACGTTATTTGTGTTTGACGCTGCTGGCGAAAATGCAACACGTGTACCAACTTCTGAACCAAGAGCAGTATCACCTGCAGCTGCAGCAGTACCATTTACACCAATAGCCATATGCGTCATAGCAGCTGGTGAATTTGTTGTTGTTTTCAACATAGAAGCAGCAATAAATGTTTTTCCTGTGTCAACAACCAAATTCTTGATTTCTCTCTCGTCTTTGATTTTGCCTTCTGGGCTGATAACTTGAATCTTCAAGCGACCAACGGCAGCTAAGTCTTCGTAAATCATTCTCTTTTTCTCCTTAGATCTATGGTAGGAATCAAATTTCTACTGTTTTATTTATAAAACTCAAAATGTTGAAGATGTAACGCTTTCTGAATAGTCTTCTGCAAAATATGTTTCAGAAGGCGCAGCGTATGCTCCAACAGCCGAAAATTTTCTTACAACACCAGCAGAAACTGCTGCTGGAGATTCGTTCAGTCCCTTTGTGAGACCAATCATAATATTTACTGGAACAACCATTCTCTCAGTTACATAGTCGTCCCAATATTGTGTCAAATCATTAAATGGAATTCTTATCTCTTCGAAATCATTCCAAATTGATGTTCTATAAGAACCAGCTCTTTTGTTGTATTGAATTGCTTTTGAATCAACTCCTCTAGCAACATCAAATTTATAATTTTCAAATTCACCAAACAACAATTGTCTTGGATCGAAACTTAAAATTTCGTTGAAATCTGTATATCGTAATTCAGAATTATCCCCAAGTGGTTTTGCTGTCGATTTTGGTGTTGTCTCAGGTGTATTTAGATTTTCTACCAAACCCTTCGTTGGCGATAGTGTCCTTACGTCAGGTATTTGTAAAATCTCTGATCTACCTTTGGTAAAAGATAGTACTCTACTATCAGCACTTCTTAAAAATTCAACAGTATAATCTGGATAGTTCTGAATTAAATCATTAAATGGATGCAACTCTAGATAGTCTGTCCAAACATCAGCAATTTTTTGACCAGCAACTTTTGTATATTGCATACTGTTAGTCATCGGCACTCCAACAGTATCAACTTTGGTCGCTGGCGAAAACTGTTTAGAAGGAGCAGAAACTGCAGATAAGTTTTCAACAGGAAGTCTATTTGCGTTAAACACACGAGTAAACAAATCAGAAGAAACAAGATACTCAAGTCTGTACTTAGAAGGTAACTGTTCTTCTAATTCTTCAAATATAATATGCTCTAAGTATCTGTCGAATTTTGTTCTTGCGAATGCACTGTTATCTGATCCGATGGCACCATATGTTAATAGAGCAACATCGTACGTTCCTCTAATAATTTCATATGTATCAATATACCTATTTACTGGATCAAATCCTGCTTGTTTTGTAAAGAATGCGCCTTTGGCGTCGGATGTTGTTACAGTATCTAATTTATAGTCTGGATATTGCGCATACAAATTCTCTTCATAATTACTGAAAAACGGTATATAAAGTGGATTATATCTTGTAAAGTCGTTTAGCGCAACATCACCAACACCTTTAGATATATTCTTTATAAAAATCTCAGGTGTTTCAATATTTTCTACTGGTAGTTTACCATAGTTAAGAGCAAACTGTTCCCCAATACGGATAATTTCTGTGGTGTATGATTGATCAAATTGTTGTAATAAATCTCTATTGAAAAATAGGTCATCATCAAAATAATTAAGAATACTTTGAGTGCGTCCACCTTGTTTATTAAACTGGTTTGCTCTTTGATCAACTATTTTACCAATATCTACTGTTGAATCTGAACCACGATAATAATACTGAGCCAATTCTAATGAGAAAAACAACTCAGGAAAATCATTCCATGTTGTATAATATGAACCAACATCACCTGCAGCAAGTGTAACCGATTTTCCTAATGTTACTGATGCTGAAGTGTGGTCATTTGTTCCATACAATAAAGTAAATAATGGTCCACCATTTACTGATATTAAAGCAGAATCTGTGATTGTGATTGTATCTGAAAATGTACGTACGAAAGAAATAAGTTTCGTTACGAGGTCACCAGCTGTAGATGTTTCAGGTCTTGTTGTTGGTTGATATTGAACAAGCTCTTGATCGTATACTGTACCGAATGTCAATTCAGCAAAATCGCTCCAGAATGCAGCAACTGTTCTTACTGGTGCTTTGGTGAATGTTTTTGTTCTTACATCTGTCGCATTATAAAAATCTGTTTTAGACCCAGGAACAAATCTAAGCAACAACTCTTCGTCCATAATTGGATTACCAAGTGCTCCAGATTCACCGATTGGTAATATTCCTAGGAAATCTCTAAAGAATGATCCATTTCTTGAATCACCACCAAATATCGATATTTCTTTTGAGAATGTTTCTGGAACTTGTAGAATTTCTGATGGGTTTTTGCCATACTGAAGTCTAGCATCATCCATCACTCTGCTAATCTCAGTAGTTCCTACAGAACCCCAATCAAATAACATGTCCTCGTCAACTGCTGTACCGAATGTTAATTCGTTAAAGTCTCTCCATGTATACTGATAGAAGAATAATTGTCTTTGAAACGCACGAGCAACAGTTTCTCTAACTTGAACAAGTTCAGTTCTTCCTTCTGTGTATATTAATACACCACTTGGTCCAGAATGATAAAAATCTAATTCGTTGTAATCACGCCAAACATTAATTGAGTTATATCCTGCCGATAGTGCGTAATTAAATGTATCTACATCTGGTGCTGATGCTGTTTCTAAAGCAAATGGTTTTCTCAATACCTTTACATTAGGATCTGAAATAGCAACAGTGTCTCTGTTTACCTTAATACCACCAAGTGTAGCTCTAGATGAAACATCTAAAAGAGAAACTGTTTCTGGTTGCGACTTTGGTAAAAATTGAGCAAGATCTTGATCAAAAACACCAGCGCCAAATGTCAATCCAGCATAATCGTCAAAGAAACCTTGAGCATAATATCTTCTAGCAGTTTTTCCAATAAATTTACTACTTGAATCTGTATACGTTGCTCTATCGCCACTAGAGGTTTCTCTTAATGTAAACAACAATTCTTGACCCAGAACATTATGTCTGCTTAAAGATGGTGGACCAACTTCAGCTACATATGGACCTGTGTTACCGAATGTAATTGTAAAATTTTGTATAGATTCTGGATCGTCGATTGTACTATAAGTGAAATCAATAAAATCCGAAAGAACAACAGTTCTTGGCGCAGTTGGAGTTACGGAAAAATTAGTAACTCCAATAATGGCACCCGATGATACTTGTATTTGAAATGTCGCAAACTGCCCATTTGGTAAACTTACTGTAAAGTTGTCATTGTTTGTATAACCAGTTCCACCCGATAAAACAACTACATTATAAGATGTTGTTGGAAACGATGTAACAAGAGTAACACTCAGTGATGCGCCATATCCACGAAGATTGACATAGGTTTCTTGTGTATAAAATAAATCTGCGAAATCAAAGAACACTTTTGCTTTAATATCGCCAACTGTTCTCTGTAATAATTTTCCAGGAGAGTCGCTTCCTACAGCAGTATCTGCTGTTGATCTTACATACGAAACAGTTTTAGTAAAGATATCTCTACATTGTATCAACTCATGATCTAATTGATATGGAACTCTCCAAAATTCTTGAGCCAATTCCTGATCTATATCAAGACCAAACGACAATTCATTAAAATCTGTCCATGTCGCATCATAAAAATATGTAAATGGACCGATTCTTTTTCCAACTGTTTTTGGTGCAGCATCAGCTGTCTTAATTATCTCTGTTCTAAGATCACCATAATATTGTGCTAGTTCGTAAAAAATTCTAAGATCATTAAAATCTTCCCATACGCTGTAGCGACTAGCGTCTCCTGCTGCTTTTGTGTACTGTAATGTATCTACATCTGTTCCTCTAGCAGTATCTGCAAAAGAGCGAACAAACGAAACAAGTTTAGCAAAACTATCAGTAACACTTTGTGTGTCAACTGGTGGGAATGCCTCTGGATTTATAATGGCGCTGAAATATAAACTCTCAGCAACTCTAACATAATCTGCTAATATTTTCGTAAAATATTTCGCAGTGCTAGAAACGCCAAGAGCAATATCAGTAGTGTGCGCTTTGGCAAGAGTTTTTGTTAATGTCTGAACAGCTGCAGCTGTGTCATTTGGTTGTCTAATAAATGTGACAACCTTACTGAATGCATCTGTTGCTGTTTGTGTATCATTGAATGTTCTTGAAAACGTAAGAACTTTCGTTATTGTGTCAGACGCAACTTGCGTTTCAGTAAATGATCTAATAAATGATGTTGTTTTGCTAAAATTATCTGAGGCAGTTGGTACCTCAAAAAACGCACGATTGTATTGTTTAATTGTTGAAATGATATCTGCAGTATCAACAGTATTTGCGCCAGAGTTGAAACTGCGAACAAACCCAACAATCTTTGTAAATGTATCTAATGCATTGTTAGTGTCAGAACGATTGGATCCAAAAGATCTTGTTGAATTATCATTGGTCGTTACTGGTTGATTTGTTGTTGGTCTTTGGAATTGTTTGGAACTAGAATCTGATCCTCTTGCAGTATCAGAATATGTTCTGATAAACGACGCAACTCTACTAAATGAATCAGATGCTTGTTGAATTTCATCAAATTGTCTACCAAACGAAACAATTCTTGTAACTGCATCGGTTGCTCTTGATTGATCAGATCTTGGTTTAGATATTGCTCTTTGCGTTAAAGAGGAAGCTCTAGCGACATCATTAATAAATCTAATAAACGAAACAACTTTACTTAATTGATCAGCGATAGAAGAAATACTCAACTCAGAATTACTGAATGATAAAATTCCCATTTCACCAATGAATTGATCAGAAGCAAGAATAAAATCTTCAATCCTCTTAGTGAATATGAATGATCTACTATCAGCGCTTTCCACCAACTCAGATACTGCTTTATTAAACGAAATAAAGTCTGAATCGCTCAGACCATATGTATCTCCAAAAGGTTTAGATGATAATTTGGAAAACAAATCCGAAGATACAGTAGAATCCGATTTTGCTTTTGTTACATAAAACTGTTTTATATCAGAAGTTGAGACTATATCTGATGTTTCTCTTATAAACGAAACAACCTTTGTAATGTTTTCTGAAAGCCCAAATGTATCAGAAAAGTTTTTACCAACAGAAATAATTTTTGAGTCTGAAGAACCAGAAGTTTCTGTAAATGGTGCTTTAGAAATAGTTTTCGCTGATTGATCAAACGAAGCGATTGTATCAGTATATGTTCTGTGATATTGAACAACACGAATTAATACTTCGTTTAATGTGCAAAGATCGTTATATGCTTTCCCTAATGTTATTGCTGTAATGCTATCGCCAATATGAACTGTATCAATTGCAGCTTTTGTGGCTTTGAGGGTTGCGCTGTCGATAACAATTCCTGTTTCGACCAACGTAAGAAGTCTGTTAACAATATCGTAAGCAACTCGAACAGCACCTGCGCCAACTCTTGCATTTGCCATGGCTGCGCGAACAGCTGCAGCTGGCATAGCAACTGCCTTTTGTACTGTTTGTCTGAGATTTTGGGAAGATAGTCCCTTGGCTTCCGAACGAGATGTAGCCGTAACCTTGTTAGGTGTACTGCTTATCTTGTTTGATTTATCGGAACCCTTGGCATTTGACATTTTTATTTGACATTAATTAATAGATACTGTAAAATAACAGTGTTGGTGTTTGATCTAGTAAAGTTATTTATTTACAACACCATTCTGATTAATTAATGGGCATCAAACTTGAGTAATCTGTGGGGATACAATAACAATACCTTCGACTGGTCTTGTTCTATATGTCTGAGCATCAACCATTTCGATGTCGTAAAGGTATCTTCCTGCCTTCAAAGCTCCAGTTTGATTCGCAGTTAGATTAAGAATTACTTGTCCTATTGATGGATTTGGAACAGTAATTGTAAAAGTTGTAGCTGTAGAAGATGCATATGATTTTCTCATTTGAGCTGTAAATGAATACCCTGTCAAATTTAATGGTGTTATTCCATTATCTGCATACAATGTGATCCCTGTGGAGAAATCTGCTCCTTGGTCGATGTATAATGCTTGTACTAGTGCCATTTACTTTTTCTCTATTAGATATTTGATCAATTGTTTTATTTCTTTAATATCTTCTTTGATATTATCAACTTCTTGTTCCATAGTCAGAATCTGTTCCCTTTTTGCAGCATTTAATGCAGCTTGGGCAAGGTACTGTTCGTACCCTGCTTTGTCTGTGTTTATAACTACACCAGATACTAAGTCTTTTTGTAAATTAGAAAATCCCTCAACTTTGACAAAATTGTCATTCATATTAACACCTATTTATGCAGTTGCAATAACTCTCAAGTCTTTAACTTGCGGAACAAAAGCAGGATTTCTAGATCTCATAACAATCTTAATCACAGCTGTATTAAATGGTGGTAAGTTATCTGCGGTAAACGAATGATCAATAAACTGATTTGGATTATCTGTTGTTGTTAATTGTCCTTTACCCGTTGCTAGAGGATTGCTACCACCATAGTTTGTTTGATCAGCATTAAGTGAAACATCAGGAATAATTCTGATATACAAATCATCATCAATTGACGCTTGATCTTTTTGGTTCACATCAGTAAGCGTATGAGTTTCTGTTACAGCTGTAGCAGTAATATTAATTGGACTAAATCCAACAGTTGCTCTACCTATTTCAATAGCATTCTGATATGTAGTTGCCAATTTAATCGATGTTGTTGTAATTGCAACAGCATAATAAACAGTTCCTGTTCTCAATCCACCAATTGCATTTGCTCCTGCATTATACAATACAGCAGAACCAGTATTAAAGTTATGAGCAACTGGGAAATATATGATATCATTTGTGCTGTCTACTGCATAAGGATTCGATACTGAATTATACTCAGATGATGTAAATTGTAAAGCAGCAGCAGAGGTAGAATTTCCTGTGTTAGAAACTTTTGCATATACTTCTAATTCAGAATTTGGTGGTGAAGTAAATGTCAACAAGTTTGTTTGTACACGAGAAGACAATGTAGGATCAACAGCTGATGTTACTGCTTGATTCAACTTAATAACAGGATTAAAGAATGTTACTACGTTGTTGTTTCCGTTAAAGAAGAACGAGTTAGTGAAACCAACAACTGAAAACTCATCCAACGCACTTAGTTTTTCAAGAACAACACTCTTATTGTCCACATTTACACGAAGAACACGTCTAATGGAAGCTGGTCCAAAAACAAACGAACCATCATTTGTGTTATAGAATTTTAAGTAAGCATATAAACCTTGTTTAATATCAGACAAATTATCTAAGAAAATTGTCATGTTATTAGTTGAAGGGTCAATACCACCAATGTTTGTATTTGTTAATGTAACTGGATTTAACGCAGAAGCCTGAACGAATGCGCCTGTAGCATAAGAACCTACACGTTTTGTAAAATATGTGTTTTTAGGTGCTGAGGTTACAAAGGTTCCAGTTGGTATCGGTGTTCCACCACCACTTGTTCCATTATATGTCACATAGTCACCAACGTCAATCTGCTTAGTCTTATCTTGCTGCGATATATCAAATGCAGTAAAATAATAAACAGAACCTTGCGTAGACGATGGAATGGCTGCTTTCAACGATTTATCTATTGTGACGTTCGTTGATGCGATACCATTAACACGTGTCCCCTCTTGCAATCCTGGACCATAGATATACATACCATCAACAATACCAGTAACAGCTTGGAAACCAAGAACTGTTGTTCCGATTGGATATGTAGTAGAAACCAATGTTCTCTGATTAACAATAGTTGGGTGTTCAGAAACTCTTGAACCAGATTGGAATTTTACTGGCAGCGATACTGTTGGAGTTGATTTGTCGACACCTGTGTTAGAAGGAATTGAAGCTGCAAGTTGAACTTTCAACAGTTTAGATGTATTCTTAAATTGAAGTTTTCTTGTTATATATCCAACCTGCGCACTTCCTTGTCTATTGTCGTATTCGGAAGTATATATTTCTGTGCCATCAAATCCAGCAGATGCTGAGAAGTAATTAGAATTAATACTTTTCGTTGATACTGGATCATCAATTCTATTTTGTGTGACGATAGCCATCGTTCTGTCAAGATCGATTACTGGCGATAAGAATTTACTTGATGATGAAAGTTGCAATCTCAACTCAAAAGAAGAATCTTTATCCAATAGAATGTTTTCGTTCGCTTTATTTAGAATTACTCTTTGAGTATTGAAATAATTATTGTCATTCAATACAACATTTGTCCAAGAAGTATCTTTAACGTGTGGAGTTTCAGATCCATGTGGGCTTCTTCCTGATGTTGTTTTTACTTGCCCTACAACTTCAGTTGCTTTAAAATTGATTAGAGAAACTGCTGGATGTAGAACAGTAAACATCGCATTTCTTGTTGCAACAATTTGATCGCCACCGAAATTGCCAGAAGCAGAAGCAAGAACAAATGCATTATTTGATGTAACTCTAATACTGTATAAGTCGTGGCTATACACTTTTAGAACTTGGTATTGAATTGCATTACCTGTTGGAATAAATGTTGATGTTCTAATATCAAATTGTTCTGGAATAAATGTTTGGCTGTTAAATAGAATGTTGTCGAATCCATAGTTTTCGCCACCAGTGACGTTTCTATATGAAACATATGCGCCAACAGACATACCATGATTTGGGTGCTTAACAATAACCTCGCTTTTACCAGAAGTAACACGGAAAGGATTTAATGCAAGAGCGGTTTGTTTTGTTGCTCTCGCAGCATTACTTACTGTTTCAACATCATCTGTTCTTAGAGAAAGATAATTTAATCCTGTTGTGGTTCCAATCAATGCAGCAGTTCCTGTAGCACCTGCTGTAGATGTTGTATTAAACACTGCTCTGTAAATATTCATCTTTAATGTTTGTAATGGAGCTGGTGTCCATGTCGTCGAGTTTTGCGACTTAAACATACTTCCCATAGTAGGTATTTTTATTACTTTACCTAATTTTACTGGACTTACATCAGTTTTTTCTAATGTAGCAGTAAACATTTTATATTGTGGACTTGCTGTTGTTATTGATACTGCATATTCCGTACCATTTCTTACATGGATTGGAGCAGGAAATCTTATTTGCGTTCCAATACTAGCGTCTTTACTAGTGTTGATTTGTGAAGGATATACAACTTTTTGAGCAAATGGTAATATGTTTCTTGTTGGGAAACCATTTTCAGTTGTTCTTACTTCAACAATCACTGGAAGGATCGCGTCTTTTGTTTCAAAAAAGACCTCAACTTCTGTGAGGAAAGAGCCTTCAGAATTTGATGAATCTTCATTCGAAACTAAGAATGCTTGGGCTAATGGATCTCCACCACCACCATCGCCTACGGGTGGAGGAGGAGGATCTGGTACATAATTGAATGTTGTTGTATTCGATAATTGCTGAATAAATGATCTATCTCTAGTAACAGCTGTTGTTCCGATAGAAGCATTTCTCACACCAAGCACACCACCAGATGCAGTATCAATTATACCAATAGCAGAATAAATTCCATCAGCGATTGTTGTTCTTGCTGCTGGTGTGTTGGTTGAAGAATCAGTTAATGTAAAGATTCTTCTTCCTGTTAAGAATTTTGGAGAAGCAGCATTGTTAATTAATTGACCAGATGTTAGATGCCAAACGCCAGCAATACGACCTGTTCCTGTAGAAACAAGATTTCCTACTGGTGGTCTCTCAACATGATTAGAACCTCTAAGTTGTAGTGTCAACACACCACCATTTAGTTTAGATTTTCTAATTGTTCCTTCAACCACTTCGCCTGCACTAAATGTTCCACGCACATTAATTACGTGAAGCGTGTCAAGCACTCCATCAGGTTGACCTGTTGATGCGTTAGTTGATTGTTCATGAAGAATTACGATAGCAGTTGCTCCAGAAGTTCTGCCTTTAATAACCTCACCTTTTGTAAAGGCAGTAACCTGAGAGTTTGGTACAATAATAGAGCGAGCTGTATCGTTTAATTGATTAGTAATTGTTAATGCTGTTGGTTTCGTTTCTGTTCCAGAAAATACTGAAGTAAATGTGCTGGTAAATCCGACAAGATCATTTACTAAAGTACCCATAAATGTTCTTTCATAATTTGATGCAGAACCAGATACAATCGCATCTGTATCAAAAGTTAAAAACACTTGTCTTTCTGTATTAGTTGCGCCATATTGATATGGAACTTCTGCAAAATCAAATCTTCTAGATGCAAGAAATAGTCTTGTTGCTTGAGTACAATAATTTGTTACATTAGTTTCATCGCAGAAAGCATATAATCTTGTTGCTGCACGAAGTCCTGTTCCAACAAAAACAACTGGTCGAGAACGAATATAAGAAATTGATTGTTTTGCTGTAAGTCTGCCATTTGTTTCTGTCAATCCAACAGTCTCTGAAATTTCAGTCTTTAATCCTCTTCCAGTTTCATTAACTTGTTGAGTAACAACTGTATTTGTTGCTGTCCACGTACCACCGCCATCTCTCCAAGAAGAAGAAGAAACAGCCGTAATTGGACGACCAAGTGAAGAAATTTGCCAATTGTTCCAAATAGTACCAAAGTCAACACCTAATGCGTCGGCTTGAGCAGCGACTGAGTCGTATGTTCCACCTTCGTTTATTACCAAATCTGCTGGAATTGCAGTTTCAATCCATGTATCTGATGATGGATATAAACCAACAACACCAGCAAACGGACTCTGCGCAGTAGATGTAATTTGCGTAGACTCGGTCGCATATGGCTGCTCCATAATGATGATATCATTATTTTCTCGAATTAGTGATTCTTTTCTAGACAATTCTTGTGTAGAAGCCTTTGTTCCTTTATCAATAATTGATTTGATTTCATTTTTATTCTTGTAGAAAAATTCAGCGCCAGTAAAATATGGAAGTGTTACAATATTTTCTGCATGTAATCTGTAACCAGCAGCGTTTCTTTCTTCTACCGTCTTGGCGACTTCAATCAAATCGACACCAATAGTGTTAAATGCTGGTCTTAATGTTTTGTTTATAATATCGATAGAACATTCATAATCTATGTCATTAACATTACCAATTCTATGACCACTGAAGTTGTCAACAACAAAACCATTTTTAAAACGATCTAGACCATCTTGATCTTTAATGGAAAATTGTGATGTTTCTCGCTCGAGATTACTAAGTGTAATCGCTTCTTCAATTACGCTTACACGTTTTTCAATTCTTGCGATATCCTTCATCGTAAATCTACGATTATCGATTGGTTTTACAATAATGTTTGATGTATTAGTTGCGTATGTGTATGGTTTATATTCTACATCAAACAACGGCATGGTATCATCGGGTGTCGCAGGTAATTGCGGATTATCTGCAGAAACACCCAACACCAAATTGAATGCGCCATCTTTGGATAAAACAATTTTATCTTTTCTTGGTAGATAATACGCAAAGTCACACTGAACGCCATATCTTCTTTGTGGCAAAGCGGAAAGCGATGTTGTTCCCCCATCAAATGTGCCAGAATCATTTACACGTGGACGAAAATCTAAGACATCTCTTAGACTTACTGTTCTACCAGTAACTTTACTGTAGAAAGTTGGAAGTTCTTCGTATAGCAAATCAGGATACGAGTCAACAGAGAAGTAGTCACCAGAAGAATGTTCGAAGTATTCAAACGTAATTCTAATTGGACCTGCTGGGAATGGTACCGATTTACCTTTAATTAAACGACCAAGATCATAATGTGTATCACGTTGACCATTATCTAATATGTAATTATCAGTAATATCAACACCAGATCCAGTTGTTTGACTTGTGATGGAGTTGCCAAAAATTACTGCTGGGAATGTTTCGACTTTTAAAATACGATAGATATCGGCTTTGTTTAAGTTGATGGTTTCAATCTCAACACCAGATTGTAAATTAATTTCAATCGAAGACGATACAAGAGATTTTACTTTTTCTTTAGCATTAATTAGTCGTTTTAGAACTGGAGCAAACACTGTATAACTATCGTTTTGTAAATTACCAATTGTGTTTACTCTACTAGACGATGCTTGAATTCTAATAACAGCAGTATTTACCGTTGATGATGTTACATCATATACTGCAACTTGTTCACCAGTTACATTATTGATAACAACAAAAGCAGATGGTGTTGTGATAATTAATTGATCTGGATCTGGAACAGAAAGGTTAATACTTACAAAAGTAGAACCAGCGTCGCCAGAAACAATATATTTTTCAAGAGTTGTATATGTTGTATTATTATCTTGTAGAGAATTTCCACCACGAATAGTATATATGTCCGTTTTTGGCATGTCGAACAAAGAATCGAAATCTTCTGGGAATTGGTAAATACAATCAGCACGATTTAATGGACCAGAAATATTAAAGTTTGCCCATGTTGTTGTTTTCATTGCTCTATCGGAGCTTTGTAAATCACGGACAAAGAAAAATTGTGTTGGTGAATTAGGATACCAAACCATATCACCTGCAGAAACTGCACCTGACGATGTCCATTTAGTTCCTAGACCAGTTGTATCTACGTTATTGTTTCCTGTTGTTGCTGTTGTAGCTTGACCAATAAATGTTGAATTGTATGGTTGTGGTATAACTAATGCGCGAAAACACTGCGCATCACCACCAGCTGATGTTGATCCAAGAGACAGTGGTGTGCCGATAACACGAACTTTGCGGAAGTCTTCTCCTGGATTCATTTGAACATCCATTAGAGAAATTTTAGCAGTAGCACGCCCATTGATTGTTTCGCTACCCTCTAGGTAACGAATACGAGCAGTACCAATTTTTGATGTAGTAAGATATGAACCATAACCATTCGCAGCACCACCTGATGATGCGTACGATTGTAACGCAGCAGGGAATGTGGTTGTTGTTACGTTAGTAGATAACAATTTAGCAACATAGTATTCTGTGATAGAGGTTGCAGATGCTTGAGTATGCACAATAGCATAATTTAATTTTGCTGTAGCATTATTTGGTGTTGCTGTTCCAGAACCATCAGCTGCAGCTGTCATGGTTCCCAGTGTTTGACCAGTAGTTGGTGGAGTATCTACTTTAAATAAATCAACGATTTGATATCCATCAACATCAGGAACACCAAATGGTATTACATCAATCAAATTACCAAGTTTTGTTGGAATACCAGTATTTGAAACTCTATTAAAATCTCTTGCTTTCGGTGCTTCAATATATCTAACACCAGTTGTTGAATATTCAAAACCCTTTACATACGCTTTACCATTTTTTACACCAAATGCAACTTTTGTAGCATCACCACCAGCTTCTTCACTATAAACACCATAATCATATTTTGCTCTGGTTGTGTATCTCCAACGAACACCACCATCACTAATGGCTCCAGATGTATGTGTTGGTGCCGATGTTCCTGAAACGCCACTATCTAAACAAACATAATAGTTTGTAACACCTGTGCTAGTAACATAGTAAACAACATCGCCCTCTTGGTAATTTCTAATACCTGTCCAAACACCTTGGTCTGAGTTTCTATGTTCTTTTAGCTCTATCTCAAATGGCTGTACTGTATAATCACCAGATTCGTCGTATGTTCTTCTAGCCAATGTTTGTTGTAGCTGAGATCCACCTGAAGATGTAGTTGAATATTGTAAAACACCATTTCTTAATGAGAAAAGAGAAATAAAATTATCTGTATCGAAACCCAACTCTTTAGCAGACAAAACTAAAGTGATTTTGTATCTATGTGCTCCTGGAGCAGTGTAATTTGGAGAGCCAGTAGAATTATCTAAAAGAGAAGTATCTTCTTCTGGTGTTACTATACTCTCAACGATATCTAAACCAATCAACGCTGTTGGTCGGTTTGTGTATTTTGCAACAGAAATATATTGTTCGTCTACTTTTACAAAATTTCCACCAACGTAATATACGCCTTCTGCTATATGGGCAAATATACCAGAAATCGTATAATCTGTTACATTTTGTATTCTAATGCGATATGATTGAACTGCTGCTGTAGTAACTACACCAGTTACTGGATCTGTGTATGATGGTGCGGTTGTTCCACCATTACCATCATCTACAGCAACAACCGTAAATCCTAAAATTTCATTTTGTAAAAAGTTAGTTTCGCCGTTAACACCATTTGATAATATCTTAACAAATAATACAGGAGGATCGCCAGCTGTAGTAGATGGTTCGCCTAAAACAATTGTTGCTCTAACTCCAGATGTCTCACCAGTTATTGTAACATTGTTAACTGCTCTAATGAATGTATTTAAATTAACACCAGTATCGATTTCCAATGGCTCCATCTTAAGCGTAGTTGCTTCTTGATATCTTGCTTGTCCTGGAATAACTACAGATCTTTCTTGAAAAATATAATTACCAAGTCTTTCGATTTGTTTTTGTAAAATACTTTGTGTCTGCGTCAACTCTCTCGCTTGTAATGAATATCCTGGACGGAAAAGTACTTTGAGGAATTTTTTATCCTCATCATAATCGTCAAAGTATGGCGATTGATTAAAATTCATTTGCTAGTCTCCAATTGTTATCTTTATATTTATTAGAATTCAAGAACGAATCTAAATTTTTCCTTGGTAGTTGAGCGTGGTAGTGCGTTTCTATATTCGGTAAATATAATTTTACCAGAATATTTCTCAACTGTTGGGTTATATGATGCTCCCGTTCCCGTATACGTTAATGTATGAGCAGTTCCAGCACCAAGAGCAGTAAAATCAATAGCAACACCAGAATTCGCATTGGAAAGAGAGGTTGCTAATTTTAATTCGTTTGTTGATATTCTAATTATATAGTATGTATTGCCAGTAACTAATGCGCTTGCAACAGAAGGAATTGTTGTACCACCACCATTGGTGTAAACAACAGAATCTCCAGTCTTAAAAGGATGGTTTTGTATTGTAAGAATATCTGTACCAACACTAACTACACCAGAAGAAGAACCATTGAATGTGACATATGGACCGATGTAAAAAGATGCTGAAGAATCAGTCTTAGTGAAAAGTGTACCAGTAACAATTGGGTTGTTTTGTATTAATTGTTCAGTTGTTCGTACCAAGCCAACATACTTTTCAACATTTGTTTGTGTTAGAGTCTGACCAGACCCAACTCCTGGACTAATTGCGATGGCTGTATTAGATTGTGCGTTTGCTAAAGATGATGCTAATTTAATAATATCTACGCTTACTTTAATTACAAAATATATTGTTCCAGTGGTAAGACCGACTATACTTGTTCCACCATTGTTGTTGTATAGTAAACTATCACCAGTAATTAAATTATGAGCAATAGATGTAAGTTCATTTGTTGTTCCATTAACTGCAGTAGCTGCATTAAATGTCAATGTTCTTACAACATTAGATGTATCTTGCCTTACAGAAACAACTGTTGCTACTGGATTCGCAAGACCGCTTACTGCTGTAGTATAACGATCTCCAAACGATAACGATCCTAGTGTTTCGTTGTATCGATACTCTGTAAAATTTGTCAACAAAGTAGATGTCGCCCTTGTTGTTGTTCCATAGTTTGTTGGATTTTCGAGCAATCCAACAACTCTATACGTTAAATTTGGAATTCCTGTAGCAGAACTCGATGTGTAAGCTCTGAACGCATTTCCTCTTGTTGGGAAATAGTTATCTGTATTGATGTTATCTGCTTTAACGATAAGGAAATTTGGCTCTAGTTCTTGCGCCAAATCATAAGCGAATCCACCCTTTGGTGCAACAATCGCTTTCGCAGTCGCAGCTGTTGTTGGTGTTCCACCACCAGTAATAGAAACTTTGACATATGTATATCCTGTTCCTGCGCTCGTAACAGGAATGTACACAATCGCACCACTAGAAACAACAGGGGTTCCTAATGTTAAACCAGTTCCATCACCAGTAACTGTAACTGTTGGTACACTTGTATAGCCAGAACCACGACTAGTCATAACAATGGCTGTTATTTGTCCAGCAGCAGCTGCAGAACCAAGAACTGTTGGCATTGGGCAATGGTTTGTTGTCAAGTAATCATCAACATCTGTCGAACTCAACTCACCAAGATATTTCCATTTATAACCATCAGCCAAAGTAGAAATATTTGTTGTTGTAAATGTTGGTTTTGTGGTCGATGCTATTGGGTTCCCTGTCGAAGAACTTCTGTTGTCAATACATCGATAAATTTTATAAACACCAGCATCATTTACTAAAACAACATTGTTTGATCTTGCCAAAGATAATGGTTTTGTATTTACATATTCACCAGCCAAACTAACACCCGTTACAGTAGATCCATCGTAATCGTCTCTGTACATATCATAGTATTCGCTACTAGTCCAATTTACTCTACGAAATGCACGTTTAATCTCTGACCCTGTTAGTTTCTTAAGTCCAATTATGCCATCCCATGTTTGTTTTTCATCAAACAATGTATCTTTTGGTGATGGTGGTGATGTTTCATTGTTTGCTCCACCTGGAACAGTTGCCCAAGAAACTGGGTTTCCGAAATAAAAGTAAAGCGAGGTATCTCCAGATGTTACATTGGATGCGTAATTTTCGCAAGTCTGCGCTTTAGTTTTTTGTTTTACGATTGCGTATTGTGGCATGTTAAGATGTCGTCATTTCTGTTGTAATTGCGGTGTTCGTACTATTTATAGTGTTAGAAACAACCTCTGTGGTTCCAAGTATCTCATTTCCGTTGTTGGTAACGAAGTAATCGACTTCTCCAAACACAGCCATACCAGCTGGGTGAACCAGTTTATTATAATATGACTTCCAATTTTCTGGAGAATTTGCTCCTCTTACAACATAAGAATAGTCTTGATAATAATATGAATCTTGTAATTTCATAACTGAGTTTAATAATTGTTTATCTCCCTCGTAATTTACTGTAGATCCATTTGCAGTTGATGTTGTAATTGCTTTTGGAGATGCAGTCACACTTGGTCTGTACATACCCCAATACACAGTTCCATTACCGTCCCATGCGCCCACTGCACTTGTATTTACTGCTGTTGTCAATAATGTATTTGTGTAGATTCTAAACGATCTTGAAGAAACTGGAGAGACATAATAATAACCATCTGGAATATTGTTAGCAGACATCCCGATTATCTTTATTTGCTCACCATATTCCATATAATGATCTTCAGAAATAGTTATTGTAGTTGATGTTGATAATGTAATACCAGTAACAGTGTAGTTAAATCCAACCTGAGCTGTAGCCCCAGATACTAAGCCAGTTACGGTGTCACCAAAATCAATCAATGTGGCAGATCCATTTGGTGCAATTTTATAGTATAAAGAACGCTTAGACATAAATGTTCCTACTTCTGTAGAACCAACCTTAACTATTTCTCCATCAGTAAATGTTCCTGTGGTAGTTTTAGAAGCAAAAGTTGTTGGTAACAATAAAGTTCTAGATACATTGTGAATACCACCATCTAAAATCTCAAACGATCTAGCAGCACCAACTTTACTTACCAAAGAATAAATTTCAGCACCAGATCCATATCTGTCTGGAGTATCAATAGTTATGTTTGGAATTTTGTTATAAGATCCAGGAGATGTTACTGTGATTGTTTCAATTGGTCCAACTTCAGTTAACAGTGTTGGTGAATATACAATACTAAATTCCTCTATTCCAGTTCCAGTAACTCCTGGGTTTGCTAACAACCCAAGATTTGAATTTGTAGAATTGGGTATAACTTCAAACAACTCAGAAGCTGTGTCTAGATTTGTTCTACTAAAGAAATGTGTTCCAGAACCAACTGTTGTTAGAGTTATGTGTGTGCCAGCGATAGCATTCTCGAAAGATGTAGCCAATTTTATTGTTGTAGAACTAATTCTAATTACATTGTATACTTGCTCTGATGTTAAACCACCAATTGGTGTTGTTGCAACATAAACAACTTCTTCTCCGCTATAAAATGTATGCCCACTTGGGAAAGTGATAATACCAGTTGCTGTCGCAACACTAGCACTTGTTGTGCTACAAAATCCAAAATTAGAAGTCGTTCCATTTGAATTTGTTGTTAACGTAAATCCTTCAACTGAATCAACTTCAACTGTTTTTGTATCCTTTACATATAATGTAGAGCCAGTGGCTATTCCTGGACTTATTGTTCTTTGATCAACGTAAGTAACTTCATCGCCATTTCTAAGGTTGTGTTTATAGTTTCCAGGAGTAAACGCAAATTGTTCTTTATTGGTTGTAATTGGCAACAAATTACCAGATGCGCCAGAAACCACAATATATTGTAATCCAGAACCAGATGTTGTCAAATCAATAGAACGACCAATTAAAGCATCTGCCTTAGTTTCTGCAAGTCTTAATTGATTTTCGGAAACATAAATTAAAAAATATTCTTTATTGTTGATCAACCCACCGATAGAATCGCCTGATGTATTGTATACCAATGAATTCAAACTTTGAAGTGTATGATCTTCTGCTGTTGTAATAATATTAGAAGTAATATCAACACTCGTTATCAAAACTTTGTCGATAAACTTTCTCGAATCAAAAGACTTTTCTTTCACAGAGCCATATGATAATGTTTGTGGAATTGTTTGCAAAGAACAAGTTTTTCCTGGTGTCGCAAATGCAGTCAAATTAACAAAAGTATTTGAGACATAATTATCTTTAGATGATGCTAATCTGATTGTGTTTGCAGATATCGATTTCACATAGTATGTCACACTATCCGTTAAACCAGTTGGTAATGTTCCATTAAAATCTGCTCTTACTCTAACCCAAGAACCATCAGTAAATCCATGATTGTTAATTGTGATTAAGCCAGGAGAACCTGTTGTTACGTCTGTTGCTGGGTCAAAATATTTTGAGATTGAGATGTTTTTATCAATTACGCAACCACTTAAAGATTTGTTTATTGGATTATTGAAAGCAGAATTTACAGATGATCCACTTGTTATTGGGTTGTAGAACAATTCATTACCTGATATACTTGAACCGAATTCTGAACCAAGAGAAAAGGGAACCAACGAAGAAGTATCAGCAAGCGCATCCGCTTGTGTATTGTAAAATTTAATATATTTTCCATAATCGTTCATTCCCGTTCTTACGAAAACGTCTCTGACGTATGGAGAAATGTGTGAATTGTTTACTGTTGATGCATTGGGATTTTTAGTCAACAATTGTTTATCTGAAATTTTCTCGATAATGTAATCTGATCTATACAAAGATCTTACTGTAACTGTATAATCTTTTATCGTTGTGTCTGGAACAACATATCCATTTGGTGACCAAGCATTATAGAACTGGTAAATTGTTCTTTGTGTATCGCTCGAAATTTTAGTATAGTCTGCAAAATTAGAATAAAATATTAAATGTTTTTTCGGATTGTTTGCTGGCAGAGATGGAGAATAAAATTCTATAACTATTCTTGTATCAAATAGAGATTGATTACCTTGCGCTAATGTGTTGAATCCTAAATCATTAAACTCCAAAGCAAGAGAGGTACCATCTTCCATTTTATACACAGAGTCAGTAAAAACAGATTCTTGCATCAAAACATAATCTCTTGTATCTCTAGTATTGTAACTTTGCGTAGTAGTAGCATTATCAATAATATTACGAAGATTAACTTCGAATGGTATATCAAAATAAACATTCAGCTCTTCTGGTAAAGAGAACCCAATCGTAAAATATTTTTTTCTATTTACATTATATGGACCACTACTTCCACTTGTTACACCAAGTGGTCCATTAATGGACGTTGTAGCAAGTGGCTGTGAATCATAGTATGCTTGCTCATTAAACACAATTGTTCTTTGTGTGTCGAATTCATATGCAAATTTAAATTGCCCAGATCCTGTGCCATCACCATAATAAACAGAATTGTCTTTAGAAGAAGCTACCATCAAATTCGATCCGAGGTTACTAAATTCTGATGGACCAGACACATATGTTGATGTGTCGCCAACATATGCTGCAGTTACGTATTCTTTATTGTCATATTCATCGTAGTATGCTGGCTCGGCAACACAGAATAATTCTTGCGAAATACTAAAATCGGCATAATCGTCCCAAGATCTGTATAAACGTCCCGTTCCCCTGTTAATATCGTCTACCATTTGTACAGATTTTCTTTCAACATATAAACGAACTTCAGCGCCATCTGGAATATCGATAGAATTTACATGTTGTTTAATTGTTGTCGTAGAATTTTCTAAACACAAATATGGGTAATTAGTATATCCCAACTCTTCTTCTGCGCTAACTTTATCAACCTCCAGTTCTAGATTAACCTGATCGCCAGTAGAGAAAATATCACGCTCCATAACGATGGTGTCGGTGTTCTCATTCACAGATTGGTATAAGTATACTTTATTGTCAACAGTATATGGATATGTTGTTCTTAAGTTTGTATCAGCGTCTGTTGGAATATTTGGGTCTAAGTTATAATTTAAAGATAAATCTCTATTACCACATGTAATTTTTCTAGCATAGATTGAGAGAGAGGAATCTTCTAACGATGATGATGTATAATCAACGCCAGATGTAACATGACCACCTGTTAATGCGCTAATACGATTGATTGTTCCTAATGTCGCTGCAGGTGTGATTGTCCTAAACAGTGAATAGTTTACTGCTTCTCTTGTTGTTCCATATGGTATAAGTTTAATGTTATTGGAATCTACAACATAACAATAAAATAATTCTTCATTTTGAACTCCACCAGCAATATCTGAAATTGTTCCTGTTATTGGATCAGCAACTGTATTATATTTTACGATTTCATATTGTTTGAATCCATGTGATGGAATATTAATTTGATTTGATGATACTGCTGTTCCTGGATCGAACGAATTTACTTTAATCGTTTTGTCGTATTGCTCAAGTAAAAATGTATCATTAGAACTATATTCGGCAATATAATCACTTCCATCTTCATCTAAAATTTGAGCAGAACGAATATCGAACTGAACTGGCATAAGGTAAATTTTTAAATTTACTTTTGAATTTTTAATGAATGTGAATTTATATTCCCATGGTCTTGTGGTATTAATGTCATGACCATGAAGTGTATTTCTTTCTCTAATGTATATGATTGGTCTTGTTTTACCAATATTATTTTCACAAAATGGATATAGATCGCTTAATGTATCTTGACCGAATTCATAAACACCAATCTGTTGCAGTTCTGATAAATTTCCAATTTTTTGATCTAGTATTTTAATATCATTATGCTTACCAACTAATGTAGTAACTACTGGTGGATTTGTTGAAGATGATCTTTCCGTCAATGAATATGATACAAGTTTATTATAATCGAGTTCGCTTTCAAATGCAATAACAACACATCCTGGATCTGGTGGTGTTCCTTCTGTGCAATAGTTATATCCTATCCACAATTCTTCATCGTTTAGTGTTACAGAGATTCCCTCATCTCTAGCCCAATTTAAAGAAAAGTTTGACTCTGAACCAACTCTCGATAAAATTGGTCTAAACAATCCCTGATTATAGGTATAAGAAGATCTTGTATAGGTTACAACTTCTGTGTTTGTTCCTGCAGTGTTTTGACTTTCCATCAAAATAGCAAACTCAGCTGAAGAAATTGATCCAGTATTTAAATTTTTTGCAGATTCGTCAGCTATTTTTAAGTTTTTTACAGCAATCTCAGAACCAAATGTTCCCATTTCCTGACGGACTTCAAAAGAATCTTCAAATAACAATCTATCTTCTGGTTCATTCCAGAAGAATGCAGAATTTTCGCTAACGAGATCTTTGTTAGTTGTTTTAGTAATTCTTGCTGTTGCTGCAATCTCACCAGTTGCTGGTGTTCCAAAATTAACTGTATCGAATATAGAATAATCATTTCCAACATTTTCTATAATCAAATCCCTTATGGTGCCATTTAAGATACCATCAATTTTTATATTTTCAGTATTTGAATCACTATCGTATAGGATTGCTGGGTCGCCCTGATTGTATCCTAGTCCTGCATAACTGTTTACTGAATTTATTGTTACCTCACCAAGCTGCGCATATAATGTAAAGGTAACTGAAACACCTGCATTATTTACTGCATATACGATTGATGATGAGGAGAAATTTAAAACAACATTATCTGCTGACAGATATAAAATAGAATTAGATGGCTCATAATCGACAACTCTTGCTCTTACTGTTTTGTTTCCATTTAATGGGTCGATCTGATAAATTTCTGATCCAACAAGTTGATCGATTGTTCCAGAGGATAGAGTGTTGAGTTTAATCTGGAAGATTTTTTCCCAAACACCAGCATTTAATTTCAAAACATCTACTTTCGGTAGATATACTTGCACCTCATCTCCATATAAAATTCTAAAGAACGATTTAATCGAATCAATAGAACCTTTGGAATTATAGAACTCTACAATGTTCTTTAAAACAAATTTCTTATCGGCTGCTACGACTTGTGGAAAGTCAGGTAAAAACAAACTGTAAAATATAGAAAGAATATCATCGTCAGTTTGTTCATCAATATCGTTACTTAAATCCAGATTTCTAATAATGTCTAATGGCTTATCGTTCTGTTCTAGATATTGATAGTATTTCTGCAGAAATGTGATGAATTTAGCATAATCTGAACGTATGAATTCAGGTGCTTGATAATCAACAACTACTGATGGATTTGCTTTTACTGTTGTCATTTGATTAATGGTTTTCTAATATCTGGTTCAGCCAAAACAGAAATATCATTATTTAGAATTGTTACAATTTGATTTCTTACACCAGAAATGTCTTGTGTTGCAGGTTCTGCTTTAATTTTACAATTATCTGTCAATAGAGAAAACGCAGTTGTTGGAATTTTAATCGTTCCACTTTTATAATCTACTGTTCCGAATGTTGAAGAATCAATAACTTTATCACCATTCACATAATGAAATCTTCTTATGTTCGAGTCTCCGTCATCTTCTAGGTAGTAAGAAGTTGAATCATTAAATAACCTAAACTCTGTGCTGGTAATTCTTCTAATTGGGTTTACAAAATTTATTGTATAATTAACAGCAGTTTCTGTGTTAATATTTAATATTTTGTACAGAGAAATTTCTGTGTTATTATTCAAAATAGATTTGTTTGTATAATCAATTTGTCTAGCCAGTTTACTTCTTCTAAAAATAGCATCAAAATTATCTAAGTCAGAATCTCTATAATTTACGATACTAGAGAAAACATTTGCTTCTAGCGTCTCTTTACCTTGTGTTGTCTTTGATGGGTCGTAGAAAATTTTTGTATCAACAGCAACGTATAGATATTCAGGATCAACGAACTCTGGTGTAATACCAACTACATTTTTCTTATTCAATACTCTTGAGAGTTCGTCTTTTAATTGATCCGACAAAACAAGACCATTCGTTGGCTTTGCGCTAATGTATACTTTACCATAAATTGGTGGATCATTTACATCACCTCCCCAAGCGGATATTGCATCGATATCTGAATATTCGTTCAATAAAATATTCTTGTAATCTTCAGCAGTTACTGCACGATTTTGTGTGGTAAAATATTTTGCAGCATTAAAGCGGATCGATTCTACTGTTTCTTCTGCTCTACCACCAGATGCTTTTTGCACTAATGTTATGGTAGAAGAAGAAACAGAAAACCCAGCGCCAGTTTGTAATGTAAAAGATGTAGCATTATTTGCTGATGCTGCGCTTGATACTAGATAAGAAATATGAACAATGTTACCATTGAGTAATTTTTTACCAATAGTGTCGTCGCCAAATACAAGTTGATAATAACCTTCTCTCGTCATCTCTAAGAAGTATGTTTTGTCGGTTGAAGATACTGCAACTATTTCATCAGCAAGAACATATGTATCTCTATTTGCGTTTACTCCACTTGTTTGAACTTCTACTAGCAATGTTGTTGTGTCGATATTTTTGTTTGGCAATATAAATTTATTTTGATCATTTGAAACAGTATAACGATATGTTAATGGTGTTCCTTCAACGATTGTTACATTTGGAAAATAAAACGTATTGGCAGAAACAGGAGGAACGATTACGTTTGTTCTGTTGTAGAATGTGTAATCAATACCATCGATTGTTGTAACGAATGCTGTGTTTGATGGTAGTAGTAAGGATTGTGGATTTCCTGTTGTTGTAACGCTAAGATTAATCTTTGCTATTGGAGAACGAACCGATCTTGGTGTGTAACCAAAATGCTTTGCTAATGAAACTACAGAAGATCTCTTGGTTGCAGTATCCAAATACATCTCATTGGCGACGAAATTAGCATATATCGCATTGTAGTGTGTATTATATGCAAGGATATCTAATAAAACGGAAAGAGACGATCCCTCAAAATCATAATCTGTAAATTCTGATTGAGATTGTAAAAATGTTTTTAAATTTGATTTTATTGAATCGAAATCTAGTTCCGTGACTCTTAAGTTTGATGTGTTAGCCATTTATCGTGTTCTCTCTAAAGCAAAGGTTAAGTCTTCTACAGTTTGAAACCCTACGATATTGTACGTTATGCTTATCTCGCATGCATTGTTTTCGTCCTGTAAATTCACATTAACATCTAGTAATCTTACTCTTGGTTCATAACTCTCAATCACGTCAATAATACCACGTTTCATAGAATTTGCTGTAAGTGGTGTTGCTAAATCGAACAACAACGATCTAACAGGAGAACCAATTTCGCTGTGAAATGGTCTCTCATAGTATTGTGTCAATATCAAATTTTTTACAGATTGTTTAACAGCTTCTCCGTCCCTTTTTACTGCAATGTCTTTTGTGTTTGGGTGTGATGAGAAGGCGAGATCAAAATCTCTAAAAATTTGTGTAGTTCTGTTAATTGTAGCCATATTTGTTATTTATTCGAGTTATCCACCACCACCACCAGCATCAGTAATTGATGGCGGTGGTGGAGCACCAGTATCGCCTTCAAATGGTTCCACAGTTTCTAATTCCAATGCTTGCGCTGTAATTTCTTGTTGAAGTTCTGTCAATTGATTTGGATCAAGCAAAATAATTTGCTGAAGGATTGTAAACAAATCCTCAACAACAACTGGTGGGATTACTGTAGCATCTGGAATTTGAGAAACTTTCTGTTTAGCCAAAACTTCAAGGGAAGGAATGGCTTTCAATTCTGATGGAGAGTTCTTATAATCCGTAAAGATCAAGTCCAATAAAACTTTACCAGAAGATATCGAGTAGTAAGTTTTAAGAAAATCTTTCTTTAGATCTACTAGTGTTTTAACAGCCATAATATATTATCCGCAATCAACAGTTCCGCTTCCACCAACAAGAACGTCTCCACAAGATACTGGATCGCCTTCCCTTGCCAATGGCAATCCACCGCAAAACACTGTTGCGCTACCTGCAACAACTACAGGTTGAGCTGCCCCAGAATGTGGTCCTGGTCCATGACCAAAAACCCTTGTCCCAACAACACCTGGGACTCTAAATTGCACTCTAACTAGGGAGTCTATGTTTGATAACATAACACCACCACCAGCAGTTGTTACTGTAGCTATTGCAACTCTTGCCATATGTTCCTCACACTAAAAGTGTATGTCCATCGTTAGTTTTTCTATGATTGTTCATAGTAAACGCTACATTTCTATTCTTACCATTTTGATTATATGATATATGAATCCAAACTGTTTTAGGATCTGTGTATTCCAACAGTAGTTGATCGTGTGGCACTTTTGCTCGAATTTCATTAATCAAGTCAAAATGTTTCTTACGATCAAATGCTGTTTTCTTCAACACAATATCAACAGCCATACCTTTTGGATGTTGCGATGTTGCTGATTCCACACCAAGCAAACCTTTTTGCCTATAACCAGAGGTGATGAGAATATCGCTCTTTGGCACAATCTTAATAATGCTCTCAAGCACATTTTCTGCAAGTGCTTTTAGGTTACATACAATTTGTGCCTTCGTCAAACCATCTTGATCTTGTAATTTGTGTGGTTTGCTCGCAACACAAATATATCCTGGTCCACCACCTGGAATAAAATCTCCAAGATAGAAATTCGCAGACAGTTTGGTGTTGAGAGGAAATTCTGTAAATTCTTTAAACGCATCACAAGTAACGATTTTACCTTGTGGTGGTGGATCTTTTGGCGCAGGTGAAGTCTCTACAGAATTCGGTCTCGATTCATTTTTAGACATGTCGCCACTATTCTTTCTTTTTGATATAAATTCGCTCGGGTCTCCTTCTTCTGGTGTCTCAAACACAGAACCACCTGGAAGACCACGTGGTGGTAATGATAGATGATCAAAGAATGCGTTTACAGGTGTTTCTCTATCCGTTGCTTCTTTGAGTGTCAACCATGTAATTGGGAATGTCTCAGCAACTTCAGCTGCAAGAGAAATAGGAATCGTTACGGGTGGAACTGTACCGAGACCACCAGAGTTCAAGTTCATTCTTATACCACCAGACATACTTAATGTATTTGGTGTGCTTATATCGAATCTTGTCCCTGCTCTCTGCGCAACTTCACCGCCACGGAGATTTAAAACAGATTCTCCTAAGACGTTTACGTTTGTTCTAGCATAAATGTTTACATCATTAGCAGTAGCAGAAAGGTTAAGAGATCGTTCTGCTCTAACGCTTGTAGATAAAGTGCTTGTTGTAAACAAGTTACCTGCTGTTGACAAACTCATATTGTTTTCTGCTCTCAGATTAAACGTGTTATTCGATGTCATGTTTATTTTTTCTGCTGTTGATAGATAAAAATCTGATCCAACTTCCAAACGACATAGAGTATCAGTTTGAACATTAAACTGTGCGCATTTAATGTTCATATTTTCTTTAACAGTAAGGTCAAATTTTCCAGAAACACGCATCGTAACATCATTTTTTACAAGAATATTCGCATCTCCTGTTACCTCAATATTAGCATCACTTCTCATATATAAATTTGTTACACCATCAACTGTGCAATTGTGAGCACCACGAACATATATGTAACCATTTCTATCAATAATTTGATACCCATCACCAATTATTTTATTTACTTGTGTTCCATTTGCATCAATTTCTGAGAATGTTCCCTTTTTATGATATGTGTGTATTCTCTCATTATTTGGTGTATTGTCGAACTCTTGAAAATGACCAGCTTCGCTTTCGTAAACATGATTAAATGGGTACTGCGCATTGTATGGAGATTCTGGCTGATTCCATGTAGCTTGGGTCCAAGATAATGGCACCTTTAATGTTCTTGTTGAATCTTTTAGTCCAACAATTGTTTTTGATATTTGTTCATGGCGAGCAAGTCGATTAGTGTCTGGTTCGTTTAAAAAATCTTTTAATGGATATTTTGCAGAAGGATCTGAGAATCCATACTGTGTGTTTCCAGAAGAACCTGTGCTTGGTGTTCCATCAGGTTTCTCCTCTCCGATTGGAACTGCATCAGGATCCACACCTGGTGGAACATTTTGTGGTAATGTTTTTGGTTCGTCGCCTTCTAGCGCAGCATAACCGAGTTTATATAAACTTGTTGCTGTATTACCGTAACTATCTTGCGATTCTTGACCTTGTTTTAATGCTTGTGCACGAGTAACACCATCTGCGTGAGAAACGTGCAAATATCCAAGAATAACTTTTTTATCAGTTTCGTCTGTAATAATTGATAAACGCTTCAGCTCATCGTAATTGAATTTTGTCCATTCTTCCATAATCTTTTCTTGGTTTTCTGCATTTCCAAGAAAACTAATAACACTCGTTAAACCATCTTTACTCAACCAAACTGTATCATCTGCTAATTTAAAATTAGAAGGTGGATCGGTTTCGCCATTCGCATTCAACACTTTCCCAACATATCCCAAATTGTTTAAAGCAATACCAGTAAGTTGATATTTCCCAATTCGACCAAATGCATTTACAACACCATAGTTTTGCTCTCCGATAGTACCTGTTGTTGTAAAGTTTATTGGTCCATTTGGTTCTGATGTTGTCTCCAATCTAGCGACCACTATTTTATATTTTTCAACATCTTCTTGTGTCAATATACCAAGATATTGATCTGGCTTATCTGTTGTGTCTGTTTGGTCTGGTGTTGTGCTGTTAGAACCACCTTCGATTACAGATGGTGGAGTTTGAGAACCAACTTCACCATTCTCAGTTTTTAGTAAATAATCATCTCCATCCTGAATGTAATTTGTTACTACAGTTTTAGATTGTGGAATACCACCAACTGTTCCAAGCATAATTGGTTGTTGTTTCTCATCATCTCTAAAAAACACAACAACCCATGTTCCCTCTACTGGTCCAAGAGGTGTTTGTCCGATACCATTCATAGCAGCTGATGTTAGTGGCTGCATTGGATATGCCCATGGCAACATCTCTGTTGGTAAATCTTTTTTATTTTCCGTGTGTAATCCAACAATGCGAACTTGACAACGTCCAAGCATTGTTGGATCAAATCTATTTTCGACTACACCAGTATAAAGTATCATTCTGAACCTTCTTTTGTTAAATCAATAATCAAAGAATCTTTGAATAGAGACATATGTATTTGATGCTTTTCTCTATTTAATTCATGGCAAAGAGAGCCTATAAAATAACGACCAGAAAATGTTTTATCAAGAATGTCTTCCTCTTGATCTTTCTGACTAATTGGAGTTGGTCTGTAAAAGTAAACGTCAACAACATCACCAACACACAAATCGCTTCGACCAGGAGCAGTAATATCAATATTAAATGCGCTCATCTGTCCCATTTGCATAATATTTTTAAGATACCATGTTTTCATTCTATCCGTTTTAAAATTATTAAAAGTTTCTAATGCTCTTGGTTGAACATCTTGAAACGCAGTAACTGTTGATGCTAATTGGGGCGAAGACAATGGATATGGGTTGAGGTGATTGTGTTTCTCAAATTCTTGTTGATAACCCATCGTTTGAACATTATACGTTTTCGTAACAATTTCATGTGTTATTAATTTTGATTTGTAAAGTCCAGATTGTAATCTTTGCATATAGTCAAATGCAGTATTAATACGAACGGATGTTATTCTTTTTAATGATTCAGCAATATCACGTGTTGACCCACCACCACCAGAATCGGGATCTCTTGTATTGTTGTCGTATATATACAGCGTTTTTGGATCTTGATGTAACAATGTATCTATTGATGCGAAATTGAACCCTCTATTGTTTTCAAAAAATAAAAAATTTGCTGCATCATTTTCCAGTGAAACTGCTCGTTTCGTTAAGAAGTTGATGTTAGTAAATGGTGTCCAAAAATTTGAGACATATGTAGATGTATTTTTGGTTTTCTCAATTAGTAATGGTTTTTCTGTTCTTAACTCATTGACTAATAACTGTCTGATAATTTTATCAATATTACCAGCAAACCCTTTACTCAGTTTAAAGTTAAGATCTCTGATAGTTTCAAACGAAACAAAATGTAAAGTGTATCCAACAGCACGCTCAGCTGTATACTCACGATCTGTCATTTTGTAAATATAAAATTCTTGCTCGTACAAACCATCATTATCGGTCATCGATGGTGTCTTGAATGTTATAAGAAGTTTTTCTTCACCAATCATTGGCATCAAATTTACCAAATCTTGGGCATCATTTAATGTGATATTCCCAGACATTGTTGGTGAAAACATGTCTTCGTAAATATTAATGTCTATTACAAAATTAAAGACATCAAATATGAGTCCTCTTGCTGATGCGATCTTGACATCAATTAATTCATAATCGCCAGCAGATTTTAGTTTTTCAATTTCAGCCATTACTTCATGATCTCTCTAAATTGTCTAATTACTTCACCAAGAATATCTGGTTCAATAAGTTTGATTCTTCGTTTTTCTTCGTTCAATGCTATCTCATATTCATAGTTTGTTACTGGTGTTGCATCAGCAACACCAGCTGCATTAACGAAATCGGAATTCACAATGTAACCATCTGTTGTTACATAATGTCTAATAGAATCTTGCGATGCTCCATACTTTTCTTCAATGTACGCTTCTAGTGATTTTTGTTGCATTGGAAAATCATTTATATAATCATATCTCTCGTTTGTTAACATAATTACCCAATGATACAGTGGAGTTCCATAAAATTTTTCTGATATCATTTCTGGAGTTTCGCCATCTTGAATATCATATTCTTCATAATATGTTAAATTTTGCAATAGATTTGATTTGAGTCTGACATTTGTTATAATATCAGAAATTAAATACTCTTGTTTTTCTTCACCTAATTGTGAAAAGTCAATAACAGCAATTGGAAATTTTGAGAAATATGACATATTAGAATGATGGTAGATTTGGGTCTTGGAAATTTTGGGATGTAAACGATGGCTTTCCGTCTGGACCTTGACCTAAGAAACGCTCCTTTGTCATTGTCTCTAGTTCTAAGAAATTCATGTTAACATTTATTTGTGTTGGGAAACCATCTGAATGTGTCGCTAGTTGTCCGTTTGGTGCATAGTTTACTTGTAAGTCCGTAAGAACGCAAGTAGATATTCTGTTTAAATGTGGGTGTTCTTTGTCACCAAAATAATACACAATATCGAATTCAGAAGGAAACAAATACAACATTTTGTTTACATTGTTTTGAAATTCTGGATGCATAAAAAATTTAAATGTATTGATAATTCTTTTAACATTTGCTGCTTCTTCTGGTGATCTTGGCGCAAATTGATAGTTGAATGTAAATCTACGAAACTCCATAGATTTGAATAATTGTTCTTTTCTTGGATTTGGTGCTGCTTTGTATAACGCAGAAAGCAATCCTCTTGCTGGATTAACTTCTAAACCTTTAATTACTGCTGCTCCAGCACCAGTAGATGCAGCATTAGCTGGTCCTGTTCCAACCTCACCAGCTGCGCCAAATATGGCACCGAGTTCTTCTTCTCCATACGTAGCACGATAACCAACTTGAACTTCATTTGGTACATGAAGAGCAATCGCACTTCTCAATCTTTTAATTTTTTGTGTTGCTTGCAAACCACTTATACCTGGAGCATTTTCTAATATTTTTCCATAACCAACTGCTGCGCCACCCGTAAGACCACCACCAGCTGCGCCCTTTATAGCACCACCTGCGCCAGCACCAAGAATACCTTTTAAGAATCTTGTTACGCCACCCTTTTTACCGATACCACCTGCTCCTTGCTCAGCGCCAGCCTTAATTCCATCAGCTGCCCCCAAAACACCACCAACTGCACTAGATCCCGTAGCAGCAGCACCAGCTGCGTCGCTAATACTTGCTTGTTTTCCCTGTATTGTGTTTTGCTCAGTTTTATCAACATCTCCAACTATGTCAATTTTACCCTCTGTAAACACACGAGATTGTTCTGAAACATTTATGTAAAAAACAACATAGTTTAGATACTGTTGATTGTAAAACTGATTTGTTGAGGATTCTCTCTTCTCATTGTTATTTGTGAAAAGATCTAACGGATACTGCAAATTATCAATTTTGTATTTTGATCTATCGAGCGTACCTTCTCGAGACACTTTTGTTGTTTGGGGTGCGTTATTGCTAGTTGCCATATCTTTCCTAAATAGAAGATTACTGTTATAATACTATTTATTCATGTTTCACAAAGGAAAATTCAGACCAAAAAACCCACAAAAATACGATGGCGATCCAACAAACATAATCTACAGAAGTAGCTGGGAGCTTCGTTTTATGATTTGGGCTGATACAAAACCATCGGTATTGAAATGGAGATCCGAAGAAACTGTAATACCTTACGTTTCTCCAATAGACAACAAGATACACAGGTATTTTGTCGACTTTCAACTACAGGTAAAGACATCGAGTGGGGTTTTAAAGACGTATCTAATTGAAATCAAACCAAAACAACAAACAGTACCACCTGCGCCCCAACAACGTGTCACTAAAAAATATCTCGAAGAGGTTATGACTTGGGGTAAAAATGAAGCAAAATGGAAATACGCAAAAGAATACTGCAAAGATAGAGGTTGGGAATTTCTTATTCTTACAGAAAAAGATCTTGGTATAACAAATAATTGGTATAGGACTAAATAATTAAATGGCTACAAAATCTACTGGAAAATTAGAATCTATCTTCAATGATAGTGCTTACGATCTTACTGCTGCAAGAAAATCGCAACAGTGGTTCACAGCACAAATCAATAAATTATCTAAAGCAACACCACAAAAAGTATTAAGAGATGGCACTATCGTTTCAACTATGGTGCCTGGAAGTTTATATTTATTCTTCTACGATCCGAAACACAAGGACACTTTACCATACTATGACAGATTTCCTCTCGTTTTACCTTTTAGAAAGGTAAAGGGTGGGTTTTATGGTTTAAACTTCCACTATCTTCCACCATTATTGCGTGTTAAGTTGTTAGATAAACTTATGATGTTCTCTACAACTCCTGGATTAACTGAGACGACAAGACTTAAATTTAAATATCAACTTATCGCTGGAAGCGCAAAATTTGCTGCAGCAGCACCATGTGTGAAAATGTATTTAAATGATCACGTGGTAAGTAGACTTGTTATGATTGACCCAAAAGATTGGGTTACTGCTATGATGTTGCCAGTGGAAAGATTTACAACAAATAAGCAAACTGTTTGGGCAGATTCAAGAAAGGTAATCTAATGGCATCGTTAGACGCATTCATAGCACAAGTAAAATCGGATGGATTGGCAAGAGATAATAAATTTTTGGTTACAATAACACCGCCACTCTCTCTAGTATCAGGTGCGCCAAATGAAAAATTAAGATTGTTTTGTCAATCTGCAACTTTACCTGGAATTAATTTCGTATCAAATCCAGTATTTACTTTTGGCGAGCAAAGAGAAGTAATCTATAACAGACAATTCGATCCAATTAGTTTTGAATTTTTATTAGACCAAAACATGGATATCAAAAGATTTTTCGATTCTTGGCAAAATAGCATCGTAAATCCAGTTACCAGAGTTGTTAATTACTACTCAAGATATATTGGAACAATTGAAATATATCAGTTAGATGGTAGTCAAAAAGAAACATACAGATATGGTGTCAGATTACATGAGGCATTCCCCAAAACTGTTTCTGGGGTAACATATTCAGCATCATCAAAAGATGTTTCTAAATTAACAGTTTCTATGGAATACAAATATTGGCTTCCAATAAAACTTCCTGGTAATGTAGCGGAAGCATCTCCAACGTCAGAAAGATCATTCTCTGTTGGAAATGCACCGACAGGATTATCCATTGCTGCTGGAGATATACTTGATGAAAATGATACACCTTATGGAGAAATAGAGACATAATATGAACACTGATACACAATTAAGCAAAGTATTTGAAATTGAAATAAATGAACCAGAGAAAAAACAGGATATCGTTTTACCAGCAATAACAAATGATGATAAAATTGAAAACGATTTCGATCAATCTAGGCAAAATTTAAATATACTATTAATGCAAGGTCAGGATGCGTTGATGGGTGCATTAGAAGTTGCAAAACAATCTGAGCACCCAAGAGCATATGAAGTTGTTGGTAATTTAATAAAACAACTTGCTGATGTAAATCAACAACTTATGGACTTACATCAACAGAAACAAAAACTAGATGAGCCAAAGGGCGACGCTAAAAAACAAGTGACGAATAACAATGCTATTTTTGTAGGTAGCACCGCTGAGTTGAATAAGTTAATTAATAACATGTCTAAAGGAGAATAAATTATGACTTTACCGATTTACAAACATCCAATTTATACAACAAAATTACCATCTAATGGTAAAGAAATTAAATTCAGACCTTTTCTCGTAAAGGATGAAAAGAATCTTCTTCTTGCTCAACAAAGCGAAGAAGAATTGACAATGATTGATACAGTTAAGGGTGTAATTCAAGACTGTATTATCGATAAGAAAATTAAACTAGATGAAATGCCAATTTTCGATATCGAATGGTTGTTCTGTCAACTGAGAATTAAATCTGTTGGAGAAGAAGTATCATTATACTTCACATGTAAAAATACTGAATGTGGGGAAAAAACAAAAGCATCATTCAAGATCAATCCAGAATTGATTAAATCAGAAGACCATTCAACCAAAATCCATCTTTATGATGATGTTGGTGTTATTATGAAATATGCAGATCCAATATTGTTGAGAGAAATTATTAAGATGGAAGAATCTGATCCAAATCAAATGTTAAGAATTGTTGCTGGTTCTATTGAATCGATATATGATGCTGAATCCGTATATCCTGCAAAAGATCAATCAGAAAAAGAATTGATTAAATTTATTGAAGCGCTCCCAAGAGATTGCTCAAATAAACTTAAAAAGTTTTTCGAATCTACACCAAAATTAGCACAAAAAGTTTCCGTAGTATGTCCAAAATGTGCAACCAATAATCTATATCTTGTTGATGGAATTGAAAATTTTTTTTAATAAACCTTAGTCATGAAAGTCTTGTTAATTATTATAAGACGAATTTTGGGTTAATGCAACATCATAAATATTCGCTTGAGGACATCGAATTTATGGTACCCTACGAAAAGGAAGTATATGTTTCGTTGTTGCTGCAGTATTTGGAAGAAGAAAAAGAAAGATTAAGAGAAAGAAATAGATGACGATCTTAGAAAAATTAATGTTTAAAGGTTCCAGTAATCTATCAAAAGATTTTGAAGATGCAGCACAATCATTAAAAGAATCAGCCAAACAAATGGCTTCTTCTCTCAAACAAACATATAATACTAAAATTAGACCAGCATTAACTGGTGGTGTCGAAGGCGCTGGTTTGACTGGCGCTTCGTTTTTTAATCAACTTGGTCTTACTGGTCTTGCTAGTTCTTATAAAGAAAAAAGAGAACAGGAAGAAAAAGAAAGAATGGGTATATACGGTCCATCAGCTTCATCAGAAGAAAATGAAGCTGCTTCTACAGATACCGAAAAAGCCATTAAGAATGAGAAAGAAGATGAAGCCAATACAATAAGACAAGAGCAATTAGAAATTCAGAAAAAAACTAGCGATGATATAATGGCTCTGTATACAATTACAGACGATTATCAGAAAAAGATGCTAGAGAAAACAAAGGAAATGGCTGAATCCCTTAAGACTATTGCAGAAAAACCAGCTGGATCTGGCGAAGGTGAGGGTGGTGGATCATTATTAGATATTGATTTGCCTGGCAAGGGTAGTAAAGCTGGAAAAGCTGGAAAACTTGGAACTGCTGGTAGACTTGCCTCTGGCGCAAAGGGGTTTATGGCTGGTGGTGGTACTACGCTCGCAGCTGGAGCATCTATGGTAGCAGCTCCATTCGCAATTGATGCAGTAGCAGGAGCATTTGGATATGGTGGTAAAGAAATTGATGAGGAACAAGATGACAAAAATTGGGAACGAGCATCATTGTTTGAAAAAATTCAAAGCGCACCAGCAAGAGGTTTAGAAAAAATTGGCAGTTTGTTTGGTGGTAATCTTGCTAATGAAGCAAGAGCTGAACGAATAAAGAACGAAACTGCTTACTTAGACGCTAAGGGTGGTGTTTCAAATGAAGCAAAAAATATAAAAGAACAAAACGCATCACAGCAAATAGAGTTTAGTGAAGCTACTTTTGCTCAAAAAGATCCAGAGAATTATGCCAAATTTAAAGAATTTGAAAACAAAAAAGTTGAAGAGTTAAAAGCAAAAGATCCTTTCAATAAAGACTTAAATCTTCGCAATCAGCAAATGGTAAGAAAAACCGCAGAAATTGGTGCACGTAAAGAAGCGATTGTTAAATTTAAAAAAGAAATTGAAGCTGCTGGTGCTGGTAGTGTACAAGGTCAAGCACTACAAAAAAATGATCAAACAGTTTCTCAGCAACAGCAACAAAAAACAGGCGATGCTGTAGCAAAAAATAATACTGAGCAAAAAGAAACCAAAGCATCAGCTAGTGCGCCAACTCCACTACCTGCTCAAACAGCATCATTACCCACAACACAAGCAACACCATTGGTAACAGCACCAAAATCTGACTCTGGTATTGGCAATAAAACAGTTGAACAACTTGCTATGGATGAAGCGAAAAAGTTTGGAAGAACGCAACCGAATTTAGATGATAAAAGAGCAGCTGCTATGCTTTATAGAAAACAAGCAGCTGGAAGTGCATCAGAAGCAGATTTATCAGGTGTATCTACATTACCAGTTGATAAAGCTGGTGCGGTTGCAGACAAAACAGCATCTTTAAAAGATCAAGAAGCAGCAGCACAAAATAAACAAGAAACTGCTGCGCCAACAATTGTGAATAATACAAGTATCGCAAACAATCAAAGTGGCGAAAAACAAAAAGTTAAAGACACTAAGAATAATGAAACAACATTTCAGAAATATATAGATAGAAGATATTACCCAGCGTAAGGAGAAATAATGTTAGGCGAAATAAATTATCAAACAGCATACTTAACAAAAGAAGAATGCGAAAAATTGATACAATATTATAATGACAATGCAGAATCAGCGAAGCGAAGTTTCACTGGTTACGCACCACATGCAAAGGTAGATTACATTAAAAAAATAAGTAAAACACTGTCTATAAAAGAACCACCTGAATCTTTACAGTCAGCAATTGAGAAAGTAGTTACGTTGGCTCAACATGCAAACGAATATATGTTTTTATTTGATGTTGATTGGACTAAACCAAAATATTATATACAAGAATATTTGGGCGAGGAGAAAGGGTTTAGATCAAAAAGTCAATCCGTCAATTGGATATCTAATCACTATCAAAACAAAATTGTTGTTGGTGTTATACTTTCTGATCCTTCAGAATATGAAGGTGGAGATGTGATAATGAACTTTGGTTCGACAGATGTATTACCAACACCAGAAGAACTAAGAACCCAAGGAACAGTCTACGCTTTTCCAGCATTTAGATATTGGGCAGTGATGCCAGTTTTATCTGGAAAGAAATATCATTTTAAAGCAGTGTTTCAGGGACCATACTGGAGATAAAAAAAAAGGGAGCCGAAGCTCCCTTTATCATTTACTCATTAGCGAGTTTTTGAAAGTAAGACAAATCGTCTTCTTCTTCGTCTAAATCAATTGACTTCTTAGGTGCTGGCGCAGCTTTTGAAACCAATTTTGGCGCTGGCATCTCAGGGCGATCATCTTCTTCTGCCATTTCAGCTGCAGTTTTAGTAGAACCTTCCCCACTCAATACCATTTCCAGTTTACGCTTGAGTTCTTCATAAGATTTGAAGTTCTTGCGATCCATAAACTCGGAAAGTTTGTATTGCTTTGATACAACCTCGAGCATCTTTTCTTCATCATTATTAAACAATGCAGATTGCTCAGAGAATACTGATTGATCGTAATTAGAATAACCATCTACCTTACGCATACGGAGTTTAAAATCCGCACCTTCCCACAAATCGAAAACAAGAACTGGCTTCTCATCTTCAAATGTTGGGTTGGCTTTGTCCATAATCTTATCAAAGATCTTCTTACCAAACTTGAACAACTTAACTTGTCCGTTGTTTTCTGGTTTAGCAGGATCATTAATAACCAATATGTTAGCAGTATATGATAACTTGCGCTTTTGTTTACGAGCAATTTCTTTATTTGCTTCAGAACCACTATTCCACAAACGTGAGTTTAGTTCGCCAACAGGATCGTTCTCATTAAGAGTAGTTAGACTATTCTCAATGTACCATTTGCCAGTTGGACCTTGGAAACTGTGATTGAAGATTCGAACCCAAGGAAACTCATCTCCCTCTACACGTGGTAGAAAGCGAATAGTCGCTGTAGCATTACCTGCTTTATCTGGAGTTAATTTCCAGAAGCGATCGTCTTCGTATGATTTACCTTCGGATGGTTTGGCGATTTTATCGAACTCGCCGAGAATTTTTGAGAAGTCATTTTGACGTGACTTGCGTAGTGTTGCGATATCCATATGTTTTCCTTTGTCGTATAAAAGTGTAAAAAAGTTTGTCGTATTTCACAGAGCCATGATATACAACTATTTAGTCATCCAAAAAGGCTGTTTACTTACTGGCTGATCTAAAAATGATAAGAGGGAATATCTAACTTCTGCATCTGATTTGTCATAAAACGCATTATGAAAAAACAATGGATCATAGAATACTACGCTGTTGTATTCTGATGGAGTAACAGCATAAACTTGCCAGTATTCATCAGATTCAAACCTATACCATTGTTCTTCTTTTGCAGTTGTTAAATCATATTTGAAGTATTTTCGATATTCTTCTTTATTTGTTTTTTTCATGTCATCAATATCATCATTATATCTGAAATGAGTATTATTGTCAAATTTTAATTTATAAAATGCTGTTCCTGCATTTACATCTTTCGTTAACCATAGATATGTTGTTATTGGTTGAAAATCGAAGTGTGGTCTATTGTTGTGATTCCAGCATTTCATTTGATTGTGGTAAATATTTGTAGCATAACACCAAGATGTGATTGGTATTTTCTTTTTAACAAAATTGCCATAGAAATTAGAATACCAATTGGAAAGAGTAGAGAGTTCTAGTGGACTAATCAATTGCCTATATCCTGGCGTAGAAACCTCTATATCCCCACCATATGCATTGTGTTTTTTTAACAACTCAACAAACGCTTCTGGATTTTTGAGAAAATTCTTAACAACATAATATCGAAGATCAGTTCCATCGACAACAGTTTCTTCAACTTGTAAATTATCGTTTATCTGTATTGCATCATAATGCTTACTTCGATTAATCAAATTAAATTCTGTTAATTTCATACATTCATTGGACTAATTGGTTTTGATGGTATTGGTTGTCCAACTTCCTTACTTTCCCAAAATGGAAATTTAACTATTGGTGAATCAAGAAATCCATTCATAACATATTCAACCTTATTCGGTCTATTGTCTTTCCACGCAATTTGATGGAAGAACAAAGGATCGTAAATAATTGCAGTATTATATGCTATCGGTTCAAATGCATAACTTGTCCAAACATCATCATTTTCAAAAGATTCCCACGCAACTGATTCATTAGTTTTTCCAGAAAAGTTTGGAAAATACTTTTTAAAATTTTCCTCGCTAAAATCTTTTACTCTTTCATTATATCTTGATACCATTGGCACACCATTAGCAATATCTTGTAACTTATAGAATGACAAAGAAACATCTGCTTCTTTGGTCAAACCAAGCATCGTTGCGATTGGATATGGTTCGAACTTAGGATGATTGTTGTTGTTTGATGTCTTCATTTCTGGATGATATACATTCGCAGTATAATACCATGAAGATAACTTTGTTTCAACATCAGTGAATTCTTTGAATACTTGTGCGTACAATTTAGAGATTGTTGGAATCTCAAGAGAACTGATCAATTGACGATAACCAGGAGTAGCAACTTCTACGTCGCCACCATACGCATTGTGTTTAGACAACAACTCAACAAATGCATCAGGATTTTCTAAAACATTTCTAACAACAAAATATTTTAGATCAGTACCAGTAGTTTTATCAACTACCAATTCAACCTCAAGTTGTTTGTTTATCTTTATCGCTTCGAAATGTTTGCTTCGATCGATCGTATTGAACATTGTTAAGTTCATATTCATCCTCATTGTATTCATCATCTATATAACGATGATTCTTGTTAGTCTTGCGTTCTTGAATCTTAAGAATTGCTTTTTTGGCTTTTTTGCCAGAATTATCATAATCTTTGCGGTAAGTGTGACCCATGTTAAATCTCTTCTACTAACTCCATAAAAAATGGTTTAACTTTTGATGCATCATATTTAATGAATCGTTTTGCTTTGATCATACGACGAATATCATCAGCGAACAAACTACCAATACATTTTTTCCAGTGTTGAAGGTATGGGTGTAAGTCGTCGATAATAATCATAGTCTCAAGTGTTATATGATTGCCAATAAACATTTGAAATAAATGCGGAACTCTTAGATCTTCAGCTGTCAAGTCTTCTGTAAATTTTGAGAGATTATTTTTCTCCCATTCTAATCTAATTTTACTTAGATCGTTTTTAAAGACTTGCGTTATTGATTCTTTCCTACGTTTCCACTCTTTGTGATTATGCTCCGATTCAGCTGTACCATAGATAATGTCTGTATTCCCCCATGCGCCATAAGCGAAGTTGGAGACTAGGTACTGCGCCATCTCTGCCTTATCGTCGAAGCGTTCAGCAAACTTCGCGTAAAGAGATTCTTGGTTGCGTTCTTGGAAAGTTTTAGTATTAATTCTAACACGTGCATTATGCTCGCTCAGGTCGTACTTATCAGTTAAGAAATGTAATTTAACTGCTAGATACATTCTATAAGCACTTAATGCTTTATTGGACATCGATGTCAAGTGTGGCTTGTTTTGGGAAATAGTTGAGTTCTGTAGCATTCGCTTTAATTTTATCTTTTAAAGATTTATTGATCAATTTTTTGATGTCTTGTGGTTCAAGAAAATTTTCTTTACAATATTCTAACACGGCATCCATGTGAGAAATCTTTTTCTCTTTTACCTTATTTTCTATATACAAAGAAAATTGTTTTGGATCTTCAAACATTTTTATTGAGATGGTATCTAGTTCTTGCGATAAATTTGTCAACCTCATCATATTCTTTCAATTTTTTTCTATAAGTTATCCAAGCTGGACTGTCGAAATTAATAGATTCATTCATTTCCTTTTCATTCTCTTCTAAGAACTCGGAAAAATATTTATCTAATTTCATTTTTTGAACAATATACTTATTATATAACGTATACAATGATTCAGAATTATCTGAGCAGTTTACGAAATTAGCAAAATCTACATGGTCTTTTGATATATCCATATGTTATTCCGCAGTAGTTGGTGATGGATTGAACGCATCCTTCATAAATTTAACAACTTGACTGTATTTGGCAAAGATATATGTTGTATAACCAGTATCGTTCTCTACCTCAACAACAAAACCATTTGCAACTTTTTTGATTTGAATTTCCATTTTAATCTCCTAATGAATCTGAACAGTATACGAAGATACTTTACTTGCTAGTTGATTGTTTAACAACAAGTTCAACGTAACTGGAACCTTAGCATCGGTGATGACGACTGAGGTATGTGTTTTAAAATAATGCGATGTATTAAAGAATAGATAATTCTCTTTCTTCGAAGACCCAGCGCTGATGAATTCGCTCATCTTAACATCATGAATTGTATATCTAAGTTGCTCAACGACAGAACCATTCGCATCTTTTAATATCACAGTAGTAGTAACTGTATTATATTTTGGAAAATTGGTCAACTCATAACCGATATTGTGACATCGATCGGTATTGATTGAGTTTCGATTTTCAACAAAACAATACGAATATCCTGGACGAACTTGACTTTCTGATCCATTGTGTAAAATATTCCCAACAACAAGAACAGGATGCGAAAATGCCACAGGCGTATAAACATTTGAGTTATATGTTTTCTTATCACGATTTATATTACCAGCAACTTTGGTAAAATTCTCAAAGTCATTAACCCACTTCTGTTGCCACTGAACAGTTCCTTGAATGGTCACAGCTGTTGTTATGTGATTTGGAGAAATAGAAACATCCTTGGTTTCAAAGTGAAGCATACTTCCTTTAGAATCCAATTTTTGCATCACGTCAACTCTATTGTTCATCTCACGAATTTTAGAATGCGCTCTCTCATCAAATAGTGGTTTATCTTTTTCGACTTTAAATGTACTTGGTTTCGTTTCATCAACAACCGATCGCACAACTGTATGCCATCGACCATCTAGTTGGTACGAATCAATAATTTCGGATTTGATAATAATTCCAGAAACATAATCGTCAATTTGTTCATTATATGTATCGTTCTTTGCGATACGATGTCCAAGGTTAAACGAACCAGTAACTTGTTCAATCGCAATAATTTTTGCTCTACGAACTGCTTGTTCCTCTGTTTCGCCAATACCTTTAGTTTCAACAGTAACAGCAGCAAAAGCAACCTGCGAAATAAGACAGGTTGCTAAGGCGAGTTTCTTCATTATCGAAGTCCCTCAATCATAGATTTCAATTGATGAGAAGCAGCAACTGAATGCTTGGAAACACGAACCTCAATCGATACTAAATTGCTGTCTTTCTCAACATTACGATTAGTAATTACCAAACCACGCAATAGAGCAGCAGAATTATCAGTCATTTGTTCTTTCACATAAGTAGCAACACGTTGACCTTTGATGCGATCTTCAGCAGTCATTGTTTCTGAGTTACCACCACCTTCATCCAGAAGATCTAAAGATTCTGAATTATCAGTGCCCTCTTTTTTATTGGATTTAATAGAATCGTTAAGATCGCTCTTCATCAATGTCTTCGTGATAGTCTTTGAGAATTTATTAGAACTAACATCGTTCGACAAAAACTCAGCAACATTTCGTTTAGCACGCATCAATGCGATATTATATGCATCTTCGCGAGAAGATGTATGGTTGGTTTGAATATATGCAGTTCCTGTTGATACAAGACCAAAGAAATTTCCTGCTTCATCAAATTCAACTTTAACCATACCATTGGTCTTCAAAAATTCTGCTTCTTTGCGTTCAAGTTTAGCAACTGGTGCTGGCATATCAGCTGGTAATTTAGTTTCGATAACAGGTTTCGATGTCGAACAACCAGTAGCGAATAACGCAAGAACAGACATAACAACAATACTTCGTTTCATTTCAAGTTTCCTCTTTAGTGTTAAGGTAATTCAATTATACAATATAATATAATAAAAGTCAATACCCTAGCAAAAAATATTTCCGAAGTTCGGATTTAATAACAAAAAATGGGAGACCGAAGTCTCCCATCGCTTAGATCGCATAACGATCGATCATTACTGCTTTCATCATCATTGCTTCTGGTGTGAACTTTTCAGTATCGCCACCAACAACAGCAGTCATGATAGCTGGCGAGAAGCCAGATACCAGCGCAACTCCACGTGTGTCGTATTTCACTGGCACATTGTCAGCTGCGTTTAGATTCCAGAACACGATCTTTGGTAGTTCGTATCCTGCTTCTTCGTACTTACGTGCAATCATTTTCATAGCAGAGTCGTCAAACTTTGCGCATTGATCGAATTGCATGTCAGACAGAATCAACAGCATCTCTGGCATTTCTTCTTGTGGCACATCACCTTTTACGGCAGTGTCAAGAACCAACTTCATGGCTTTCACCAAGTCAGTGTTCATACCCCAGTCAGATTTAACCATTTGTTGAACCTTCTGCACGATGTTACCGTTCAGGTGTAGCAACTCTGGCTTCGCAGAGAAAGTTAAGAACGTATCCTTGAACTTACCTGTGTTCTTATCAGCTAAGTACAAACCAAGCGAAACCGCAACGTCCAAGCAAGATGTTTTGCTGTTAGAGTTACGACCTCCAGCTGGGCACATCATAGAGCCTGACACGTCAACAAGTGGCAACACGTTAGCATCACCAACAAAGTTTTCCATAGCATCCCATTGTGCTTGAAGTGCGCCCAACTCTGTTGGGTTGTAGTTCTTGTTGTAAGAACCAATCACACCCTTTAGAACATCGTATGGGAATACTGCACCAGCATTGATCTTCACTTGAACAGTGCGATCTTTTGGATCCTTCAACAGTTCAGCTACATATTTTGCATACTCTGGAGTGTTACGGTAGAATGCTTTCTTGTAACGTGCAGAAGCAACCGATGGAACATGACTGAAGTTGATGGCATCCCACTCTTTTGCGCACATTTGCGTTTCAACAACTTTAGTCATTTCGACTAAAGACTTACGGTAAAACTTTGGTGACATGCCAAAAAAGTTACGAATCTCAACAGCGACATCACCCTTACGTGGAGTCCACTTTGCAGCCAAACCATTTTTCTCACGAAGAGCATCACCCAGCATTGTAAACGCATGAGTCTTTGTGTTCTTAACAACAAAGATGTCATCCCAACGACCGATCTCTGGAACTTTATTCAACAGAGCCTTCGCATCTTCAGGTGCGTGCTTATCTAGATACGTCAAGATTTGACGGAACAGTTCACGTTCACCTGCGCCACCACGTGCGTCACGAACCCATTGCGCAATACGTAGTGCTACCTCACGATTTTCTACATACGCAGCAACGAAGTCCTTAGTGATATCTTTACCACGAGAGGCACCGATTTTGAAGAACAGGTCTACGCAAGCAGATGCTGTGGATTTACGAGCCAACATTCCATTGGCTGTACGAGCTTCTTGGTTTTTAACCGCATTCACAAATGTATTCATTTTCATTTCCTTTCAACAGAATAGTTTTCTTCTTTTTGTTTTACATGAGAACACGAAACTCATGTCGTTCGGGTTTCCCCAAACCAGCTTTGATACATGGCTTGAAGCCATGTTAGTTTTGTTTGCTGAACCTATTCTAATTCAATACTAAAATATCGGGATGGTTGTTCTGTGATTTTCTGTTTACTCTAACAGGTGCGCAATTGAACCGCACAAACCCTGATGGATTACCATCATCTTTCTGTCTTTCCCAGTGTCACTATTTGTTTCAGCTTCGTTGCCTAGTCACGTAATTGACATCTTACGATGTTTCCTCCTGTAGTGACAACTCTAGTACGTTAGTATTTTAGAGTGCTGTACCCATCCCATTTCTCAAACATAACTTAATTATACCTTAATTTTTTATATTTGTCAAGCACTTTTTTAATTTATCTCCGAACAGTTTATGCAACTTTCGAATTCGTCAATCCTTTGAATCTATCTGCAGCATAAGATGCTGCAAATGCTCTTGGTTTTACAAGTGGCACAACATTACACATACCACGAACATACCCAATGGCTTCGTTAATCACACAAGAAGATCCATGCATTTCATTCGGATTAATATCAAGATGAACTTCGATATCATTTGGAATCACTTTGGCGAGTTCTAAGTATAGTTCTGAAACTTTATAAACTTCGTTCATCAGTCTCATACGTGGACGACTGAATCTTTGATCAAAATCCATTTCTTTTTGAACAGCACCAAAAATTTTACATCCATTATTACCATTAATGTGAACAACAACAGCAAGAATGTAATCAGCATACCATTGTTTACCAACTTTGTACCTTTCTGAATCACACCCGATGTATAATTTTGTGCTATCATCGAGCGATTCAACAAAGTCTCTAATTTCTAACACATTAATTTTTTCTTTAAATCTCATCTTTGTATTCCTTAATTGGTACGAGTGGAGGGACTTGAACCCTCAATCCCTTACGGGCGACAGATTTTAAGTCTGTAGTGTATACCATTCCACCACACTCGCATTTTAGTATGCCCATGCCACAAACGTGTATCTGACTCCTTCTGTAACTTCTTCAACTCTATGTGGATAAAGAAAGGTTGATGGGAAAATGATAATATCGCCTTGTTTCATTTTAACAACATTATTGTTCATAACAAATTGTCCACCATTAAAATTATCATTCAACAAACCAAGAAACGATAGAACAGGAATGCCATCATTCTGTGTTCTTCTAATCAAATCAAAATGCTCTGACATGATTGTGCCTGTACTGTATTTGTTTAATCTTATATTACTATGATTGCTTACCAGATTATTTAAGGACAAGTCTTTGTAATAATTATCTAATGCTTGTTTTAAATATGGTTTTAGAGGTTCTAGATTTTTGTTATACAAAACATCTAACTCTTTTTGATGATGACTTTTACTTTCATCAGAAACATTATTGTACCATGTATGTGTCTTCCATTCATTATCGTTACTATATGTGCTAATGATGTCAGAACAAATTGTTTCTGGTACCAAATTATATACTTTTACAAAATTGTTTAGATTCATATAATCCTCATTTGGTGGGCTGGGAGAGAATTGAACTCTCACTCAATCGATTATGAGTCGACTGCTTTACCATTAAGCTACCAGCCCAAATATTTATGGTACCCCTGCTCGGAGTTGAACCGAGAGAACTCTTCCTTTTGAGAGAAGCGACTTTGCCAATTTGTCCACAGGGGCAACATCTGGCGGTGCGACTGAGACTCGAACTCAGAACCCGACTTTCGTCAAGCGACGGATTAGCAATCCGCTCTAATACCATTATAGGACCGCACCAAACTTACATTGTTGGACCATTACCATTCTTGAAACCCACGCTACCACCTTCGTCTTTGATTCTTTGAATCACGTCTTCAAACAAGATGGGTCTGAAGTCTGTTTGTTCAACGCAGACACAGTGATAGCGTGGATCAACAACACCATTTTTCATTACACGATTTGTGTGTAAGTGACCATGAATGTTAGTACCGAACCTACCTAAACTTTCTTCATGAATCGGTATGTGGCTTAAGATCATCCCGTTCATTACGTGGTATGCACGCAATTCACGAAAGTGTTCACGGTATTCATCATCTCGAAAGATGTCATGGTTACCACGAATCAAAACTTTATCACCATTCAACCTACGCATGATTCCCAATGCTTTACGGTTGATAACTACGTCACCAAGATGATATACTTTATCAGTTGGCTTTACAGTTTCGTTCCACATCTTAACCATGGCTTCATCCATTTCATCTGGATCAGTCCATGGGCGAATCTTTACATCAGTGTCACCATGCGTGAACCTGCATACGCCAGCGTGACCAAAGTGCGTATCGCTTACTAAGAATACACTTGGCATATCAAACTCCCTATAAAATTATATTATACCTCGAAACAAATTAAATGTCAATACTCTGATTATCTAATACTGGAGCGGAAGACGAGATTCGAACTCGCGACATTCTGCTTGGCAAGCAGACATTCTACCAACTGAATTACTTCCGCATATTTTGGGGTGTCTTATGGGGAACGATCCCATACTACGACTTTCACAGAGTCGGGTGCGAACCTCTACACTAAAGACACCATAGATTGGTAGGGGATGTGGGAATCGAACCCACTCAACTGATTTCAAAGACCAGGATCTGCTCCAATCGATTTATCCCCAATAATTTGGTGGTGATGGTTGGATTCGAGCCAACGACCTGCTCCGTATGAAGGAGATGCACTACCACTGTGCTACATCACCATAATTTGGCATCCCGCTAGGGACTCGAACCCCAACCAACAGTTTTGGAGACTGCTATGCTGCCATTACACCAGCGAGATATATTTGGTAGCCATGGACAGTTTCGAAATGTCGACCTATCGCTTATCAAGCGATTGCTCTTCCTCTGAGCTACACGGCTGTATACTATGGCACCCAATGAGAGAATCAAACTCCCAACCCAGCGTTCGTAGCACTGTGTGATATTCATTTCACCAATCGGGTATGGTGCTCGGTGAGAGATTCGAACTCCCGACCCCGATCTTGTAAGGATCGTCTTCTACCACTGAATTAACCGAGCAAATTTGGCGGAAGCGGTGAGATTCGAACTCACGGACCTTTTCAGATCGTCTGTTTTCAAGACAGGTGCAATAAACCAGACTCTGCCACACTTCCATAATTGGTGCCCCAAGCGAGACTCGAACTCGCAAAATTTGGTTTCTAAGACCAACACGTATACCAATTCCGTCATCGGGGCAAAAACAACAGGTTACATTTTTAAGTGCACTACCAATTGTGCTAATCATCCTAACGGATAATATCGGACTCGAACCGACAACCACTGCTTTTCAATAGCATTTTGTGTTGCTGTATGTAACCTAAAACTTGGCGTCGCCAGCAGGACTCGAACCTGCGACCTACTGCTTAGAAGGCAGTTGTTCTATCCAGCTGAACTATGGCGACATTATTTGGTGGAGGATAGGAGATTCGAACTCCTGACTCAAGCGTGCAAGGCTAGTGTGTTCCCAACTATACCAATCCCCCCACTTAAACTATTTACAAAATCTAATAACAACTTATGATGTCTACCATCATTCCAATGCTTGTCTAAGTATTGCCATGGTTTCTCATACCAATACTTTGGTGCTTCTGGATGACACCCAATCAATCCTATTCTTCCTTGTATGATTGCCATTGGATCACCATTGGCATATCGTGCAATTGTTTTGAAGTTATCGCCTGTAAAAGTACAACCATCATAAAAATACATTTGCTCTTTCGAACTATTCCATTCTACTTCAGCAACTGTTGCATAAGATCTACGAATGGTAGCATCTTTTCTTTTAATATATTGAACAGGTTCTACACAATCAAGAATATCGAAATAGCGACTTCCAGCCCAATAAGCGCCCATGCAAATACCAAGATAGTGACCACCATCTGATATGAACTCGGCGATTTTATTCGCTCGCCTTCTAGTGAAGAAATTAGGATATGAGTCACTATCGCCAATCCCACCAGGAAAAGCAATAATGTCAAGATTAGAAAAAAAGTTATCATCATCAATATCATTCTCAGTAAAAATTTTTATCTGATAATCTGAAGACAAAGCACAAATCATTGCATCTACGCAGTCTTTAGAACATTCTGGATGACGCAAATATAATGCTAGTGTTTTCATATTTGAAGATTTCATTTAATTTTGGTCTGAGTAGAGAGGATCGAACTCCCGACCTCCTGCTCCCAAAGCAGGCGCACTACCAGGCTGTGCTATACTCAGATATAAACTGGCTCCAGTGGCTGGGATCGAACCAACGACCAATTGATTAACAGTCAACTGCACTACCGCTGTGCTACACTGGAATAAAATGGTTGCAGAGGCAGGATTCGAACCTGCGTTTCTTGGCTTATGAGACCAAGCGGATAGACCACTTCCATACTCTGCTTCAATTATAGAAATATACTTAGTGAATATATTTTTATAATTGGTAGGGGCACAGAGAATCGAACTCTGATTAACTGGTTAAAAGCCAGCTACTTTCGCCGTTAAGTTATACCCCCACAATCTTTCGGGTTTTTGTTTTCTTACTACGTTTCATTTCATTCTCCTAAAAATTAAAATACAACAGGATCGTTTTTACGGTTTAGATTAAAAGTCTAATGTATTTTGGTTTGCTGAAGCGATCCTAGAACTTGGCGGTCTCAAGGGGTAACGATCCCCTTCTTTATGCGTGACAGGCATACGTGCGTCCATGAACACTTTGAGACCTAAATGGTGCCCCCACACAGAATCGAACTGCGGATTGATGCTTACAAGGCAACTGTTATACCATTTAACTATGAGGGCGAAAATTGGAGCAGGATATGAGAATCGAACTCATGACATCTACTTGGAAGGAAGACATTTTACCATTAAACTAATCCTGCATAATAAGGGACACAGCGAGAGTTTCCCAACATGTCTGCTGTTGTTTAAGAGTGAGCGATTGTCGTTGACGAACCTTCGCAACTCTCCCATTCTACTATGCCACAAACGCAGTATTCGACCTGCGGTTTATAGTGGTCTTTTGAGTATTAATCATAAACTATATCATAATTTATGTCAACTAATAATACTGGTACCGACTAGTCGAATCGAACGACTTTCCAAGGTTCTTCAGACCTCCGCTATGACCACATCAGCTAAATCGGTATAAATGGTGGAGACGGATGGATTCGAACCACCGTGCTGTTAAGAACAGATTTACAGTCTGCCGCAATCGACCACTCTGCCACATCTCCATTTTTGGAACACAGGGTGAGATTTGAACTCACGACTTTACGGATTTGCAATCCGTTGCATTGGACCACTCTGCCACCTGTGCATGTAATATTAGTTTTGCTGATGCACTATTTGCTATGCTCAACGGGATTAACTGCAGTTCTTACCGTTTATGTACATAGTTACTCAGGCATGATCAAGCCCATGGCTTACATCAGCAAAACTAATACCACATTTAATTGCACTGGGATGATCAGCAACAACCCGAGTCTCGGATGCCCACGTAGCCGTCCTACGATTGGTCGCTTCTCACATTACGAGCCAACTTATCCAGCGTGACCACCGTATCCGTCCTTAGACTTCGTTTCCATCTTTCATGTAACATAGACACGGCTCACTCGGCAGTGAACATCACGATGCTATGTTACCTACTGGCATTGGTAACCCAATACAATTAAATCTGGTACTCGGTGGGGGAATCGAACCCCTCCTTCCTGCCGTGAAAGGGCAGTGTCCTAACCGATAGACGAACCGAGCACAAGGTGAACATTTTGTTAAAGAACATTTGCTAGTAATTTTTCAACTAGCACCTTCGGGGATCCGATCCCTCTGGCTTAGAAACTCAATTATACACTAAGATTCATTTTTCGTCAATCAGATAACCCTACACTTCGCAAGGTTATCTGACATCCAAAACAAAAAACCCCAAGGACTTTCATCTCTTGGGGCACTTTGGTTTGAAGACTTGTATCTTACTTTACCTAGTAACCCCCACGATCTCTGGATTATATCCAAATGAACCTGTGCGTGCATCTAATGACCATGTTCTAATGGCTTTCTGACTTACGAGATGCGAACACATTTGTAACATTTGAATTTCTATTCCTTTTTCAATCATCGAGGTATCAAGTATACCTCTTTTATTTATATATGTCAAGCACTTTTTTCATCTATTTCGGAAAAAATTTTTGACCAAGTCATCAATTTATTCATCTTCTCATTCTTCGCAGCCATCACAGCTGCTTCACTGACTATACCATTATCAATCAGCAAGTCAATCATACACATAAGATCACCAACTTCTTCTTCGAGATGTTGACGATTACTCATACCTTTGAAAAAATCATCAGCACCAAACCTAAACACCTTACTGATTGCTTGAGTCACTTCAGCACATTCTTCCTGAGTTATGAGCAGGATCTCTTTTGTAGTTTCATTCATACACTAATTATACATCCAAGTTGTTTATTTGTCAAGCAATAACCTTACGAACTGTAGGGTTATCTCCAAAGACTCTACATCAAAGGTCTCTACATGGTTATTATACAATGTTTTTTAATTAATGTCAAGTCAATTATCATACCCACTAAATATTGATTGGCTAGACGCCAACAGAATTACAATAAAAAAGGAAATAAAATGTACAGAAAGATCGCCACAAGCGTGCTTTTTGTCATGGCTTTATCTACAAACGTATTGGCTGAGCCAATCGTAACTGACTCGACTAGTAGAAGCACAACAGATTCTACATCAACAAGCACAACAACAGTAAAATCACCACCACCAACAGCAGTGGCTCCAGCAATTACCATAATTAATTCGGATGTTTGCGCAGTAGCTGTATCTGGCGCAACTCAAACGCAAATTCTTGGTATCTCTTTCGGTGCCACAATGACTGATAAGAATTGCGAAAGATTAAAATTAGCTCGTTCTACATATGATATGGGTATGAAAGTAGCAGCGGTTGCTATTATGTGCCAAGATGAGCGTGTGTTCTCAGCAATGATGAATGCAGGTACACCATGCCCAGTTGATGGTAAAATTGGTGAACAAGCAAAGAAAATCTGGGAAGAAAATCCAGATCGCATTCCACAAAAAGTAAAAAGTAAGGACTAACCAATGAAGTTGGTTTCTGTTTTTGCTGCTATTTTGACAGCAGGTTTTGCCTGCTCAGTCAATGCACAAAACTTAGTTTCTGGAAATATACTATCACCAACAGTAAATTCCTGGACAGGAACTGTTCAAGGACAAAATGGTGGATACTCTGGTGGAACCACACCAGCATTTAATCCTAATACAAACACAATTATATTTGGATATACGACAGCAACTGCTGCGCAAACAATTGCCATCAATCAAGCATTGTCTGGTACAGGTATACAAGTCGGTGGTTACAATTATTCTTGGAGTATCAATAATGATCCAGCAACTGGTCAATATGGAACATTGACTGGAAGTGTTGTGTTAAAAGATTCTGTAGGAAATGCACTTCAAACATACAACTACAACTATCTACAACAATCTGGTGGTTTTATACAGTATTCTGGCACCGAGTCGTTTCCTCAAAATTATTCATTAGCAAATTTATCTAATTTGGAAGTATCATTTACGGGTAAAGATGCTAGATTCTGGGCAGGTTATTACGGACCACAAGTTCGTAATCCATCGATTACATTAAACTATACTGTTGATCCATGCGCAGGAAATCCAGCGTACTCTCCATCTTGTCCAAATTATAACACAGTAGTAACCAGTCCTAATTTGCTGGCTGGGGTAACTGGACCACAAGCGTATGCCATTAACCAAGCATTATCTAATGCTGGTGCTGGCGCTACTATCCACGGATTTAATTATGGTTATGACTATAATGTTGCTGGAAGAAGTTGTGCTATATGGGATCTATTTGGTTTTTGTTTGTCGGGGTGGAACTATTCAGATGCTGGTGTATCAACTGTTATCACAGACAGTAATAATGCTACGTTGTTTAGTGAGTCTAATGTTCATAATGGTGGGAATAACGGAATCTCTGGAACATTTGCTAAACAGTTTAGATTCGGTGCTTCTAAACCAATATCTACACTTGGTGGGTTTGCTATGGCACCATGGACTAGCGGAAATGCTAGTATAACAAATATGCATAGTAGTGCGGTATATACGGCAGATCCTTGTCTAGATCCTCTTTCTTCGCCATCATGTTCTGGATATGCTGCAGCGTATTTGACTCAACAGTGTAATGCAAATCCACTTTACAATTCAGCATGTCCTGGATACGCACAAGCATACTTCACCCAACAATGTACTGTGAATGCATTATATGACCCAGCATGTCCTGGATACGCATCAGCTTATCTAACATATCAGTGTTCAATAAATCCATTGTATAGCACTACATGTTCTGGATATGCTGCAGCATATAAAATTCAACAATGTACCGCCAGTCCACTTTATGCAACTGACTGTCCTGGATACGAACAAGCGTATTTAAATTCTCAGTGTATTAAAGATTCATTATATTCAACAAAATGTGAAGGTTATGCTACTGCTTACGCTATAAAATATCTAACACCAATATCATCAGACTCATCTGTTGCTAACGCAGTTAATGGTTCACTATCAGATACTGCTGCAACTAAAGCAAATGATCCAGCGACTACAAAAGTGGCAGTCAATACTGTTACAACATCTATCAATACAGATGGTTCTGTTTCAACTGGTGTGTCAGCTACTGGTGATACCAACGTAGATAAAGCAATTACACATAAAGCATCAACGACCAATACTGCACCAGCTGCAGTTCAGTTGGCGCCACCTCCACCTCCACCACAACAAATGGCTCAAAATGAACCAAAAGGTGGTGGCGATAAACCAGAACCAAAGGGTAGTAACGAAAAACAAGAGGATAGAAAAGATGATGCTCCGAAAGGCTCTGGAGGCAATTCTCCGTCACAAAATATTAATACTACTCAAGCGTCGTCTGATAAACCAGCAGCACCAACTACTCGTCAAGCAATCCAAGAACGAAGAGAAGCTGCAGCAAAAGCAGAAGCAGTAGAAAAAGGTAAAAACCTTGCCAATGAAATGGGCAAAGCTGCTGATATGGAAACACAAAAAGCAGTTCAGAATGTAGTTATTCAAGCAATGGGATTTACTCCTGGCTTTGATGTTTATAACAAAACAATGCTACCAGATGTTGCTGGTTATAAACCATACTCAGTGTATAATAATCAAAAAACTGTAGACAATGAGAGAATTCTTAGAGGAATGTCTCGTGCTTCTGATAAACTACACGAATCATTAGTCGATTCCCAATACAAATGACAGAACTATTCGAATCATTCATGGTTTTTTATTTGTTAGAGATCTTGGTGCTAATAATTGCATATTTTCTCTTACGTAATACTAACGAAAACGAAAAAGAATTGAAAGAAGAAGTAAGAGAAGTTGTTGGACCATCTGCTTCTGACATTATTAAAATGCGAAGTATAGCAAAACAACTAAAAAGAAATAGATAAAGGAAAAAAAAATGACAGAAGAAATCAAAGACGTCAATAAAAAGATTGACGAAGCAGAAGCAGCAGTAAAGAAGTATGCAAGCAAAGACACTGTTATTAGTATTGGTGGATATGAATTCACTCCAGCAAAACTAATGGTAGCTGCTACAATAGTGTCGTCAACACTTGGTGGTCTTTATGGTGCATTTGAAGTTTATAAAGACTATCAAAGTATGAAGGAAAAAATTGCAAAATATGTGTCACCAGATTTAACTGAAGTGTATAAAAAACTTGCTGTTATTGAAGAAAATAGCCAAAAGACTAGCGATTATACACGTGACATCAAAGGTGACTTGAAGAACGATATTCGCCGTCTAGAGGGTGTTGTTGAGAGTGTAGAACGTAGCGCCAAACAATCTCAAAGAGAAGCTGATCAAGCTGTTAAAGAAGTTCGCGATGAAGTCAGACAAGTTCGAAAAGAATCTGAACAAGTTGCTAAAAATCTAGAGAAAGATGTTGATCGTAAAATCCAAAGAGCATTGGATAATCCATTGGCTGGAAAATGAACTCATACTTTCTGTTCGATATAAGTATATTAATCTTTTTAGAGTTGTGGTTTATACCATACAGAATCATAGGAGCAACAACAAATGACTGAAGAAAAGAAACCTCTCTCACGTTCTGAGAGAGAAGCAATAATTAAAGGAAAAGCAGCAATAACAATTTCTATTATGGCTGCTCTTCTGGCAATTAATACGTTGGTTGGGGGTTCTAACTCCAGCAAAATTTTAAATAACACAATTTCTGCCAACAATCAATGGGCATGGTATCAAGCAAAAAATGTTCGTCAAGTATTATACGAAACAGCAGCATTACAAGCAAATGGTTCTGTGAAAGAAAAATTATCTTCTGAAGCAAAACGCATGGAAGCAGATAAAAAAGAGATTATGGCTAAAGCGAAGGAATTAGAAAAAGAACGTGACGCAGCAAAATTGAAGTCACCATTCTTTACATACGCAGGTTCTTTACTTCAGATTGGCATTGTATTAACTACTGCATCAATTCTAGCAGTTACTATGAGTCTATTCTGGGCAGGTGCTGGCGCAGGTGCAATCGGAGCATTACTATTGGCTAATGCTCATTGGCTGTTTATAACTCTATAAGGAAATGATTTATGTCACAAGATAACAATAATAACATGAGCGTAAGTGACAAACCAAAAGAAGATTGGATGCAGAAGAAGTGGCGTCCAGCGATGGGGTGGATGTACATGATCGTATGCTTCTGCGATATGGTTTTGTTTCCAGTAGCATGGTCAGTTTTGCAAGCATTAACCCATGGTAACGTAGGAAGCCAATGGAATCCACTAACACTACAAGGTGCTGGTTTATTCCACTTGGCAATGGGTGCTGTTCTAGGTATTGCTGCTTGGGGTCGTACACAAGAGAAAGTTGCTGGCGCATCAACAGTGCCAACAGCAGTAACTTCTACACCAACACCATCTCCTACACCAGTTCCACCAGCACCATCAGCAACTGGTAGAATGAAGATAGAAGATTAATTACCAACTACCATCATCAATAACTAAATGAAGACCGAGGAATAATAGGTTTACTTTACAAGACCAAGTCCTCGGTCCACTTACTTCATCTTTTCCCCACTCTAAACCAATTCTCCAATGATAGGGATTCACACATACTGTGATAAAGAATCCAGAATACTTTAACCACTTTAACATTATTCTTCCCACCTTTCTGTTTGATCAAATCTCTTTTCTTGAATCGTTTTCTCGTTAAAGGTTTTACGAGGATTCGCGCACATAACACAGTTTGGTTGTCCGCAATTTAATGCATGATGCTTAGCATACTTGTGGGGTTGTTTTACTTCAATCCCATGTGCCTTGGCGATTTCAACTTGTCGCTTAATGGCTGCTTCTTCTTTGTGAAGACGTTTGCTGTGATGTTCTTTTGCTTGTTCGTTACTCATTAATACAACTCCTTCACGTGATCACACAGTTTAAGTTTTTTTGCTTCTTGTGCAGAGAGCCAAACATCTTGCGGTGGCAGTAACTTGTCTCGGATAGTTTCTTCGTCCAAACCAGTGCATTTTTTATAGTGCGATATTAGACGCTTAGTTGTAAGATCAAACTCTTTCACCTGCGCAAACAGTTCATGCTCCTTGCCGAACGAACCCCATGAGTATTGATGGGAAAGAATTGATGTGTTTGGAGTAAGAATTCGTTGACCTTCAGTACCAGCCATAAACATCAACAACCCTGCTGAAGCGATTTGCCCAAGACCAATAGTTCTAATTGGGATGTGACTACCTTTCATCGTATCAACAACAGCAAACGCTGCATTCAAATCGCCACCTGGAGAACAAATGATGAGGTTCAGCATTTCAGGCTGTTCCTCATCAAAGTTTGATGCGAAGATCCATTCGATTACATTTTTACAAGAGCTGACATTAACTTCTTCCATAAAGAGGAAAAAATTATGCTTAGAGTCGCCACCAGCATCCAGTTTAATATTGAGTTTTTCCATCATAGAACTTATCCTCTTTCGGTTTATAAAAAATATGGCGACCAATCACAGTGGTCTTGTCCAGTTTCCAACGAGGATTTACATAATCTGCATGATAATATAAAGCACCCTTGGAAGGATCGTCAATTACTGCGTGATTAAAATACACGTACAAAGCAATTTTCCTTACCTCATTGTATATATTATCGTTTGGTTTGCGATTTACAGAACCATCGCATAACCATGAGAACTGACATGTTTTGCCAGTCTTTTGTTTGACAACGCCACAAATGCTGTTATCAAATTGTTTAGATTTTACTCGATTAAGAGTAACAGTTGCTACTGCGATTTTTCCACTTTCTGGCTCATAACCAGCTTCATAGTAGATATTGTCAGTTAAGCAATCAACTTCTGCTTTTTCTTTTGCGTTTAAGTATTCATATGGGACATTAATTATACTTGTCGTTATTGATTTCCCATGAGTAGTTGTAAATAAGTATGCGAATATAACAACGATAAGTAATAAAATTGTTGTTGTGTACTTCATTGTATCTCCTTAATGGTTGAAGAAAAGATACACGCATGTGCGTGCGTGTATCTTCCAATCCCTATCAGGTGGACTTTTTGCTAGTCTTTAGTGTATCTAGTGGGATGTTTGAAACGAAACCATTCAAGGCAGTAGCCTTTGCAATGATATCAGCTTCAGTTGGGATAGCTGGGAAACCTGGATGATCAGGTGGCGCAGCTCCATTGAGTTTAGCAGTTTCGACTTTCATTTGCCAGTCGTTGCTAATTTGTTCACGCTTACCGTAGTATTCATCGTTAAGCATGTCTTTCGCCATTTTTAGTAGTTCAAGGCGAATCTCGAACGGAGTCATGTTAGACATATTGTCTTCCTTTCTGTGTTGTGTGTAAAAAATCAAATTGTGTGTTCATAATGTAGACTATTATTTATAATTTAGAAAATTTGCTTTAATTTAATTTTATCAGTAACGTCTCCGTCTACTAACATTTGGAATGGATGTTTCTTTCCAAAAAAATCATTTACATACCAATATCTTTCTTCACGATTATATGTCAACCATGGAGACCAACCGATAACCATGTTTGCTCTGTCGATTGGAGATTCTCTATGACAATAAACCCTATGCGGAACTTCAGTTTGCCATGTGTAAGCAGAACCAACATTAAGAACGTATGGATCTAATCCATCAAAGTTAAAATGAAAGTTGTTATCGCCACTGATTGGAATATTAAGTCTTGTCAATTCAAAAACTTCTGAATCCATGTGATATGGTGTTTTTGGATTCGCATGCTTACCACTAACAATACCAAGACGACTTCTTGTTACTGTTACATTTTCGTTCATACCTCTTAGAAATTCGCCCATGTATCCGATCTGGGCAGCAGGCGTAAGTTCATTAAACGACATACCATCAAAATAACTGTTCTTCAAAAATTCGTGATTCTGAATCGATCCGTTATAGAATTGATCTGGGGCATTTAATGCTGTGCCGAGAGTGTGTTGATGTATTGGTTGATCTTTATATTGCAATTGTGGATTATATGTAATTGAAAACCCACCATAACTTGTGTCATCACCAGCTGATGTTTTCCATCCGTAATGACCATACTCACTTATTGCTTCATGCACCGCTTTTTGTAAAGCAGGAAGATCGCCAGAAAAGTCAAATTCAATATTCAGCACACTTGCATATTCTGATTCATTGAAGATATCTTGTTTTGCTTCTGTCCATGGAAGTTGTGATTTGATCCAAATACCTACAGGAAGACTTGGTGGGCAATCATCAACATAAAATTTTTTCATGCTTTCTCCAAATAAGTGATGGGTTTTCTGTTACGAGGAAACCCATCGAACCCTAAGCAGCGTTTAGGCTGCTAATGCGTAACTTTCGTCATTTGCATTTACTTTGTTTGCTTGATTTACGGTCATCGCCTACCGTGTTGCCGTCTCTACTATCTACCCCTGTCGAAACCATGGCATCCCCATCAGAAGTGGTCTGTCTCGTAACAGACTGTGGTACTTTATAACTACCAGCACTTTTGGTGGAGATGGGGGGAGTCGAACCCCCGTCCAGAAGTCCTTCGCTTTGAAGGGATTACAACAATATCAACTATTTAGCACTTTCGCTACGCTGTTCATTACCGAAGCAATGCGACCGATATCACGAAGTTGTTCAACAGTATAACCTTCTTTACGTAGAGTATCGTAATGCGCTTTTACACAGAAGTGACACTTACCTACGATAGATGCTGCTAGAGCATATGCTTCAAATCTTGCTTTAGTTGTTCCACCATGTGTAGTAATTGCGTTCATACGCAACTGTGGTGGTAGACCAGCCAAGTTTGGATCTTCAGCCATCTCAACATACGGATACCATACGTTGTTTTGCGCCATAATACTTGCAGCACACATAGCAGCATTTGCTTCAGCAGGTGCATCTGCGAGTAGAACAGCAAGCACCTTACCATTACCTGTTGCCGCAAGAGAAGCAACAGCGCAACCATATGCTTCATCTACTGGAAGTGTGCTACGATTTAGAACTGCATCAAGATTTAATTTAGTATCTTTCGCATATTCTGGCAGCGCTTCTTTAACAGTTTCAATGAATGCCATTATAGAGTCTCTCCACCAACAACACGATTACATGCACACTTCTCTCCAGTTTGTAGAGCATCGAGAACACGTAAAGTCTCTTCTGGCGAACGACCAACATTAAGATTGTTTACAGTCACGTGTTGAATAACATTGTCTGGGTCAACGATGAATGTGGCACGTAGTGCTGCGCCAGCAGGATTGTAGAACACACCAAGTTGATCAATCAATGAAACATCCCATTCACGAGAAGTGTCAGCAAACTGAATATGCTTTAAATTCTTCAAATCTTCATGTGAATTTTGCCATGCAACTTTACAGAACTCATTATCTGTGCTACCTGTCAACAATACCGCATCGCGATCAGCAAAGTCTTGGAATAACTTATCATATGCTACGATTTCCGTTGGGCATACGAATGTAAAATCTTTTGGATAGTATACGATTACTTTCCATTTTCCCTCAAATGACTTTTCTGTAATATCAAAAAATTGTTCACCTTTACTGCCAATAGGATTAACTCCTGTTACTGTAAACTCTTCCAATTTATCACCAACTGTTTTCATTCAAATCTCCTGTGTTCAAAAAAATAAAGAGGTTTTTCAACCTCACGTATAATATTTTATAATAGTTTTTAATAAATGTCAACTATTTTTTCATTGTATTTTTTTATGGCATCAATATCCCTTCTCAATGAAGAATTGATTTCTTAAATCAATAAATTTTTCGATCCAAGTATTACGTTTCTCTTCGAATATAAGAGGAGGTTCGTTATCAACTGCCATTAAAATTACAATCTTAGGAACAGGAATTCCTGTTCGTTCTTCGAACGCTACAGCGTAAGCAGCACATTGCATAAAATAATTATGAATGTCGTCGCGATGTTTAACTCTACTTGATGTTTTAAAATCTATGACACTAAGTTTACCATCGTACTCTGCGATACAGTCAACTGTTCCTGCAACTTGTAAGTGGTCAGAATAGAGCGGAGTTTCAAGGCAGTGTATGTTGTTGATTTTTGCGAGAACTGGTTTAAATGAAGACCAAGTTTCTGCGTCAAATATATTTGGGTCAACATGCTCATTATTAAGATAGGATTCGCAGAGTGAGTGGATTCTTGTTCCACGATTTGCTGCTTTTGTTGATATTCGATTTGCTTCTGCTTCTCCGACTCTTTTTCTCCATGCGATGATGGCTTCTTTTCCAAGCAATCCTGTAACGGTAGTAACGGAGGGATAGCGTTTACCCGAAGGTGTCTCATAGAGTCTACCTTCGGGAGTTGTGATACGCTCAAGTTTGGATATATCATGACGAATATGGTTGAACATTAGATTTGCGTTTGAAACGCACCTTTAGCAAGTTCGAAGTGATGAATTCTATCTTCAAGACCAATTGTTCCACCATTAATTTTCTTTGTAAGAGTCAACATATCTTCTTTGTCTGCGATTGCGTTCAGGTTATTTTTCCACCAGAACCATGCTGCTGACATACAAGCACCCTCATATGTTTCAAGATATTCCACTGCTTCATCTAATGACATTGACATATCTTCAGCGAATGCAGTATAGTTATTCTTACCAGTCAATTGAATCAATCCACGACCACGATATTTAAATCCGTCACCAGAATCTTCATCACCATTGCCCATACGATTTGCGTATACACGATTCGCAATCTTTTCTGGTTGTCTTTCGTACGCAAGAGCAGTTTCCTCATCAGAGAAATATTTCTTGAATGTTGTCATCAGCCCCTTCGCACCATAGTTGAGGTTCTCTTTAACTGCATTGAACCCACCAGATTCGTGACCAACTTGTGCAAGAAAGCACGATTGACGAGAGATCGAATTAATCTCATATGTCTCACATGCTTGTTGAAGTGGATCAACAAAGTTTTGTAATTTTTCAACCTTTGTGCTTGGAGCAATTTTTTGTAAAATTTCTAAAGTAATTGCCATTTCTTTTCCTTATGTAAAGTCTTCGTGTTTAAGTTTAGCCAAAATGTAATCTTTAACTAAACTACTTCTAACAATGTCATCTACAGTAAATTCAACTCTAGTGAAGGCATGCATATGATGTGCAATATCAAAGAATTTTAAAATACCAGTGACATCAGTCTTTTTCTTATTTAGATCAGTTTGACGATAGTCTCCACACCAAATAATCTTTGAACGATAACCGACACGTGTCATCACAGTATCAATTTCTTCAAAGTTTAAATTTTGCATTTCGTCAACAATAATAATCGCATCATCAAAAGACATACCACGAATGAAAGAAGTCGAGATAAAAGAGATATGACCCTGTTCTTCTAATCTTTGGTATGCATCTTTACGACCAAATAGCGTTTCGCATATTTGTCGATATGGTTGTTCATAAATTTCCATCTTTTCGCCAACGTCACCTGGAAGGTGACCCATATCACGAGATTGAACTGCTGAACGAACAATAATAATTTTATTGAATGGATTACTTTTATCCAAAACTTCTTCGATTGCTTTGTAAAGAGCGATAAAAGTTTTTCCAGTTCCTGCAACACCATGCAATGCTACGAAGTAGTCTCCCCTTTTGTATGCATCAAAAAATAGTTTTTGATTATCAGTCAGAGGTTGAAATGTTTTTAAATCATCAATTCTTAGTTTTAGATGATTATTTGCATTTTGGTTTGCTGGAGTTCTTTTGCTTTGTGGCTCACTTGTCTCATTTTCTAATAGTTTTGCTGTTGGTTTACGAGCCATTAAAAATCCTTTACCTTATGTTGTCTTTTAATATACTTCCTGGCATTTTACTGTGTATTTTTTGCAATACCTCCTTAAATCCAGCTGGAACTTTTGGCGTATCTCGTACTGTAGCAACAGCAGATATAACTGGTTCCAAATGTTGATTGTCCTTCAAGAATTGTTCACGCGAAGACATACTCATGAACTGGTCGAAGGTTTCACCAGTTTCTTTGTTTTTAAAGGTATAGGTTGGCATATTTTTATTTAGTCAGATAAGTTCTATTCAGCATAATATGATTGTGATCAGTTGGTCCCCAATCACCATCTGGGTGATAAACAACAATTCTCATGTGAGATTTGGTTGTTCTAAATCTATGTAATTCTTGTGGCTCTAAGCAGAACATATCGCCCTCTGATAAAAGAATATCAGAATCTTCATTATCAGATAGTGAAGCATACCCAGAACCATTCACAACAACACCAAGTCTAATTGTTGGGTGGGTATGAAATGATTGAGTAATGTTTGGTGGGAAGTACAAATAATTTAATGACGGATCGCCCATTCGTGGAGGATACACCAATATCGTATCAGAACATCCATCAATATATGATAGTCTTCCTTTGTCTTCAATCGGTCCACCAATAACATTTTGTCCCATGAAACCAATTCGTGTGAACATGATCAACTTACCAGTATAATCTAGTTTTACTGGCTCGTTTGACCAAAACGAAAAGTATTCTTTTTCCTTTACAGTGTTTCCATCTGGTAATGTGACTTTACCACCCAACACAACACCATAACATGTGGAAAGTGCTTGTGTATAAACATAACCAAGATCGCCCAACTCGTTGATGTCTAAGTAATGTCCCATAGAAGGATACATTGTTTGCTTTTGATCAATAACAAATTTGCTTTTTAGCATTAAATTTTCTCCAATGAAAACGAAGACTCATCGTCAATCTGCAATGAAAGAATTGAATCCTCAGTATATAAATTTTTGTAATCTTCAGTAATCATATATGCCATCGGAAACCCACAGAAATAATCTTTGTTTCTTTTTTGTTTACACACGTCATTAAGATAATCCAGATTAAGATAGGTTTTCGCAGGTGTTTTGTCAAGAAACCGATTATCTATATTGTTAATCGACCAATTTTGAAACTCATCAGTTGCAAAAAACGGAAAATATGTTTTTTCTGGTATCGATTCTTTGAATGCCATGAATCTTGTATAAGAGACATTCCACATCAAACAAAAATTCAACCACCAAAAGTATTTATGTATTGTGTCTACAACAATCGGAGAAGTATCAACTATTTTTTGCATCAAAGCGATATTTGTTTTAATTGTTTCTTCTTCATTGAAGAACACATATTCGCCACGCTTCAGCAAAAATGTTAGATTTTCTTGTGTTGGTTCGTCAAATATAATATCTCTATTTCTTGAGAATAAAGTATTATACATAGTTGTTCCAAAAAGTTCATCGCCAAGATGACCTGTTACAAATACACCATTACAACTTTTAATTTTAGAAATATGATCGACTTTGTATTTTCCTACTATGTTTTCTTTGTAGTATTGTGTATTAGTTGCAGTATCAGTCGTTAAAATTGTTATATTTTTTGTATACTTGGATAGTGCATGCAATGCAACAATACTATCAATACCACCACCATACATAAAATAAAAATGATCGGAAGATGAAGAAATCTGCTGCGCTCTGCTATCACAGCATTGCTCAAATGATTGTTTTTTTGTTTTCTTTGGAAGTTGAAATCGTGTTGTGGATTGAACAAATGGACTCTTAATTGTATTTGACCTATCAATTAAAGCAATATTCTGGTCAAAGTAATAAGAAAAATCTTTATATTGTTGCATTCCTGCAACACTTTGTGTGACATCAACGAATGATACAGTAGCGTCTACTGGTTGTGTGGTATGTGGAATTATGCTGTATTTCTTATTATATAACAGTTTCCCTGTATTAATTAGCAACATTAAAATGCTCCATATACGCTTAATTGTTTGTTTAAATTATCTAGAGTTGCGTTTAACGAAATTAAATCTTCTACTTCAAGAACACGTTTAGTGTACTCAAGTCTTACTTCCTCTGTTTGCACTAGAGATGAATTTGATATATTTTGTTTTGCGATTATTGTATTTGCTGCTTCTTGTTTCGTCAATGACATTATTTTCGCATACGATTCAAGATATGGATGCTCAGAATGACTTTTGCCAGAGATATAGTCAACAGCTTCTTTGTATTTTGCATCATCAATAATATTTTGATATGCTAAAGACGGCAAAAGGTTTACTCGCAAGGCTGTTATCTTTTTATGTAAAAAATCAAGGACAGAAGATTTTTCGCTTATCAAAAGATAATGCATAATCTCATGTTCTTCAAGTTCTTTTTTATATAACTTCTGAGAAACCACATCATACACATGATCAAATGGGAGATTGAGGTTCATCGCCTTCGGGAACTGTAGAATAGGTAAAGTGGAGTACCAAGCATGAGTGTTTGGTAAAGGTTCCAAAGAACGAATTGTTTGCGACCAATTTGAGGCAGCAAGAACTCTGTTTGTTTTAATACAAATTAATAGATGTAATTGATGTTTTCTTTGAATTAAATTAAAGATTATGTTGTAATCATCGAGAACCATTCAGGAACCTCACGTTTTTTCCAGTTTGCGAAAGATGCTTTCTTTTCTATATAGTATTTACGATAAGAAGCGATTGCGTCTCCTGGTACTTTACATTCTTCTGGCATGGCAGGTGGTGGGTCAGTTCTTCGGGGTTCTCCCCTTGTCAAATTTGGAAAGTTATTTGGATATGTGTTTCTTAACATCATAGCAAGACCACTACGTTCAACAGAGTGCACTTTGCCATAACGATATGTGTATTCTGCGCAGAGTTCAAGCAATAATGATGCGAGCCAACGATAGTTGGCTTTACTTTCTCTAGCCCATTTAGCGGATGGATGGTTTATATGTGATGCTTTGAATAGCATAGATTCTAGTTTACTATTATCAAGTTTCCATCGTTTAATATTTCTACCATTGGCAGTTTTATCTAGATATTCTTTACCATCAAGAAGTCTATGCGCTGTAGACAGCAGTTGCGCATATTCAAGAATCATCTTAACAACGTGTTTGTCAACGTGCTGTTGCGCACATGACACTGTACAATTATCTAGAAAAAAAATGTTCATAATTTAAATACCACGAATAGTAAATAAGGCGAATTGAGTTGCGACAAGTGCATCCTTAACATACTTGTCATTGTAAAGAATTCCGTGTCCACCTGCTGCTTTGAATGGTAAAATGCATCCAGAAGAATCGTCTATTAGAATAGAATTTTTTGTAGCATACTCTGCCTTTTCTTCCCTAGAACGAACGAAGTTTGGTTTATAATTTATCCAATGTTTGTCCAACCATACCTTCTTTTGACGTTCTGCCTCAGCGCCCTGTTCTTCATCAAATGTTCCCTTTGATGTAAGGATTTCAACATTTACGTCAGTAAGCGATTCAACATATCTAAGAAGGATATTTGAGTTTGGCATTGGTTCTAGATTTTCGAAAATCTTTTTATCTAAAACAGCTGTTCTGAATTTTTTACGATCTTCTTTTTCTGGATCATAAACTCTGTATGCTTTGTCAAAATTACAAAGCACACCATCCATATCAAGATAAAGCGTAATCATTTTTCAACTTTCTCGCCATCTTTTGTAAAAAATACTTCAATTTTCTTTTCGTCTGACCAAGTTTTGCAGTAGTCATTGTCGACATCGCAAATATCTAATGCTTCTTTCGTTGATTCCATAATCCAGTGTGAAACGATTTGTTCGCCAATATGTTCTTGCGAAAATTCTTTGGCTTCGCCCATCGTTACAGTATCAAGTGCATATTCTGGATGATTTTTCGGAACCTCGACCATATATCTCATACGGAAAGTTGAAATGCAATCAACTAATACCCAAGTTTTATTTTCATCTTTCTTTTTCAAAGTAAAACTCCCATCTTTATTGTCAAACCATTCAACAGTATCACCAGCACTCAAGTGTGTTTCTCTTAGAATTTCATCATTAAGTGGTAAAATCAAATCACCATTTTCATCTTCTTCGAGATGAACAGTCCAACTTTTGTTCATTGCAACACATCCTTTTTCCATTCTTGTTCTTTCATAACATCTAGAAACTCTTTAAACTTCTCTTCAGTAGAGTGTTCTTTGAATTCTTGAGCAATAATTCCAAGAAAAACACCAAAGACTTGCATTGGTGGCACTTTATCTTTATACACAAGATCCTCATACATTGATCTTAGTAATGGATATATTTTTTCAAAATTGTCATCTTGTTCAGACATGATTAACTCCAATGTTACATCGTTTAAGAAAATTTATTCCTTCTTCATTTCTGTAGGAATTTCTGTAGAAGACCGTATTAATACCAGAGCCAAAAATAAGTTTAGCACAATCAAGACAGGGGGCATGAGTAACGAACATACTAGCACCACTGCCAGACTCATTACTTTTTGCCAATTTGATAATTGCATTTGCTTCAGCATGAATCACTTCCTGTTTTGTAATGAGTTTATATTTTTTCCAAACATCAGCTTCTTTCGGATGCTGTTGCTCAGACCAGTCACCATCTTCGCAATAAATTTTATCTTCACAGTTGTTGTCCCAACCTGCGGGAGTGCCGTTGTACCCGATCGATATGACTCTATGTTCTTTGACCACGAGTGCTCCGACTTTGAGTCGTCTAGCATAACTGAGGTCGGCGAACCTTTGAGCCATGTCCAAATATGCATTAATCCACTTTTGTTGCACTTTTCGCTTTCGATTTTTTTGCTGGTTCCGCTACCACCACACCTTCTGGCAGAACATCAGGAAAATTCTTCTTGACGAATTCTGCCGTAATTTTAGGATAGAGCGCATCCAATTGTTGATCTTTCATAGCGTTGAGTACTTTTACTTCAAGAGGATGAATCGATTCAAGTAACTGAACATAAAGTTGTTCTCTACGAATGCGTTTAATGTCACCAGCAAACTTCGTGAAAATGTAAAGACGCTTCGTTTCATTACGTAATGTAGTTGGTGTCATACCGATTGGTTGCGCACATGGCTTAAATGGCGGTGCGCCATCTGGTAAGGTAAATTTATACTCTTTATCAAATGCGCATTTTAGAATTGTTTTGAATGCAAAATCATCTTTATATTGCGCAACTGCTGATGCATTTTTGCTGATCTCATCAAAAATTTCTGTAATGTGTTTAGTGCTCATTAGAACTCCTCAATTTCGTTTAGTAATAGTTTGCAACGATGATCAGTCAAATACTTGAACACTGACATCTTATCGCCCTTTGGGTTATTATTTAGATACAATTTTTGAATATCGTTCTGAATATCTTCAGGGATATGCTTAAAGTCGACGAGAACAGTATTGCGTTGCCAGTTACGACGCTCTTCGTCAGTTTTACAAGCAATGAATCCATTATCAAAAAACTCTTGAAGACGTTTTGCCGAAACAACTTTCTGTCTCTCACCATTCACAAACACATCATCATTAGACATAATATTTGGGATGCCATCACCAGAGTCTCCCTTGACAACGTGTTCGATAATCTGACGAGTAATTTCAGAGTGTTTGCTTGTTACTGCTTTCTTTTGAATCGGCGACCACTGTTTCACATTCTCATAAACATGTAACTGTTTGAAATCTTTATCGCTGGAGATAATCATAACTTTATCATTATGACCAAATTCTTGTGTCAAAAAGGTCAAAGATGCAATAATGTCATCAGCTTCAGCACGATCCATATGAACAACTTTCCAAGGAAAGTGTTCTTGAATATCTAAACGAATTTCATTTAGTGTATCAAAAATTAAATTCCAATTAAGGTCGCTCGCTTCTCTAGATTTTTTTCGCCCAGCTTTGTAGTTTGGGAACACATCACGACGCCAGTAACGACGACCATCACAACAAATAACAATCTCACCATATTCTTTTCCGTATTTCTTTTTATAGAATTTGATTGTTGACAATGTAGAATGACGAATCAGATTTTTAATATCTGACTCTGAGCCAATCTTAAGTTCTTTCTGAAACGCAAGGATGTTGCTAAGTGCAACTTGACTATAATCTAGTAGGATCATTTAAATGCTCTCACAATAATTGTTTCTTCGTTAATCCGACCATTCGGTTGCGCTTCTTTCGCTTTAATGATTCTATATTCAGGCGCAAGACTACGCTTCGGTGTTGTTAACACTTTGGGTAAGAAATCTTCTGGTTTGCGAAGCGTCTTTGTTCCAGAGTTCTTGATGGTATAGTTGATAATTGTAGTTCCTTTAACACCAAGACCATTGCTGTCAGCGGAACGATAAACTGTAATGCGACGATATTTCGTATTATACACCCACACTTCATCAGCACCAATAATTTCAGCAGGATTGATACTCTTGAGTTTTAACTCAGGAAAATCTTTCATGAATTTCATTTTAGCAACTTGAACTGCAGCAGGTTTGGCTTTACGAGCACGTGGTTTACGAACTGCTTTAGCAGCAACTTTTTGCTCTTCGCAATCAATAATCAGATTCTCAAGTAAAGCGATAAATCTTTTAAGTTCTGTTCTCTTGAAATTACTGTATCCCTCAACAAGTTGTTCATCTTTGCCATCGTACGCATCCTGTAATTCAACAATGCGTGGTTTGATGAATGAGGTAATGTGTTTAAGGATATGCGGATTAAATGTCTTAATTGGTGTTTTGAACTTAAAATCTTTTGGACAACCAGAAAGAACAAACTCATCAATCTCACCTTCAATCTCGCCACCAATCTCACGTGCTTTCTCAAGGATGCGATCTTGAATGCTCACAACAACAGTTGGAGATGTGACTTTTGTTTTTGTTTTATTGGTTTGTTTGGATGTAAGTTCTTTGATTTTATTGTTTAGAAACAATTGTTCAGACTCTTGAAGTGTTCCTCCAAGTTCAACTGAACGAATCAAAATACCGATCGCATGAAAGTCGAAATCTGGCAGAGTATCGAAATGTTCTGCTAGAGTGACATGTTTTTGTTTTTTGTAATATTTCACAACCCATGACTTGCGTGTTTTACTGTCAGTGTGTTTAGAGTGCCAGTTCAACACTTCAGTCAAGTCATAGTTGTCTTCAGTAAGAATTGGCTCACCACTCTTACCCGAAACTCGGTCAATGAGTTCCTTACGCTTTTGGGCTTTATCAATAGACATAAAAGTCTCCTTTCAAGTATATATTATACCTGAAACCATAATAAATGTCAAGCATTATTTTCTCTTCGAAAACCCAACTCCAGAGACTCCTGCAAAGAGGAAGAACGAAGCCAACCATGTTTCGATGGTGTATGGGATCGCAAGAACTGGGAATAGTGTGTTAATGGACCAAATGGTTGCTAATGGTGTAGCAATAAGCAAAAACAAAATTAACAAAATCCAAAATGTAAGTTTTCCCATTTACTTTCCTTTGACGATAGCCAGTTTCTCACAAGTATTACGAACATCTTTATTGGATGTTGATAGTTGTGAAGCGCAAGCAGCTGCTGTGGGATCAATTCCACGTTCAATCGCACGTGTCACAATTTCTTTAGCATTGTTACTAGCAACAACATTCTCGTAAGTAACGCAACCAATCAAAACAGTAATAACAATTCCTGCGACAGAAACAATCCAATTAGTTTCATGCATTCTTAAATTCTCCTTCTTTAATCTCAACATCTTCAATATCTGCAAACTCTTTAACAGGACTTTCTTCTTCAACGATTTCATTACCATTTTCGTCAAAGAAAACAGGTGTTGGACTTGTTGGATAATCCACACCATCTTCTTGCTCCCATCCGAACTCGATGATCGAATCATATCTAAACGAACGCCAATCTTGTTTTTCAATATCAAAAACTGCGATTGAATCTTCTGGAACTTTTCTTGAAGAACCCTTTGGTAATTTATCTTCTGGAATGTCTCTAACATTTAATGTGCACCTCATTTTCCTTTCAGTACCATCTTGTTTTTTAAAGTACAACTCTACTTCAGAAACTTCGAGCAATCCCTTAAACCACTTCTTAAAATTTGGGTGATTAAGTTCTTCTTTTGCCCTTTTTTCAATATCCTCGTTTGATTCAATATCAATAATTTCGTTATCATTTTCTTTCAATTTCATTTAGCGTTTCTCCATAGTTCAACACCTTCGTGGACAATACCCTTTTTATTTGGGTATAATTGATGAAATGTTTTCATCACTTCTTCTTTTGTTTTACCTTGACAAATAAATGTATTATTCGTGAAGTCGTACAAATATAAAATACCATTTGATTCTTCAATTTTCAAATTGACAAGTTTCTCTTTCATCAACCATTCAAGTTTTTGTAAATCATCTGACAATTCTTCTTCAAGTTGTTTAACTTTGTACTTGGCAATAATTTCTCGAGCATACCAACCAGCATTAAAACACAAGTAACAAAGAATAAGAGTCGGCAATAAATCAATCATACTATTTTACCTTGTTTGTCATCGAAATCGTCAATATCCATAGGAATGGCAATCCAACCGATGTCATTTAAATCATCAGCGACTTCTTCATCAACATATCCTTCATTACCAGAACAATACCAATCAAGATAATCGCCCTCGCCGAGAATGTCAGCAATCAAACCACCAGCAGATCTCCAACTGTAACCATATTCTCCAGTAGAACCAACTTTATACACGTCGGTGTTACACATAGCAGCATAGAATTTTTTACAATATGACTTACTAGCAAGCATCTTATCTTTGATAATGGTTGAGTCCATAATATCACGGAAAAGATTTGGAGTGTTTAAATTAACATGATCAGTATCAGATTCAACAAAATCAATCTGTCTTTCTTGCTCCACAATAAATTCTTTGCGAATATCTTCAATTACTTTGTGACTATTTCTTATCGAAATCTTACCTTGAATATCTTGGAAAAAATAAGCAAGGTTTTTGAATTCTTCTTCAGTCAAAAACATCTTAGTGGAATTGAAGGTAAGTTTACCACTATTGTCGGTGCGATGAATATCTATCTCAATACCCCCAATTACTGGAGTATCGAAAACACTAATGGTAAGGGTAGTATCGCCCTTGTCGATCTCGAGATGTTTGTGTATTTCGGATTCTATCTTATCAATATGACTGTCCACGATACTTCTCCTTACGTGAATATTTCTTTTTACTCAATTCAACACGTTGACGGTATTTGGGTGTGCGCAGATCTTTAGCAATCCAATTTCTTGGTTTACTTTCTTGAATAACCAGCGCATAACGTGTAGCCATCATCGTATCCTTGCATATAATGTTGTGTTGATATGTCCTTTAACATCTTTTCCAACTCTTTATATTTTACCTCGGAAAGACTATTTATGTCAACCCCCATCAAATCAAGAAGATGTTTAATTCGTGAATCGAGTTCTTCGTTATACATCTTCTCTGTCTTTTTTCGTCGAAAGTGGTCTGCTTTTCGCCTCACGTTCAGCAAGTTCTGCTTGAATCATTTGGCGTTTAAATGTATTTCGTTCTTCTTGATTACGAAACGGCATACATGCTAACATAGTCTTTGTTGCTCGTGACAACACAAATGTTGATGTCGGTTTTATATAAAACGATGTTGCTTCATAGTTTTCTGTCTTTTTTGTTTTCTTCTTTGCCATTATATTCTCCTTATAGCATTCTAATTAAACCAACTGTATCAATCATAGTAAGCAGGATGTAGTTAGCAAGCATCCCAAAAGATTTCCTAGTATAAGCAGCCCAAGCATACATAGCACAGCCAAGGATCCAGATAGGATATAGAACAAGTAGAGGAGGGTTGGGTACAGTGACCGCCATCGTAATACTACAAGCGATAGAAATAACCCAAGCGAGCAACTCAACAACAAACCTACTACGATTAGAATACCAGTCATTTTTAATCCATTCAAAGGTTGGTGTAAATAAATCAAGCATATTTAATTTCCATAAAGTTTGTTTCTTCGGGCAGCATCTCTATGGAAACATTTTCTTGTTCTTTTATCTTTCTTTGGAAAGATGCAAGTATACCTGCAGTGTGCACAGATAATCTATACGACGATTTATGGCAACGATAGACACTACCACTATATCCGTGGAAAAGATAACATTGACCTTCTTCTTCGATTTTAGTGATACCACTATTTAATTTCCAACTTGCGCCATCCAAGTAAGAGCCACTCCATCCAGCAAGTATCTTATAAACATCTTCTCCCTCACAAGTAAGTTTTAACATTACCCACGAATCTGGTCTGTATTCATTATCGCTCATATCTCAATCACTTTCAATTCAAATGTTTCAGCAATTTGCTCATAATTTTTGTATCCACGTGGATTACAAACAATACGAGTTTCCCCAATCATATAGTCATACAATTCATGTGTATGACCATGAGTCCACAATTTAATTTGCGGATGATCCATAATATATTCTTCGTAGCTATTATGGTATCCACCATTCATAAGCGCATCTGCAGCATAACGAGGATGCATAGATTGCTTTGATGGTGTATGGTGTCCAACGACAATTACTTTGTCATTCTCGGAAACGAAGTGTTTGATGATTTCAAAACATTTCTTGTTTTCCTCAACAGCATCCTCAGGACTGAATTTTGCAACACGTGATTTGAATACTGTAATTTGACGCCCATCTTCTAAAACTTCGAATGTTTTATAACTTACCTCACGATGACTGTTTTTCACACACTTAAAATCATTCATCATACTCTTGATGTGATATAATGTTAATGGATCTTCGTTGTTCATATTAGTCCAAAGAGTGCTACAAACAAATGCAATATCGTCGATCTTAATCATTTCTTTGTCAAGAACATGCACATTCGGCAAATATTTGAACTTTTCTTTCAAATTTGAAATTGTGTATTTGAAGTCGCCATGATAATGCTCATGGTTACCAGCAATGTAAATTACATTTGGGAATAACTTGGCACATTCCTGAAAGAACGTGTGATACATAACAGATTTGTTACGAGCAAATCCCGAATCTACTTGCGCCTCATCCCATTCATCTAAATCATTTTCAACAAGAATATCCCCAGACAAAATCAAGACGTCAATGCCATCTTTGTTTTCTAATGTCAGTGGGGCGAACTCTAGATGAAGATCCGAGCATACTGCAACTTTCATTTTAAATCATCCTCTACGCATTTTTGAAATTTCCTTCGCTTCCTGATCGGAAAAGATAGGAACAGCATTGGATTTATGCAATGTTCCAATACCAATAATTTTATCACCTGTATAACGCTTACCTTCTATTGGCTTAGTAGCGTTACCACTACCAGTGTCACGGCTAGGATAGTGGACAGATTCTCTCCCAGGAGGAGCTGTAAGTTTGTAATTCGATAAAGTGCTAGATAACACAGATTTTTTGCTTGGTTCAACATGATGTTTCCTTTTCAATTCAGTCCAAGATTGTGCAAGTTGCATGTGCTTACGCTTTTCCTCAGCAGACTTGAATTTCTGCTTGCGCTTCTTAGTAGAAGTGGTAGTGAAAAATGCTGGCATCATACCCATAGTTTAACTCCAAAGTGTTCCTTCGAGATTCAATTATACATGATTTTTGTTTATTTGTCAAGTAATAACCCTACGAACAGTAAGGTTATTCGGATGCCCCAGTTCTGCGGGAGTTTGGACGAACAGATCCTTGTTTCTTCTCTTCAAATGGATCTTTCGGATTGAAATCGGGATTTAATATAAATGTTTCTGGATCTTCGTTCACATAAAGCATTTCTTCATTTACCTTATCTTTTCCCTTAAAATAATCATTTACCACTTTAGTAAACTCAGCTGGTGGTGGAGATATTTGCCAGTCTTCTTTTGTTGCCTTTGCAATCAAAACTTCTTCTGGATCTGGTGATGATTTATTCTCCTTCTCTGTTTCTGGTATGGATGCAATAATTTTATTCCACCTATCATCAGATTTTTGCGCATCAACTTCATCATCTAAAGAACGTGCACGTTCTCTTACTTTATCAAACCAATCCTCAACTGATTTGACATCTTCTGTTTCTTCTTTTGATTTATTTGTCAGCGTTTCTCGATTGGCAGCAATCAATAATAAAACTGCCAATGGATCAAACACAAACACAATCATCATAATAACAATACGAACTGATGATTCGAGTAAACTATCATCAAGAACATCTCCGTAGATTAGTGCTGCGATGTATTTTATTGGACCAACCTCTGCTTCCACCTTACGAACTTCTGCAGCGATGGGTGCCCTCTCCTCATTAAGTTTGGCAATTGTTTTCTGTTCGGCTTCAATTTCTTGAAATAGTCTAGCACGTTCTTTGGTCTGCCCTCTACGGATCGCGACTGCTTTCTCGGCACCCTTTTCGTCTGTACTTCTTGCCATAACTTGATCCACAGCTTCATCAAGCTGCTTGAGTGCTTTGCGATTAGCATCTACGTTTTCCTTTGATGTTTTGATTTTATCGTCATATATCTGAAGTTTGCTAACAACATCGCCTGTTGGTACAGCTTGGTCTAAGTGTGCCTTAGACAAGTATCCGAAGATACCCATTGATGTCAATATCATTAATACAACAACTGCTGTTGTAAAATATGTTTTGAGTAATAGTGGTGCAACTTTCCAGTTCCTGTATAACCAAGAAGCTGCAACAAGTTTACTGGCTTCTAGGGCAGAACCCATTATTGCGATGGGAATAGCAGCAGTTGAGAAAATAGCGATGAGACCCATCACAGAATAATACGCTGCTATTGCGGACAGTAATAGTCCACAAGAAAATAGTAGGTATGTCATTTTTTTATATGTTTCCTGTGCGTTTTAATCATAATCCAATCATTGTAATAATTATCCTCTATTAGGACATTATTGTCAAATTGTATTTTGGCTTCCCAATAATTGGTATTACCTCGACTTTCACACAGCATCAAAATCTTTCGTGTGAAGTTCTCCTTGCCATATTTATCAATATCAGCAAGTAATAGTTTATTCGAACCCCAATATTCACGCCAATTACTCTCAACTCTTGATCTTTTTTTCTTACCTTTAACTTGTCTGGTTTTTGCTTCAGTAAAATACTTTCTTCCGATGTATTTTTTGCCAGTAAGATTATTCGTTATTTCATAGATAAAGCCATACCAATTAGAAGGATCCGTAAACTCAACATCATTGTGAGTCCACATTGTATTTCACTTATGATTCTCCGATAAAATGTTAATCGACATTGGTGTCAATGGAGAAATATCTGTCTTATATGACATGTCGATATATCTTTGTTTTTTTATAAAACTGTTATTTTCTACATAAAATTCGCTAGGATCAATTTCTGTGATAACTTTCAAATCTTTTGTTATTGCAATACCAGTTCTCTTGCATACAAATAATTTATAAAGACTGCCAACCTTCACTTTGTGGTCATAATATTCTTGATCCTTTGTGTAGTCAAGGATAATTTGTTTAGCAACATTTTTATAACTTTTCCAAGTTTTATTAATTTTCTTATCTTGGTTTGTCATGCTCCACTTTTGGAAATAATCTGAACTAAAAAAGTGATGATAATAGTTTTCCATAAAGTCATCATCTATATATGTTCTCTGCTGTTCAGAAGAACGTAACAGCATCCTGAAATATACACTTTGCCATTTGAAGTTAAAATTTAACCACCAAAGGAAATCAAAGTTTGTTTTCATTTCGACTGGATAACCTTTTGTTGTACTTATGATATTTTCCCACCAAGTCTCAGAAGCCCATTCCGTCATACCTTTCAGTTTCATGAAAGAAAAAATAAAATTTTTATCGAGAGGTTCGTATATGCTATTATGTTGTAGATTATTAGATACAAATATAATAAGATCGGTTCCCATAATTTGATCTTGTAGTTCACCACCAACAATAATACCACTCTTATCAAACACATACGAGAACACTTCGCTAGAGCGAGTTGTTAGTTTTCCTCTAATGTGATTAATATAAAAATTTGGATTTTCTCTAATACTTTCTGGAGAAAGGTGAACAATTAACCTTTCTCTTTGATTTTCTGGAATAACCTTTATAAAGGAAATCAATAGCAATGTTGAGTCAATACCACCAGAATAAAAAACATACAATGGTTTATCTAGTCTTAAAGAAAGATTGTATAATTCTTGAGCACGTTTGTCGCAGCATTCTTCGTATGATAAATTAAACCCATCAACATCTTTTGGCATTTTAAATTTATCATATAGTTTAAAATTAAATGGCGAAATGACTTTTTCTGTTCTGTCGACAGTGCTAACATTGATTGCAATCATCTTGTAAATCTCAGCCCAATCATCACATCCAGGATAAATTTCTGGATTAAGATTCAACAGAGATAAACAATTTGCTGCATATAGTTGATTACTCATATTCTACACAATGAACAAAGTTCTGACCATGCTTTTCTGTATTCTGCGTCAAGATCATCAGTATTCATGCATTTATTAAATACTGTAACATACTTTTGATATTGTGCGTGTGCTCTAATTTTCAATAAACCAGAACTCTTTATGTAAATATCTATTTCTTCGTATGCTGATCTATAATCTATATCTAGAATGTGCGCATATTCCATAACACCCATAGAATATTCATTGGTTTCTGGATTGGATTTATTCAGCGCATCAAGAAGATACGAAACAGTTGACTCTTCTAATGTATAAACAGATTTGACTGTATAAACACGAAGAAATGATTCAAGAGCATATATGTACTTCATTCTAGCCAATGCTAGGTTTTTTCTATCTATAAGCTCTTGTGTTATTTGCTCTTTTGGAAAATGTCTTATCCACTTCTCTCCTGGCGCCAGAGAGAGTTTATTACCACAAAACTGTAAAACTTCTTCTTCTAGATTAAATTGAGAGACAACATTTGCGACCCAAGGAATGTCAGTTTGTATTACACCCCTCTCTGTATCCATCAATCCCAATGTTATTGAATGCGCACAGGTTAAAGTTTTTGGAAAACAGTATATAAAATAATTTGTTGTATCATAAACTACATACGTAGGTCTTTTTGATCTTTTAAACCTCATTCATCTTCCTCATCATCTTCTTCTTCAAAAATATCTGCGCCACAGAATGGACAATATACAACATCAGAAGTTTGATAATCTCCTTCTTTGAAAGATATTTTTCCATGAGCGCCACAGTTCTCACAATCAAAATGTTTTGTTGCCATTACTTTTCTCTTTCATACATTACGGTATTGGTATCCCCCAATGACCATTTAGAGTCTGTCTCGACAGACCAGCGTTTTGTTGCTACTTTAAAATCTGGTATCTTAAGTTCTTTTGGATTGCTACTTGGCTCTAATATAATTAAACGATTATTTGGCTGAGCAGCAAACTGCCCATTATCACACTGAATGAAATTATAAGACTTGTGGTCCTCGACATCTTCAGAAAACCCTGTATCAAGAATGTTAAAATCAGGATGAGCAGAATCAACTGTAAAAAGATAAACACCATACATCCAATCTCCATTCTTTAACTTAAACTTACATCTCATTGATTGTAGCTGTGCTTTTTTTAGCACAGTTATATCATACGATAAACAATCCCACAACTGAAGATAATCCAATGGTAATGGTTCACCTTCAATTGGTTTCCAGCAATATGCATGTAGTGGCAGTTTATCATAAAGAGCACCATATTCGTTGAGATACGACTCAATACGAAATGCTTGTCCTCTTAATGACTTAATACTTATCCACCAACAAGGTTCAAGTTCTCCATAACCTTTCTCAAAGTCATAGAGAAACTCTCTGCGAACGAAACACTTCACAGGTGGAAGGTTTGCAATTATATGTGCCATTAAGCAGCTTTACCCCAAACATCTCCCCAATTTCCCGACAATGCTCCCTTAGCATAATCAGTAGCACGATTCTCGAAAAAATTAGTATGCGTTGGCGCATTAATCATTTCTTCAACCCACAACAGAGGATTTTTCTTAACTTTAAATATACCCTTTAAGCCGAGAGAGATTAGTCTACGATCAGCAATGTAACGAATATATTTCTTAACATCTTCTGATGTTAGATCGCGCATATCACCCATACTAAATGCAAGATCAATAAATTTATCTTCTAGTTCTACCATCTTTTCTGCAATAGTATATATTTTACTTTTTAGTTCATCATTCCACAACTCACGATTCTCTTCAATGTATGTTCTAAACAACTTGATCATTGATTCAGCATGCATTGTTTCATCAACAATAGACCAAGTAACAATCTGCCCCATACCTTTCATCATACCATGTCGTGGAAAATTCAAAAGCATAATAAATGAGGAGAACAACTGCATACCTTCAGTGAATGCAGAAAATGCAGCAATATTTGTTGCTACTGATTCTGGTGTTCCGTTTGCTTTTGACAATGCCATAAAATAATCATGTTTATCTTTCATCTGTGCGTATTCAAGAAACTCATTGTATGTAGATTCTGGCATACCGACTGTTTCGATAAGATGACTATATGCAGCAACATGAAGTGCTTCTCTAGCTGAAAAGCCAAGCAACATCATACGAACTTCTGGTTGTTTAAAATATGGAAGATAATTTGTAACATATCCACCAGCAACATCAACATCGCCCTGAACAAAAAATCTAAAAATGTTCGTTAAGAAATGCTTTTCCCCATCAGTGAGTTTTTTCTTCCAATCTTTTACATCTTCTAACATTGGCACTTCTGTATGTAGCCAGTGCGCTTGTTCATGTTTCAACCATGCGTCATATGCCCATGGGTAATGAAATGGTTTAAACGAATTGCGTTCGTCCGTTAATTTTAATTTTTCTTTTTTCGGTGCCATTTTCTATTCCTTAATTATTTTTAAAAACTGTTTTGTTGATTCTTCCCAAGACCATCGAGTTGATGATTTAAACACATCTGATCTGTTTATCAATTTACAAACTTCAACATTGTGAGATAAATTGTTACTATACATTCCATTATACATAGGTTCAATAACATCAATCGGTCCAGGTTGTTCATATGCTGCAACTGGTGTCCCACATGCTATTGCTTCCAATATAACTATACCGAATGTGTCAGTTTGACTTGGAAAAACAAACACATCCGCATTCGCTACAACCTCAGCCAATTCATTACCAAATTTACATCCAACATAATTTACTTCTGGAAACTTCTTTTTTAATTCATTCAAATATGGTCCATCTCCGACCAAAACCTTTTTACCCTTTAATCTACAAAAATCGTCTAAACCCTTTTCTTTCGAAACTCTACTAACACAAACGATATAATTTGATGGGTTAGATCTACGACTTGGATTAAAAACTGTTGTATCTACACCACGAGACCAAACTTCAACTTTGTTAAATCCTTTACGAATTAACATATCACACATAAGTTGGGTTGGTACCATTGTCGATCTAGCATTATTGTGAAACCAACGATAGAATGGATAAAACACAGCAGCAGGTATCTTTGTTCTTTTCTGAATAAACTCTGGAAATTGTGTATGATAACAAGTAGTGAATTCTTTTTTACGAAGAAGCATACGAGCATAAATTCCAAGTGGACCTTCAGTGGCTATATGAATTTTCCAACCTTCGTACAACGCAACCCACAATTTCTGTTTAATCTTCCAAGGATTAATTACAAGTTCTATTTCTGGATATGATGGTAACTTCACTCTCTTGAGTCCATCACAATAAGGATGTATCACTTCAACGATATTACCACTCTTCTCAAGTTCGCGAATAGTATTCTGATATGTCCTTACAACACCATTCACTTGTGGGTCCCACGCATCAGTAATAATAAGAATTCTCATTTAATCGCTTCAGTATGTTTATGCTTTAGAGATTTCTTCAGCGCCTTACGCCACAATCTTTTTTCTTCTTCTTTATTGTGTTCTATACATGCTTTATATAATTTTCTGATAAGTTTCTTTACTTTCATACAAGTTCTCCCAATTAACTATTTCCCATTTACCATCAAAAGTTTCAACCAATGCAGTACATGATTCAACCCAATCACCATCGTTCATATACATAACACCATCAATTTCTTTTATTTCAGCATGATGTATATGCCCACATATAACCCCATCAAAACCACGTTTTTTACAATATCCTGCAAGATTTTTTTCAAACTGAAACATAAAGTCTGATGCTTTCTTAACTTTATGTTTCAAAAATTTACTCAGCGACCAATAACCAAAACCAAGTTTATGACGAACCCAATTAAAACGAGAGTTCCAATCAAGAACTAGATCGTATAGTTTGTCGCCAAGAAACGCAAGCCATGGGGCTAGTCTAGTAATACCATCAAACAAATCACCATGAGTAACTAGATAGCGTTTGCCATCTATACCGACATGTTCAGTTTGATTTTTAATTTCAATTAGACCAAAAGAAAAACCATAAGGAATCATTGGTCTTAAAAACTCATCATGATTACCAGCAACGTACACAACTCTAGTACCACGTTTAGCGTGACCCAATATTCTACGAACTACATTAGTATGTGATTGTTTCCAACGCCACTTGTTTTGTTGTATTTTCCAAGCATCAATGATATCACCCACGAGATATAACGTCTCGCAGGTGTTGTGTTTTAGAAAATTGTTGAGCAGTTCTGCTTTGCAATCTCTGGTACCCAAATGCACATCGCTAATGAATATGCTTTTATATTGCATTTATCCCTCACATGCCAAGCAATCATTACCCGAAGCAAGAGATTTTAAATCAATTTCTTGAATAACTTCTCGTTCAATTTTTTTAGCAACCTTATCTGCTTTACCGATTTTCTCGCTTCGGCAGTAATACAATGTTTTCAATCCAGACTTCCATGCTTGAAAATGTACTGCATGAATGTATTTTACGTTTGCGTCTGGTCTAAAGAATAGGTTGAGCGACTGGGCTTGATCAATAAATTCTTGTCTGTCCGCTGCATGCTGTACAAGCCATCGTTGGTCCAACTCCATTGAAGTTTTGAAAACATCTTTCTGCCATTCGTCAAGGATGTCAAGATGTTGAACACTTCCATCGTTTGCGATAATACTTGACCAGATGTCGTTATAGTCCAGCTTACTGTCTGCATCACATTTCTCCTTAATAATTACATCAAGCCATTTATTTTTGGCTAACGAAGAACCCGATAAAGTGTCCTGACGATAAGCATTGGCACGATAAGGTTCAATAGAAGGACTAGTATTGCCCATAAGAATGGAAGAAGAAGCATTGGGAGCAATAGCCATAAGATGACTAAAGCGATTCCCAGTACCCACTGCGTCAGGTGCTTCGCCACGCTCAAGTCCAAGTTCTTTATTCGCACGATCTAACCCTTCTCTAATGTGTTTAAAGATTTGTCTGTTTCTTCCGACTGAGAGTGCTGATTCCCATGGCATGTTGTTTCGTTGTAGATAAGCATGCCAACCCAAAGCGCCGATGCCAATGCTGCGCTCACGTATGGCACTATACCTTGCACGCTCAATGGAGGTAGGAGCATTAGAAATAAAATACTCCAAAACATTGTCGAGCATTTCAGCAATATCACGAAGAAACAAAGGATCTTTTCTCCACTCATCATAGTACTCCAAATTTAAAGATGACAAGCAACAAACAGCAGTTCGTTGCTCATTTGTTGGTAAAATAATCTCAGAGCAGAGATTAGATTGATGCACTTTAAGACCGAGATCTTTTAAATGTTTTGGTAAATGACGATTGCTCGTGTCGATAAAATGAATATATGGTTCGCCTGTTAACATACGTAACTCTAAAACTTGTTGCCACAAGTCACGAGCAGAAACAACTTCACGAACCTCACCACTATGTGGATCCTTTAACTCCCATGAATCATCATAGTTTGGATCAAGCATAGATTGCTCAATAATATTCATAAAAGAATCTGGAATATTTACAGCATGATGGAGATTTAAACAACGGAGATTCTGATCTCCTGTCGCTTTACGCATTTCTAAAAATGGGATAATATCTGGATGAGAAATATCGAGGTAAGCAGCATAACTGCCCCTGCGAGTGCGACCTTGCCTGTATGCCAAAGAACTGGCGTCATAGATTTTGAGGTGAGGCATGACACCAGTAGATTTATCGTCTGCTGAACGAATACCAAA